TCATTAACATTGCAAATGTTTTTGAATCCTTTTTCGTTTCTGGTGATTTTTGAGAACCTTGTGATTGTTCTCTATTTTGGGTTATTTTTTTATCTTTTTTATTCACAACTAAGGGTTCTTCTACTTCCATTGGAGCTTCATTAGAGTATTCTAACATGAAAGATTTACGTTTATAATCAATTGGAGCGGTTCTCTCGTACATAGATGCATTTTCATCTGTAATTTCAACAGGTTGAAATAAATAATACATATCTTTATTTACTAAATTACCTAATCTACCATATTTATCAATCAAATATTCATTCTTGTTCTCAATTAAATAAGTTAAAGCACTGAAAATTTGTTCAATTGGATATTGTTTTACAATATTAATTGAATTTATCAACTGATTTCTTGAATATACATTATGTTCTCGATATAATTGCATAATTCTCGATATTATACGTTCTTGATTTATCTTGACAAATGAATTGGTATATGTATCTCGAATAATGTCATTTTCTCCAATATCTGCATTTGGAGTACATACATAAGAACAATTATCCATGTAATCGCATATATCAGTAAATGGTTTATCACCAATATTGTATTGTATCGTTTTATTACTCGACAAATTGATTTCTATGTTCTTATTTTGCGGTATTTCCAGCATTTTTTCGACGGTATAATTATTTTGTCCGATATTCAGTATACAATCAACTGAAATTTCTTTCAACATACGCGTTACTTTTCCAATTTGAAGTGCTTTCTTTTCAGCCAGACGATATACATATAAATCAGCGGCTTCATCCTCGGTATCAAGAATTGTACCATGTAGATATATTTCTACATTACGTTCTTCAAATGGTAATCTACAATGACTTAAATTACGAACGCCTCTACCGATAATTTGTTCTATACGATTCATATTATACCATGGTTCTAATACATGTACTTGTCGAATACATTTGAAATCTAAACCTTCTGCTCCCGCTTTTGAAATCAATATTACTTTAACTTTTTCACCATTAATATTATCATTATTGGTAACATATTTTATATCAGCAGCATTATTTGGAGAGAATGCTTTTTCACCAGTTATCATAACATATTTTGCAGGATTGAAGTTCGATGTATCTCCACCAAACATCGATTTTGGTTTCATTGTAACAGCATCAATTGGCTCTGCTCTCGCAGTTTTGAATAAATTCTTTGTATTTTGGGAACTACTATAACGTGAAAATCCCATTTCTTCTAATGCCAATGCCAATGGAACAACGCCTCCATCAATGTATTGTGAATATATGAGAACAATACCTTTTGATTTACTAATAATATCACAAATATTGGCTATTTTTGCACTGTATTTATGTAAATGTTCTTTATTGAATATTGGGCCATATTTTTTGAGAACATCAGGCTTATATTCAAAATTATACCTAATTTTTTGATATTGTTGAGTTTCTTCCACTGAATTCATTATTTTTGATAATCCATTTTTACCAACAATATCTAGTATTATTTGTTCTGCATTTACATCAGTAATATCCTTCATTTTATCCATATCTGTATTTGGATATACAATATTGAGAGCTTCTAACGGAGTTTGTAACAACGTGTATCCAAATGATTCCATGTTCTCAAAAGATGGCATTTCACGTATTTCACCGTACTTATTGTAGGTATCATAAGACCGTTGTTTCATATAGTCAATAATAAATTTATATCCATTTGATTGATATTCTCCTATTTTGTTAGTATAGACATTAATGTATTTTAATGGAGTGTCTATCTGAGAATCATTCATTTGTCTATTTGGATATGTGTTTGCTAAAAATGTATGGTCTTTTGCAAAATCGCTTGGATAAATACGATATGGAAACGAATATGGGTTCTCACCGCGAACATAGGAAACATATCCTGTTAATTTTCTTTGTAAAAGTTCTCTTCCGCCTTCTTCTCCATTTGAACCTTGTTTGAAATTACCATCTTTATCAAATACATCAGATAGTTCAATGGTTGCGCGTTTGTCATTCATATTCATCAAATTAGTTAGCCATACAATTTCTTTGTATGAATTAAACATGGGAGTTGCCGATAACAATAACAATCTCATATTTTCTGCATATTTCGCAACTTTCATCAAAAGAACTGCGGTTTTCTTCTTTTCACTATTATTATCGTCTGCTAAACGAATATTATGAACCTCGTCTATTATGACAAGTCTGTTGTTGAAAATCTTTTTAATTTTTCTGATTTCCATTTTTCGGAGTGCGTCACCAGTAAGGTCACCCCCTTCATTTTTGATTGAATTGGAAATATAGTTCGCTAATTGTCCATATCCCATAAATAAATAATAATTGTTTATGATTCTTTTAATGTGACTAATTACTTTATCGCGGGGTAAACCTTTCAATTGTGTTGGATTTACTTCATTAATAAGAGCATTGCCTATACATGATTCTATATTCCACAACCCAGTATCTACATTTGAATTGCGAATCAATTCCAATTTACGTTCATCGAACAATTGTAAACGGAAGTTGGATTGTACATTCGGAGACGCAACTACTATAATACGTTGTTTAATACCAATCTGTTTCATATATGACCGCATTTCTTCTGCAATACCAATTGCACTGCATGTTTTGCCACTACCCAATGCATTAAACAATAATAAACTATTATATGGTGTTTGGAACGACATGAAATTTTTCACGAACAATTGATGAGGCATGAGTTCGAACTTTGCATTGCACATAATGTTTGCTTGTTTTTTAATATCATGGATTGTTCCATCATATTTAGTGTCATTGAATTCTTTACGTTTAGCAATTTTAATATTGAAATTTGGGTCATTCAATTCTGGATATAAAAAATCATAATCAGTATTGGTTGCATTGTAATCATATTCCAGTTTCTCTTTTTTCAATAAATAATTATTTGAATCTTTGTCTAAACCACTAATCGACGAATCAATATTGATTAATGTATCCGCTTGCTCAACCGGTTCTTCAATATTTTCATTTTCTAATGGTTTTTGTATTTCAATAGAAGATTTTCTTGGTAATGATTTTTGAATAGGGGTCTTACTTGGACGTTCTGGCAATTCTATTGGTGGTGATTTTTTAGTAACCCTTTGGTTGATAGGTTCACAAACTCCTGTTTTTGGATTTTTTCTGGTTCCATTTGGACATCTTTTATCTTTATTCGATTTTCCTTTTTCACTAGAAAGGTTTGATATCATAGCAGGTGTATTCGTTGATTCAACTACTTTTTCAGTAGCAACGTTTGATATCATAGCAGGTGTATTCGTTGATTCAACTACTTTTTCAGTAGCAACGTTTGATATCATAGCAGGTGTATTTGTTGATTCAACTACTTTTTCAGCAGCAACGTTTGATATCATAGCAGGTGTATTCGTTGATTCAACTACTTTTTCAGTAGCAACGTTTGATATCATAGCAGGTGTATCAATCGAAGGTTTTACTGAAAAACTTTGACTATTCGATGTAGATGGTTGCTCTGGTAGTTCTATTTGAGAATCTAAAATAACCGGTATTGGGTCACAATTACCTGTCTTTTTATTTTTTCTAGTTCCGTTTGGACATCTTTTTTCTTTCTGTTTTTTAGATGTTGTATCTAAATTCATAATATATACTCTTAAAATAACAGTATATATTTTATACAGCACAAATACCCTATTTATCTATCACATTCTATCTATCCATTATAAATTTTATATTTTTGAATAGATATGTGTATATTTGTGATTAATTTTATTTTTTCTAAATTATATGTTCTCATTGATGAAACACACTCGTCATAATCTTTCCATGCCATTTTACTAACTTCATCTGTTTGATAATTTGTAGCAACAGTTGTATCTTCATATTTCATATACATTAAATAATATTTATGCTTATAGGATTTATAATTAGAACCAGTAAATATTTCTTCAAATGGTAATATATTGTGCACGTTTTTTAATTTTTTTGATTGATATCCGGTTTCTTCTGAAAATTCCCTAAGTGCACATTCGTAATCAGTTTCTTGATAATTACGACGTCCTTTTGGAAATCCCCATTCAGGTTCATTCCAAGAATCAAATTTCTTACTTTCATCTATTAATTGCACCATATTATAAAATCCCAATTTTGTATATACACCTTCTTTTAATAAATTAAATTTTTCTTTTGAACTAACTTCTTCTGATTTGTATTGGTTCAAAACAGAAGAACTTGTTCCCCATAATTCTAACCATAAATTATCAAAATCATTTTCCAATAATTTATTTTTTTCTTCTACCGTCATTTGCATTAACATGTTCATTATGTAATATTTGTTATAAATTGAATATTTACCTCTCATAAAATCAATATACCCTAAAGTATCTTTCCTACGTATCATTAAATATTGTGGAACATCATCTTTTATACGAAATACTATTATACCAAAGCTTGTTATCGGTGTTTTACATTGATGATATAAATGACCATATTTTCCGCAATTATTACAATAATTATCTATATTATTCATTATTCGTGGTTTCTCTATGATTATATTCCAATGTTTCTATATAGTTTTTATTTCCGAATATGTTATTTGAACCAGAAGTTTGGGGACCTCATTATTGGTTTTTTTTACATACAATTGCACATTCATACCCATTGACTCCAAATAAAGTAACAAAACGAAAATATTATGATTTTATTCAAAATTTACCTTTATTTATACCCAATCCAGAAATTGGAAATAAATTTAGTAGTTTATTGGATAAATATCCGGTTTCTCCATATTTAGATAATCGCGATTCATTCATTAGATGGATGTTTTTTATACATAATAAAGTAAACGCTATTTTGGGTAAAGAACAATTATTATTTGAAGAAGCATATGATAAATATTATTCGGCTTATAAGCCAAAACAAATATCTTTAGCTGAAAAATTTCATATTCACAAACATTATGTACACCTTGCTATTATATTAATATGTTTATTTCTGATATATATGTATTATGACGGGTACAGATAAATTCTTGACCTAATATATAAAATATATATGAGAATAGAAATAATATTATTAATAATAACCGGATTTATTGTTGCAAATATATACACGGATGGAAAATATTTGAAAATGGCATTATCGTGGAAAAAATATTATCAAATGGCAGGCGTCGTTTTTGCAGGTTTTGTATTATACATATTAATAAAAAAAAACCCATTGCATGCAAAAAATATTTTGATGACATCCAATGAATATTTAAAATATATGCCAGTTGATAGAAATGCTACCAAATTTATATCTCCCATTTTGGATTTTACTACAAAACAAACATTTGCAAACGACCAATATAATGACTATGCTCATCCATTCATGGAAATGCCGGGTCGCGCTAATTATCAAGAATCGAAAGTAATGAATTCTGGTGGTAAAACTACAAAACGGTCAGTAAGTGAAACGAAAAAGAAGTTTGTAGCCGCTCGACAAAATTGGCGATGTGGAAGATGTACAAAACAATTACCTGCTTGGTTTGAAGTTGACCACAAAACACGGTTAGAACATGGAGGAAGTAATCATGTAGATAATTTAGAAGCTTTATGTAGAGATTGTCATGGAGAAAAAACTGCCATTGAAAATTTGTAAATAATATTGTGTAACCTAAAACAAAATATTATTCTATATTATATAAATATATTATAAATGGGAAAAACATTGAGCCAAACGGAATTAACTGCGGCGATTGTTGTTCCAATTTTGGCATTTATATTAATAATTATTTGTTGGCGTTTCGATACGACTCCTGGCAATGAATATGAATCCTTCAATTATTTACTTGAATCATTTATTACATTATTTAAATATTTATTACCGTTTATACCAATAATTATAACTGTTTTGTTCATAATATTTATATCGTTACCTAAACAAATAGTAAATTTAAATGTAGGAATACCTATAATTGTAATATTTGGATTATTATCTATATTTCAACTTTATAGAAATTTTCAAGGTATTACTTTTAACTATATCATAAATATTATTAATAAATATATGAATATTATTAAATATGTGACTATGTTTATATCAGCAGTAATAACATTTACATTTATAGGACTATTATCAACCAATATGATGAGTATAGACATAGCATTACCTATTATTTTAACATTTGGAATATTAGGATTATTATCAACACCTCCATTTTTTGAAATAGTTAAATATATATTCACTGGAACTTTTGAAAATATCAAGGATTTTAAAATCAAAAATTTCTTTCAAGAGGATTCAATGAATACAATACCTATGTTTATTTTTGTCGTTTTAATATCAGTAGTAATTTATTATGCAAATACGGATCCAAGTGCTCTTACTACCGGTGCCTATAAATATGCTTTACTTATATTTGTTCCTTTCTTACTTTTGATGGCTTATAATTTATCTACTAAATCACCTGAGTATGCATTTATAGGTCTATTTGCATTATGTATAATTACACTTATTGGTGTATATATATGGATGTCTATGAATAAGGCATATCTTAATATTATTTCATTTTTTTCAAAATATTTATTAATTCCATTCATTGTATTCATCGGGTTTGCAATTTTTTATAAAATCATAATGCAATATATAAATAATTTAACCGGCATTTATGGTTTCATAGCAGAACTCATATTTTTCATACCTTGTTTATTAATCGATTTAATAGAATATCTCAAATACCAATTCAAAATTACACCAAATACAGTGTATATACTATTTATTATCGAAATTTTATTGATATTATTGTATATTTTTCTGCCAAAAATAGTATCGACGGTTATAAAAACAAAAAGTACTGTATTATTAAAAAACCCTACGTTTTTAAACACCGAAAATTTAATTGCAACTAGTAATATTGGTTTATTGGAAAATAAAAATTCACTAGATCAAATCACAAATAACATGAATTATAGAACTAATTATTCTATTTCATTTTGGACAATTATAAATACTCATTCAAATGCAAATATTTCAAATGTTAATAAAAGTAATATATTTAAGTATGGTCATATTGATTCCAATAATAATCATAATTATAAACCGTATGTATCGTATGTAATCGATAAAACCGGTGATAACTATATATTCCAGTTCTCTGATACAGCCGATTCTATTTACAAGGTATCATTACCTACCCAAAAATGGCATAATTTTGTTTTTAATTATAATAATTCAAGAGTAGACCTTTTTATTAATGGTAAATTAGAAAAAACGCTTGAATTCAGCAATAATTTACCAATTTATTCATCATCTGATGAAATTATAGTTGGAAATGAAAATGGTTTAGATGGTGCAATTTGCAATGTACAATATTTCAATGTTCCTCTCACAAATACTGATATTGCCAATTTATATAACTTGAATATGTTGAAAAATCCACCGGTTGAATAGAATATCCTTTGGTTGAATAGAATATCCTTTGGTTGAATAGAATATCCTTTGGTTAAAAAGAATATCCTTTGTTTGAATAGAAATTTGTATATTTTGTTGTATAATAAAATATACTAATAAAATATAATAATAAAATGAGTCCAATCGCAATAATTTTAGGAATTGTTATTATAATTTTGATATATATTTTGTACAAATATTTCACTACAACTACATCTACATTAGGAACATTAATTGACCTTTCAAAAACTTCATCATCTACTGCATTTACAAAAAAAGAAGATGTAGTTAATTCTATGTCTAAACGATATTCATATGGTGTATGGATATATATTGATACATGGGATTCAACTGAAAAAAAGGATATTTTTTATAGAAACAAAGTAAACGAAGTAAAAAATGATAAAGGTGAAATTACTACACCTGAACATTCAGATATCCGATTATATTTAGACCAATCTTCTCCTATTTTGAAATGTGATTTTTACACAAATATTTCGCAAAAACAACCAACTGAAACAATCACTATTACAAATAATTTTGCAGTTCAAAAATGGGTATGTGTAATTATCAGTGTTGATAATACAATAATTGATTGTTATATTGATGGTAAATTAGTAACATCACAACAACTTAAAAATCAACCAAATGTTAGTGATTCGGATATTTTTGTTGGAAAGTTTAAAGCACATTTAGCAAAATTTCAAAGAACAACTTCACCAATTGACCCTCAAACGGCTTGGTCAAATTATATGTCAGGTAATGGTGGTAATAGTTTGCAGAAGATGTTTAGTTCTTATGGTGTAGATGTTAGTTTCAAAAAAGATAACATTGAACAACAAAAATTTAGTATTATCTAGTTTTTAGAAAATTAATTTAGTTATAATTATATATAATTATAATTAAATATGAATAATATTCAAGCGCCAAGTCAAACTATTGCAAGACAACTTGAAAACATAAAATTACCGGAAGCACTGAACCCTGCTAATATACAACAAAATTTCAATGAAGGACTTGCAACTGTTTCAAATAATATAGCATCTGTAAAAGAAACCGTCGGTAATACACTTGATGAATTTTCATCAAAGAATGTTGTGAATGCAAGCACTGAATTTTTAGAATCCAATAGTATTATTGCAAAGTTCGCATTTTTAATATTAGTTTTGATTGTTTTTATGTTTATATTAAACTTAGGTATGATGTTAATTGGATATTTTACACAACCAAGCAATAACCCATATTTAGTAAAAGGTACTATTAATGGAAATGAATCGGGAACTATATCACAAGACCCAAAAAACACCAATTCAATTATTATCAAGAGATCAAATAATCAAACAAAAGGTATTGAATTAACATGGTCAGTATGGTTGTTAATTTCATCTATTCCAAATGATGACAAATACTATCATATTTTTAGTAAAGGAGATACAACAATTAGTAAAGGAGATACAACAAAAACTACAAATGGAATTTACAATATCAATGGACCAGGAATGTATTTAGTAAAAGATACAGATACTCCAACAAAAGCCAATTTAAGAATAGTTATGGATACTGTTGTATCTGAAACACCTAAGTCGAATACATTTGTAGAAAATACCTATGTTGATGTTAAAAATATTCCATTGAATAAATGGTTTAATGTCACATTCCGAGTTGAAAATAAAGTAATGGATGTATATGTAAATGGTACTATATCAAATCGTTTAGTATTTACCAATGTTCCATTACAAAACTACAATGATATACTATTATGTCAAAATAGTGGATTCACTGGAAAAATGTCGAATTTGAGATATTTCAATTATTCACTCAACATTTTTGAAATCAATACTTTGGTATTAGGAGGACCTAATTTGAAACCTGGTCAAATTTCTGCAAACATAAATAATGTATCAGACCCTACATTTTCATATATATCAAGTATGTGGTATGCACCAAACAGAGCAATGTAATAGACCTTGTATTGCAGTTATAAAATCATTATACAAAAATAAAATGATTTTATATTGTATAATGGCAGACCCGAATTGTATCATCAATGAAAACATCTTTAATCAACGTAGAAAAATGCAGCTATTGAATATTCCACCTACACGATATACGCCAATTTCGCCATATCCTGGATTTACTCAGTTTCAATTGAATATGAGAAGAAAAGTCGAAATATTGAAATATTCTGCTAACAATACAAATTCAAAAACAAACAATTTTACTAAATCTGAAAGATGGAACCAACTGGTTAGCGGCAATTATCAACGAAGAACGATTCCTCAATATGATATTGCAAAAAGTGCAGAAAATAACAATGTAATTGATTGCTCGGGTAATGATTTAATTCCAATGCCAACATCTAGATCGGGAGTTCCTGGACCAAGAGTATATTTATACAAGCAGCCTAATGTCCCTTTATATAATTATAATGTAGTTCGTTCCTATTCTATTTTGGATGAAAAAAATGACCAAAAATGGAATACGAATCCTTATAATAATATAGTATGTGGTACCGGACAAGAAACACTTCTTACATTATTGGGTATTCGTCAATATATTGATAAACCTACGTATACATTTAATATTCAAACCTCCGTTGGTATTTATGTTTCAGGTATTGTCAATAATGTCGGATATTCTACATCTTTATTATTTTCAATTTCAAATATAAGTTGTAATATTTATTATAATGATAATTTGGTATTATCTCCAACAGTTACATATTCCGGATTGACAAATCTAAGTGTAAATATTGGTAATTCGCAAATAGGACAATTCAATGCATCACTCTATGTAGGGAATATAACAATTGATAATTTTGTATTGAATACTCTCAACAATATGGCGTATGATATTAAATTGATATTTACTATATCACAACCATCAAATTCATCATTTTCAATTACAAATTTAGGTGGTTATTGTAATTTATCGCAAACCAATTTGAATAATGCAAATAATTGCACAATCAATGGAACTCAATCGGCGTCACCAAATATAGGTTTTGTTTTGACCGGTATATAAAACTATTTTATACAAGTGTGGACAAATTGAATTCTAATTCTTCCAAGTAATTAATGATGGAATATATGAAAAATTCTGTATTGTTCAATAATTCTTTTATTTGATTACTATCAAAATTGGATAATACTTTTACATCATAATCAACGATTGTTTTTTTATTTTCATTTTCATACATTTTATATGAATTATCTTGGTATACAATGAAAAACTTTTCAATGATTTTTTTAATATGGTATATGATGGAATTAAATATAGTTTGACTGTGTTCATCCAGTTCAAAATATGAAACAATATCAAAATGGTGTTTTTTATGAAAAACAATACCATTATTCATTTCATAATCAATGAGATTTAATGTTGCATTTCTGACAAAATGGATTTTATTAGAAATCCATTCAAATTCGTTTAGTATATCACGTGTTATACAATACATATTTCCATGAACATCTTCAATTTCTCGTATGTATTTATATTTTTCATTTAGTTCTATATATTCTCGTGAATATTTTGGAATTGCAATTTCTGTTTTTTTGTAATTTTTTTTGTAAGAGTCCAATGTTTTGAATTCACTTTCAAGTGATTTTGACAAATAATCGGGAAGTATTGGCTCGTAATATGAACCGCCACGAACATAAAAAATGCCATATTGTAACATGTATTTCTTTACATAATAATCCAATAATGACAAATCTTTTGTATGACATATCATATCTAATATTGCGATTGGTTTGTGTAATTTGGCCATTTCATATATTTGTTCACACTCTTCTTTCACTTCTTCTATATCGGTTTTCAATGAAGCATGCAATAATATATATTCATCTTGAAGCATGATGGCATATATAAAAAAAGTTTCATCTTTATTGTTTTCCATATCTTGTATAAAATATATACAATACAAATATTTATGTTTATTTACTGACAATTATATTTTTATTATTTTACTGGAAACTATACAATATCTGCAATCGGTAAATCTGATGAAATTATTTCATTTTTATTTTCATAGTTGATAATTGGTACATCTATTATTATGGCAGTCGTTTCAGCTACACCATGATTTTCATTATGTAAATCATTTATTGAAACTATTTCCGTTGTCACTTCATTTTGATTTGAATTCATCGCTACTATTTTACGATAGCAACATTCAAATGGCTGGGTAAGCAAATATACGAATCTGAATATTATACAAATAAGTATCAAAAATGTAATTATTTCCCAAACATTAGTATCTGGACCAAGAAACATTTTTTGAATTTTTTGTTTTTCATTATTTTGTAATGAATCAAAATATTCATCAATTTTTTGGTTAAATTGAATAGTAAAAAATTGATATATTTGTATACAAATCATGTTTTGTAAATATTCTATTTATGAAAAATGGCAACAAATAATATCTTGCTACAACTACCAAATTTAATAAAAGGGTACGTCATGAAACGTCCATCGAAACATATAAAATCTCCGTACGTAGCTGACATAGTAATACATGATACAAATGAAGAAGTCATTGCACATACTGCTGCATTGGGATGTTGTGGGTTAGCAGATACCGGTGCGCAAGTTTTAATGACTCTTACACCAGAATCCAAAAGTGGAAATAAAACCCAAAAATGTACACATCGTATTTATTTGTCTATTATACATGATAAAAGAAGTGAAAACATTATGAATGAAGTGATAGTTGGAATCAATCCAAAAATAGCAGAAACATTGGTAGAAAATGCTTTGAAAGAAAACATGTTAGTACTGCTACAAAATATAAAATCATATAGAAGAGAAACTACCATTTATGTGGAAAATCAAATTGATTCACGATTTGATTTTACTGGAATCGATGAAAATGGAATACCGTTTATAATGGAAGTTAAAAATGTTCCATTAGCTGACTACGAAGATTTACCACTACATAAACGCGGTAAGCAAGACTTTTCTAGTAGGGATTGGAATTCTAAAATAGCATATTTTCCAGATGGATATAGGAAAAAAATAACCGATACAATAAGCCCGCGTGCACTAAAACATATTTGTGAGTTAAAAAAAATAAAAGAAATGTCTAAAACCCGTTGTATAATATGTTTTGTTATTCAACGCGATGATGTCAATCGTTTTCAAGCCTCAGTAGTAGACCCAGAATACAGAACTGCTTTAAAAAATGCAGTTGATTCTGGCGTAGAAGTATTTACTCTTGTTGTAAAGTGGCACGAAAATGGCATGGCTAAATTAGTAAAACAAAATTTACCTATTTATTTTGATTGAGGAGATATTTAGGGAGATGTTATTTTGTGTATGATATAATATATGAACGCCGACATCTTACGAAATTATCTTTCAACTACAAAGGCAGATTGGAATTATATAACTCCAATTGATTTTTATAATAACTATTATTTAAAAAAAAAGAATTATCTTCTCATCGATTTGAGGCACGAAAAAGAATACAAAAAAATGCATGTAAAAGGTTCCAAGAATATTTATTGGATGGATATATTAGATGAAAAAAATTTAAAAAAATTGCCAAAAGACAAACCAATTTTTTTAATTTGTTATGTTGGACATACAAGTAGTCAAATATTGACTTTATTGAAATTATTAGGATATAATGTCATTTCAATAAAATATGGTTATGGATTATCTCCGGTACAAGGTGTTCCGGTAGCCGGATGGGTTGATTATGGATTGCCAACGGTAACTAGTAAAACATAATCTATTTATTTTGAGTGAGAGTTGGATTTAAACACATTTTTTGCGAAGGAAATACTTGACCAGATAAACATCTATCATGTTCACTTACTTCAATACATCCTCTTTTTCCTTGATATTCACCAACTAAACACCATGTTTGTTTGCCCGAGGTGATTGGTTTTTGAATTGGGTTTTCACTTGTATCTGCCTTTGGGTCGCCAGATGAAACTTTGCCAGTATTTAATGCATTGTCTAAACTATATTTTGTCTTATCATTTACATTGGGATTGCTTGCGTCGCGTAGTATATTTCCAACAGATTGTATTGACCCTTCTGCAATATCAATACCCGCCTTGGCAGTATCAGATACTACATCAGCAGTTTTGTTTAATACTGTTCCAGTTGTGTAGCCAAATATAGATAATATTTGAGATACCATGGGCCCAAAAATTTGAACAAAACTTTGAAATATATTTCCCAATATTGTAAGAATATTTATTCCTAAAAAGGAAAAAATTAATAATACAACCAGTACAATAATAATAATGTTATTATTGCTAAATATTGTACTACTGCTTTCTGGAAAAGTAGGCTTTAATGCATCCATATTTGTTTGAACAGAATTCATTTACTATACAATTATAATATATATTTGTAGAATATTTCGTTCATTTATAATTAAAAAATTATAAATGAATATTAAAATGAGTATTTTTAATTTTATTGAAACTTTCTTCTTTATAAGTTTAGGAATAACTTTTGTATTAATTTCGTTACTTGTATATCATTTTAGACAACGAATTATTGTATTAGAAAGCAAAAACGATACAATGTTTGAAATCATCAATAATATTGTTAAAGAAATTACAAATGTTCGCAATACTATTTTGTACATGAATCCATCACAAATGGAATTAATGCAACATGCAAATTTGATGCAAGAACAATTTTCAAACCATACCCCATTTGATGAAGACTTCGATGAACAACCAATTGAACATACTATCATTGAAGACGAGGATGAAGAAGATGATGAAGACGAGGATGAGGATGAAGACGAGGATGATGATGAAGACGAGGATGAGGATGAATACGAGGATGAGGATGAATACGAGGATGAGGATGCCGATGAGGATGCCGATGAGGATGAGGAATATGATACGCTTGTAGATAATACACAAAAAATTAAAGTATCTCTTGAATCAACATTGAATACTGATACAGAATCATTAGAACAACCGGTGAAAATTGTCAATGTAAATATTGAATCAGCCAAATTAGACATTGAAGAAATAAATGATTTAGCAATCGAAGAAGTAAATTCATTAGAAGAAGAACCAATCGGAGATATTGACGTCAATGCTGACCCTGTTATTGTTCATAAAATTTTAAATGAACTTGTCGATGCAACAACCGAATCTGAAATAACAGTTGAAGAAAGTAAAGAAAAAGATATTTACAAAAATATGAATACACAACAATTGAAACAACTTGTTATTACAAAAGGATTGACTACAAATCCAAGCAAGCTTAAAAAAAATGAACTATTACAATTATTAGAAAATAGTGATTTATAATAGCAAGGTAAATATATTATATATTTAGGATATATATAATATGTTCTCTTTATTCGGTGAAAATTTAAATAATGCTTATCCATCAAATCGAGAAGTCGTACCTGAATCATCACTTGGATATCACGCTAATAATCAATATGATAATTTCCCACCATTGATGAGCGATGGTCGCGCGTTAGTCGCATCATGGCAACCAGAAGCTCTTGCAAACAAACAATTGATCGACGAAAATGGAATCAGTTCAAATTGGCAATATCGCAAATATCTCACACAAAATGCAACTAGTATCATGAGAACCAATTTCAGAGAATCTGCAAATGACGTAGGATATATTAAACTTGATGATAAACCAGAATCTTCATCGGGCACTCCATTCTCTTTCAAATCATTTTTAGATGATTCAAAACCCGTTGGTTACAAAACCAGCGATTTAAAGAATTTATATTTGTCAAGAGAACAATTAAATTCCCGCAAGGTTTCTCCTGCAATTACACAAGAACAATTATTGATGAATTCTGCATCCCAAAGGAAATAAAAAATAAATGGTTTCTTAGAAAATAAATATAAACAATTATTTTGCATATATTTATTTCAGTATTTGACAACATGAAAATTATCAGTTTTGATGTTGGTATTAAAAATTTAGCATATTGTATTTTCAATATCGAGAACCCGGGTTCTCCAATTGTCATAGAAAAATGGAATGTTCTCAATTTATTGGATGATAAACCCGATGTTGCGACATGTAATTGTCAATTAGTAAACAAAAAGAAATCCGATAAAACAGTAAATGTATGTGGTAAAAAAGCCAAATTTATAAAGAACGAAAAGCATTATTGCGAAAAACATGCAAAATTGAGTGAGTTTTTTCTACCAAACAAAGAATGTTCACCAGCCTCCTTAAAAAAAATGAAAATAGAGGAACTAAAAGATTTAGGAAATAAATATGGTGCATTTTTACCGGATAATTTAGGAAGAATCTCATTCTCTCCACCTGAACAAATTCTCATTCCAAACACGAAAAAAGGTTGTTTATATAAAATGTTGACATTTTTTGATAAAAAAACGCTGGAAATTATTAAACCACCAAAAAACAAAACCGCAAATGATACTGATTTAGTATGTATTGGAAAGAACATGAAAAAATTATTAGATGAAATACCTGGTATTGAAGAAATAACCCATGTGATTATTGAGAACCAAATATCAACCATTGCAAATCGCATGAAAACAATTCAAGGTATGTGTGCTCAATACTTTATTATGAAATGTTCTCAAAATGTTGTTGTAGAATTCATATCATCTATCAACAAACTAAAAGATTTCAAAGACAAAACCATTTTAGATAACGATGATTCGAAGGCAGCATACAAACAACATAAAAAAGACGGTATTACTTTTTGCAAACAATTTATCGACGCCAATCCGCAATTTTCTCAATGGGGACATTGTTTAGAAACAACGAAAAAGGATGATTTAGCGGATTCTTTTTTACAAGGAATTTGGTATTTGAAAAACAGAAATATAATTACTTATGCGGAGAACTTAAAAATAAATAGTGTATATTTATCATAAATATAAGATGGAAGAAATCAATCTTGGATTAAGTGATTTAGAACCAATTTCATTGAATTTCAGTGATGATTTTTCGAGTATGCCACCAACTCCATCGGTTAGTTTTGGAACCGGGATTGAATTACTTATGAACGATAAAAAGAAATCGTCTTCATCCAGTGTAAATATTGATTTAGGCGAATTAGATAGAATCGAAGATGAATTAAACGAATTAACTGATAAAACGTCGGCATCCGCACCATCAAGCGAGACAAAAACATTAAGTGGGTTTGCAAGTAATTTGTTTGGATTTGGAAAATCAAATTCAAATGAAAAAAGTGATTCTAAATTAGGTTCAGCTACTGCTGAAAGCATTGGTGGTAAAAGTTCAACATGGGATGGTTTTTCAAAAGTCAATGATATTCCTATAGATAAATCCGGAGGTTCCGCAAGAATGACCGACCGGGAAAAGCGTCGTAAGAAACGTGCTATGATTAAGAAATTAGAAGAATGGTACGAAAAAGGATTAGTCAAACATATTACACATTTTAATTTGGATTCGCCATATGAAGAAGTTGAAGATGAATATGAAACTGCTATGGAAGACAAACGTAAAAAAGACAGCGTTAAACTACAAGGTTGGTGGTTTATGACATTTGTTAATTCCGTTGAATATGCAAATGCGGCATTCAATCCGTTTGATTTGAATTTAGACGGTTGGGGAGAACAAGTATCCGAAGATATTGATAGTTATGAAGAAATCTTTTCGGAATTGCACGAAAAATACAAGGGTGGTAAAATGGCACCAGAATTGTCTTTATTATTGCGTCTCGGTTTCAGCGCTGCGGTTGTCAATTTCACAAACAAAGCACTTTCCAGTGCCACTCCGGGTTTCAATGATGTTATTCGTCAAAGTCCAGAATTGATGAAAGCATTTACCAACGCAACTGTCGATAGTATGAGTCAACAAAGTCCCGGATTCGCATTTGCTAATAATTTGATGCAAGAACAATCGAATCGTCCTCGTGGTCCACCACCACCAGCACCTGTTGAAACCAAATCTATGCCTGCACCACAGCGTCCATCAATGCAATATACATCGAATCGCCCTGATATTAATGCCGGAAGAGGAGCCATGTTTAGAGAAGAGGGTGTCGAACTGAATAATCAATTTGTCGATTTGAACCGAGAAGAACAAAGACCACCCCAACGCCCAGAAATGCGCGGACCTCAAAATACCGATATTGATAATATTTTAGCAGGTTTGAAAACACGTACTGTCAATATTCATGATTCTGCACCTACACAAGAAGATGATAGTATGATAAGCATTAGTTCATTGAAAGATGCACAAAATGCCACTATGCCAAAACGCAGTCGTAGAAAACAACGTTCCGATAAAAATACTATTTCATTGGATATTTAGAGACATCGTAGTATATTTTGTATAGATACAAAATATATTATAAATGAAATCAAAAATAAAAAAAACCCGATTCAATGAAAATGTAAAAATTCGATTCATACATCCATTGAAAGATTTCAAATATATTTTATGGTGGAACTATTTTGATTATATTATGTTCAAAAATTCGGCTTCCACCGAAATCATGTTAGCGATGGACGAACATGATTGTGATAATAGTAGGGATGCAATGCGAATTTTATATCAACCATCTTATAATAAAAATTGTATCATTATTTGATTTTTTATTTTTCTCTTTTTATTTACTATTTTTTTCCAAAAAGATGGAATGAAATCCTATATTTAGAGAACAATTCAACGGAATATTGATTATACTCGAATTTTCCATATTAATTATTAATAAATGTCCCTTTGAGAACCTGTCATATGAGAATGCTATAATATGTGGTATTTCATCAATTTCTATAATAACAGGTTCTCCACAAACAAACCGATTATTCAACATAATTGTTTTCGTAATATTCAAATTTTCACATATTACAAATCCATTAATCGTATTGTTCTCTACATTTCGTAATATAACCTTGTTTTTGTATTTGATTGGAAAATCCAAATTATAATCATCGAAAATCGCACATTTTTCAAGACAAACATCACGAGTTCTCTTATCGATCACAATTTTTCTATATTTTCCATGAATATTTAGGTTTGTAAAATCTATGGTTTCATAAATAGGTGCATATATTGTAATCGAATCATGGCTTTCAATTACATCAGCATAATGAAATATGTAAAAACCTTCGCTACTATTGTATGTTTCTACTTTTTCAGTTTTAGTATTGAGAACATGTATAAAGGTTGGTTTTGTATTATCGAGTTGAACCGGTATTTTTTTGAAATCGGACATATTGATTGTAAAAGGCGAATCAGTTATTAATATACTTGAATTAAACATCGCAAAATCATGCACAATCGGTAGATATTTTGTATGTATTTCTGTTTTATTTTTTATTTTGAAATCGTCAAATAAACTATAATAATTCACATGTTGTCTAGATATATGATATTCTATTGTATGTATTGTTTCTTCTTTTATATCATATTTTGAATGCCCCGAAATATAATGAATGTTATCCAATTCTACCTTTTTATCCATCCCAATTGTATTGTTCTCAAAATGAATACAAATTGAATATGGTAGGTCTCGCTCAAAAAGTGCATATACATTTTTGTTTACATTCAAAAGCGCAGTATTTGCAACACCCATTACATTTGGGAATAATTTCACTTTATTCATAATGAGCATAAAAATAGTTGAAAATACATCTTTCGGTATTTTACCGTACTTTTCTTCGAATTTTACTTTGTCTGTTTTAATAAAATGTTTTACAAACGTTAAATTACCGCCATTGAAAAATACACCTTGAATATTTCCATCACCAGTAAATAAATCATATAATGATTTAATAGTTGTTATATTAATATCTGGACCAATCATCCCATAAAATCCGTCTATCTTGTTGAGAACATCTTGTTCTCGTTGCGGTATTTTATAGTTTATTTTTTGATTGATTTCTTTATCTTTAATCTTATTGAATTTAAATGACATTCCGTGAAATTTACTATCATTAAAGACAAATGTCGATACAAAAATCGATAAATAAAAGGAAATAAATAAAAATTTTGAGAACATACTTTCTGTTTTAGTTTACTATATTTTTCTGTTTATTTCTTTTTCCTAAACATACTTTTTATACAATTCCAGCATTTTCTTTTTTTGTTCATCATAATCAACAATCGGAGTATAATATCGAGTTTTATGATATTTTGTATCATTGCACATAATATACCATTTATGAATATCGCGCGGCTCTACATTCGCCAATTCCGGTACCCATTTTTTTATATAAACACAATCTTTATCGAATTTTGCTGACTGTATCCATGGATTCATATCCCGGAAATAGGGTTTCAAATCCACCCCTGTTCCTGAAATACCTTGCCAATTACCATTGTTTGACGCAGGGTCATAATCAACTAATTTTTGTGCAAAATAGCGTTCTCCTAATCGCCAATCCAATAACAATGTTTTTACCAAAAAATTGGCGACTATCATTCGTCCACGATTATGCATATATCCAGTTTCGTTCAATTGGCGCATACATGCATCCACCACTGGAAACCCAGTTTCGCCGTTTTTCCATGCATGAAAATCCGCATCACTTTTTCTCCATTTTATTTTACGATAAGATGGTTGATATGATTGACCGAGAACATCGGGATATCCGTACAAAACATGGGCATAAAATTCACGCCAGATTAATTGTCGGATGATGTCCGATTTTGCACCAAACTTTTGTTTGAATGCATCATATACTTCGCGAACGGATATACAGCCAAATTTAATTGGCGCAGATAATCCACTTGTTGGATTGAATAGAAAATCATGTTCATTTGAATAATTCGCTTGTGTTATCAAAGACCTAGCCAGCATCTGTTTAGCGCGTTGTCTTCCACCATTTACTGCGATGGTATCATTATTGTAGGTGAATTTTGAAAACGCGTCACGCAATGTTATTGTATTATCAAATGATATAGATGTTTTTGATAGATTTGAAATGGTTCTCTTTATTGGTTTTTTTATTTCTATTTTGAGAACTTGTTCATAAAATGGCGTGAATTTCTTATAATAACCACCACTACCGTTCAATACCGTTCCGGGTTCATATAAATAATAATCTGACTGAGGTAAGCATTTTATTTCATGTCTCTCGCAATATTGGATTATTTCATTGTCGCGTTCAACTGCATAGGGGGAATAATCTTTATTGAAAAATACACAATCTATTTCTAATTTATTTACTAATTCTGTGACGCTTTTTTTATGTTCTCCGTGTAATATTATAAGTTCTCCATTTTTAGAGTGAATTGATTTTCTTAAATCTTCTAAACTTTCAATCATGAATTGAATTGCATTGTCTGAACGATAATCATTGGATTTACCAACTTGCTCTGGTGTAAATATAAAACATGTATAAACACGCTTACATTGAGAACTTGCTTCTAATAACCCAATATTATCGGTGATTCTGAAATCTCGGTGAAAAATAAACAACCCGTTTTGATATTTCATATACAATATAATAAGATGTTTTTACGTTTTTTATATGAAACAATAAAAAATTGATTTTCATTTGATGTTTTCATAACATCATTATTACAAATATGAGAACTGAAATAAATGATTCTGATAAAAAATGGGCATGTTATATTGCAGGTATTGTAGTAATAATAGTAATACTCTTCCTAGTATTATTATAAATAATTTATCAAACTAACATAAATACAATCTATTAATATTTGTAACCACAATTGGTGTATGAGTGATTTGACACCACACTTATTAAATTTAATATCCATTTCAACAAAAATTATTACTAATATGATTGTTTTTTTAGAAGAATTTTTTTATGTCATCCACATATTAATTTTTCAATATTTCTTAGTTTTATTGAATTACTCGGCAAATCAAGTTTTGGCATTATTTAATACGGATACTGAAAAAATAGGCATTAAACTATTTTTATTAGTAAGTAAAAAATACAGTGAATTGAAATACGGTACATTGAATGTATATGAAAAAAACCCTACTGTGAAATTGGCGGTAGATACTATATACAAGATTTCGACCGAAATTTATAAAAAGTTGAATGGTGTCAAAAGCGAACCATTTAGTCCATTATGGATAAGTGTGTTTACACTTACTCCAAATCTAAACAATAATGAAGAATATACAATCGTCAAAAATTCGGTAAATGAAATTTTATTGAAAAAATTCGAAAATGTCATCAAAGAAAATATAAATGAGAATACAAATGTAGACAAATTATATATTTTCAAAACACCAGCATATATTTTATGCAACGTGACAAACAAATTTGAAAAAGACGATGCCAAATACTTTGTCGAAAAATCCAATGTGAAATTTTTAAGTATAGAATATAAAAATCCTGATATGAGAGAAGCAATTCGTCTCACATTGAACAAAGACTTTTTTCAAATTGGAAATGATTTGTTATCAAATGCATTTGTATTACGATATCTCCAATATCAATCCGAACACTATGTTTATGCAAATGACTATACAATTACAGTAATTGACGATAAGGTCAATCAATTTACATTGAATAGTAAACAATATGTTTTATTGGATAAAAATGATTACAAAATTATGACAATTTTAGAATAAACCTTTTGGATGAAAATGTGAAAAAATAGAAAAAGAAGAAAATAAAAACGACATAAAGATTTTATATTTAGTATTATATAGTATTCAAATGAATACGTTTGATTTACAAACCGATTCTGTAAATCAAATATTGGATGTTCGTGAAGAAACCTGTAATATTCCGGAAACACAGCAGCATAAACTGCTTGGTAAATGGAATTTATATTACCATTTACCACACGACAAAAATTGGGATTTATCAAGCTATAAATTAATAATGAACAATATAGATAGTCTTGAAAAACTAATAGCTATAAATGAAAATGTATCAGAACAAATAGTAAAATATTGTATGTTATTTGTAATGCGGGATGGCATTACGCCCATGTGGGAGGATCCCAGCAATAGAAATGGTGGTTGTTTTTCTTTTAAAGTATTAAACAAACAAGTATATAGTGTTTGGAAATCCCTATTTTATGCGATGTGTGGAGAAACCTTGTTCAAAAACAAGGCATATCACAATTTAGTAAACGGTATTACGATTTCTCCGAAGAAGAACTTTTGCATAATCAAGGTGTGGTTATTGAATTGTTCTGTCCAAGACCCAGAATTGATGATTTCTATTCCGAATTTATCGACTCAGGGGTGTTTATTCAAAAAACACGAGCCGGAGTTTTGATTCTTTGTATTTTTTGAATATATACATTTTTTGATGTATATATTTTATTGTAGAACATTTTTATTTGAGTACTATACTCATAGGATAATCTACACTTGTTCCTCTAATAGATGCAACCCACTTTCCTATTCCACTATTATCATATTTTACTATAAATATATCACTACTTCCACTACTATCTAATTTTGCAAAACCAGGACTACTATAAACACTATCACTTTCATTATGAAAATAAATTGTAGAATCTGTGTTCATTCCAACAAGATATATATTGTTATTTGAATCTAGCACCATATTAGCTACTACACCGTCTGTATATAACCCACCAAAATTTGTCCCCCATTGTGGATTACCTGAATTATTATATTTTATCAAAAACATATTTTGATTCATTCCACTAAAAAGATTCATTGTTTTAAAAATACTATTATTCAAATTATAAATAGTAAAATTTGCATTCCCACTAGATCCAGTTACTAATATATTATTATTACTATCTAATGCTATACATGATATATTATATATAGTTGAATTATTATCAATATATGCAGCCCATTGTCCTATACCATTTGTATCATATTTTATAATAACAGACATAGTATTACTTATACTAATTGTTTTGAATAAACTACTATCAGAATTATAAATATAAAGCGGGTTTGATGTAGAATTTAATGCAATATATATATTATTACTTGAATCTACTAACATATTATTTGTTCTAGATAAATTTTGATTATTAGGCGAGATTTGTTCAATACCTGAACCTGTCATATTTGTTACCCATTCAATTTTTCCATTGTCTGAATTATACTTTACTATAAAAGCATCAGTTGCGTTTGCCGAATTATAAGTCAATGTTTTTTTTGCATATGTAGGTGCATTATAAAATATCGCAGAACTGCCATAAACAATACCATTTACATATATATTATTTAATCCGTCCAATACAATATTTATAGGAAATGCAGCATAGCCAACATTTGATATACGACGTGCCCATATACCATAACCATTCGCATCATATTTTACAGTATACGATTCATTACCGCCACTACTATCTAGAACTGTAAATATAATTTTATCTTTATTAAAAATAGTAACTGGTTGTGTCGAATAATACCCCGATATATATATATTATTTGAATTATCTATTTTGATACTTTCTACTCGGTCATTATTAATACTTGAAATTCTGGTTGTCCATAATGCATTTCCATTAGTATCATATTTTATTACATATGTATCTTCGCCGCCAGAATTACCCAATGAATCAAATAGAGTGGTATCTGAATTATATATTTTTAAAGTTCCTCTATAAAATCCGGATATATATATATTATTCGATGAATCTAATTGCATATTTAAAGGTCTATCTTGAAAACCATTACTAGTGATTGCAGATATCCATGATATTTCACCCAAATCATCATATTTTACTAAATATGAATTACTACCAAATTCAGTTCTATATAAAGTTTGCGTATTTTTATTACTTGAATTATAAAAAAAAAGAGGATATGAATCATAATTCCCAAAAACATATGTATTACTAAAATTATCAACCTGAATAAACGGTGCCTGATCATTACTAGAACCTCCTATATGAACTGCCCATTTTACATTACCATTAATGTCATATCTACATATTAACGCATCGTTATTTCCACTATTATCGAATTTTTTATATGAAACATTATTTTTATTATAAATTGTTGTTCCTATTTTGTAAAATCCAGAAACATATACATTTTGTAAGACACTTTTTTTTTTAATACTAATTATACTTGATCCACTACGGATTGAATTAAATGAGTTCATTTTACAATTAATATAATATAATATATATCTAAATATTATCCATCAACCAATTCAATTACTATACAATGTATCATATAAACATTTTGGGATTACCCATAGCGGGCGTGATTGGATGAAATGTATATCCCGTCCACTCGGTAATCGTTTGACCATTTCGCGTGAATGATAAATTACAATATGCTGGGCATGTTGCATTTCCCCATAATATTCTAATTGGATAATTCCATTTGTAAGAGATATAGAAGTAGACCCATTATTTCCTGCGGATGAATAAACCAAACGATTTGTAGTTGTATATCCAGTTTTTTTACAATAATTCGACAAATTCATATTTTTTTAGAAATACATTTTTCAAAAGATTTTTCACATTCATTTAACGGATTTTCATATTTTTTAACAAAACAATTTTGAAATGGTTTTTCACATTCACTTAGTGGATTCTCTCGCAGTGGATTCTCTCGCAGTTGATTCTCTCGCAGTTGATTCTCTCGCAGTTGATTCTCTTTTTTTTCAACAAAAGTTTTTTCACATTCATTAAGCGGATTCTCTCGCGGTATGAAAAAAGTTCGCGAGTGTCTATGAGAAAATCGTCTTATTATCAACATATTATATAAATGAAAATATAATATTTTGATTGTAACTACTAATTGTATTTTTTAGAATACAACTGTATTTTAAAATTTTGGTATATGAAATGGATGATTTTTCTTCCACGGTATTTTCAATAAATACATACCGATCATTATGAAAAGTATACCAATATATTGATTATAATTAGTAAACCGTTCGCCTAAAAAAACATATGCCGCTATACTTTCTGTCAAAGTACTCATTGCATCCCAACCATTGTTTACCAATAATATAGTCGAATCCTGCAATGATATTATCAACATAATCACTACCCCAATATATCCTAAAATACCCGTAGCCAATGAAGTTGTACCTCCATTATTCGCATATTCTTTCAATCCGAAATCTCCCACGATTTCAACACATGTCAGTGCAAACAATTGGGGTACACTCATGTTTTTTCTCTATATTGTATAGATATTTTTTTGTAAAAGAAAATTGATTTTGTTTGCATAATACAATGCAAATATACAAAATACAATTGTAAAATGAAAACCGAAATTATTGTTATATCCAATATCGAAATGACTTATCATATTGGTAGTTCCGCCCAAGACAATTCTGATTTAGTAATTGCATCGAACCCACAAGATATTTGGTTTCACGTGCAAGACCTTCCGTCTTGTCACGTAGTTGCTGTAATGTCTGAAAATGAAAAATTGGATAAAAAGAAAATGCGCGCTATCGTCAAACAAGGCGCTGTTATTTGTAAAAAACATTCAAAGTATGCATCCCATAAAAATCTACCCATCATATACACCAAAATCGAAGATGTTCAAATAACAAATATACCAGGTTCGGTTGCTGCTACCAATACAAAAACTATCATTATATAAAATGACAATGCAATAAAATTCATTTCAAATGTAAAAACATCTATATGTGGTTTGACATCATCCCATTGAATTTTGTTAGCACGACTTCGACGAAATATTTCATGATCAGAATCTATGATATACTTATCATCATATATTGTCGATTTTTCTTGTTTTACGTATTTGGTCAATACATATTTTTGCACATCAATCTCATTTTTTGCAGACATATCTTGAAAAAATTCGACGATATTTTTACAATTACCAATAAAAACATTGGGATTTGGTAGTTTCGATTTCTTGTATATTTTTTTTTGCACATATCTTGTTAACCACTCTTTTGATAGTATTCGTTCACCAAATACAATTGAATTTTTATATAAATAATATTTTGCATGAATGTCTACAATATCATCGTCATTTTGAACCACGCATACAATATGATCCTCCTTTTTATTTTTACAAAAATGGATGAATGCTCTAATATTTTCTTCCGAAAAAGGCTGCTGTTCATGAGAAACAATATATATATCTTTCATTGGTTATAATGAAAAATATATAGAAATTTTTTATATATTTACTTCGTAAAGTAATATAATAACCATCGAATTACGAAGGAGGTAATGGAGCTAAACACAATTTGATTTCACCCAAAGATGCAACGTCATATTTCACAATAAGTGGCAAATCATTTCCTAAATACATTTCTAAATGACTACATAATGGCGTACATTTGATAAAATGCGACAATGATTTCAATGAAAATTCGCCCTGTATCACTACCGACGCATCTGGTTTTTGAATGAACGCCATATATCCGTCTGATTCTGAACGTAATATACGCGAACTTGCGAAATTGCCATCACATGAGAAAATCAAATCATTTCCTACCGATTTAATCTCAATACGGTCTGAAATACCATTCAAATCACGGATAATTTTCTGGAAATCGGTGGTGGGTAAATTAATCACCGTGGAATATTCGACATCTGGAACTACCAGTTCTTCTGTATCCGGTTCAATCAGTCTCAATTTTTGACTATAACATTGTTTAATATCACCGTTATCATATTGTAATCCTAAATGGGATACAATTCCATCATGATAATCCGATTTGTCAATATACATAGATAATGTATCATCATTCGACATCGTTGAAATGACTTTGAATAAATGTAGTGTATTTGCACATACAATGATTTTGTCTGGGTGACAAACATATTGTTCAAACTTGTGGGAATTCAAAATGACATTCACCAATATTGTATGGGTTTTATCAAAATTTATGATTTTCATTCCATCTTTTGTAAAAGTAATTGTTGCATCTGTCAAAACATCTTTTATTGCTGTAATCATATTACGAATAGGCTGTATTTGTACGGTTTTTATTGTCAATACATTATTTTCCTCGTTCATTTTACAATATAAAAATAATAGAAGGATATTTTTATATTATCTTTATGTATTTATATATTTTTTCATTTTTCTTATACAAAATTCTCTTGTGAATATCCAATTATAGAACATGCGATTCGTTTACCCGAATTTCCAGTTGTTTTACTTGTTTCAGCATTTCCCATACCACAATCATCTGGGTCTGCATGCACTATCAAACCTCGACCGATGATATTTGCTTTATATCCACGTAATTTTATACAATCATCTATCATTTGATATTTTGCACAGCCATATTGGTCTGTTTCTAAATTTCCTAAATCACCAACATGTCGTTCTTTTGCACCAGGACATCCGTGTGTTTTTCCGTATGGATTGAAATGTGCACACATACTATCACATTTGTTTGTCAAATCTCCGGATTCATGAACATGAAATCCATGTAGCGCATTTTTTTTCAATCCGGACAATTCAATATCAATGAGAACGGTGTCATCTTTCAAATTTTCAGTAAAAATAACACGACCCTTTATTTTCCCACTAAAAACAGCAATCGCTTTTATTGGAGTTTTTTGCATTTTATCTATATTTAGATTTATATTTATGTTGTTTTTATATGTTTTATTAGCTATTTTCAAGACGTCGTACCTTTCATTTACGACGATTTCATTTACGTTTTTGGGATTTACGTGACTTGCGTTTTCTTCTGCCACTAACTCATTTTTTCAATAGATTTTATGCAAAAGTATAATTATATTTTTCCTAAATAAATATACTTATACTTTTATTTTACAAAGTTGTAAAGGTTTACTATTTGGTTTGCATCCCATGAATAGTATATCGTAATCTACTTTGCATGCATTTGCTCCTGTAATAGCACTTGCCAAACGCGCTAATCCCCATGATTCAGCGGTTTGATTTGGACGAGACCCACTCGAATAATATGCCCCGCGACCTTTGTTCACTATTTTTTCCAATGCAGCTTGGCTACATTGAGTTTTTTTGGCAAGTTCTGCACTTGGTTTCATTGTATCTATTTTGTATATTTTTTTGGCATTTTCTACATGACTAGATGGTCTTGATTTGAATGTTTTCAATTTAGGACGTTGATAATAAACGCCTTTTTTATACAACTTTCGCGATTTCCTTAAATATTGTTTTTGTTTTCTTGTATCCCTTTTTGATAATATTTTAGGAATATATCTTTTTGGAACGTGTAATGGGTCCATATGGATATTTATATAATGAGGATATAAAAAAAATGAAAAATACTTGTAAAAAAACTCATACTATTATAGATGGATACTAGTGAAAAAAAAGAAAAAACAACAATAGACAAAACCAAAATAATTGATATTCAGACGAATGTAACCAACGCAATTAATACGATTTTCAATACAAAAACTTTGCCTTATTTTGCTGGTTTTATTGTTTTATACGCATCTCTTTATTTCGGCGTATACCAGTTTTTCAGGGGACGCAGTGACGTAGATATATTATTTAGCAAATCAGTTGATATATTCATTATAACTTTACTTGTGATTGGCCTAATTTACTACTTTTTCACTTTACCAAAAGAAGACAAAGACCATTTTATCGGATTTTTAGTAAAATGGACCAAAGAATTTTGGCAAGACCCAATAGGTACCGCCGCTTCCGCCATTTTAATAACATTATTTTACTTATTTGTTTATTTAGGAGGAATTCCTAAAAACCCCATTCCTAAAACCATTGAATTTTTAGAACAAAAGGTATGGATTTTTTTAGTAATTTTTATCATACTCGATTTTTTCAAATATTATTTTCAACTTGATTTAGTTGAAAAATTCATTAGTAAAGATACCGTCGATTGGTTTTATGGTAAAAAGAGAGACGAAAAAAAGAAAGACGAAAAAAAAACCAAAGATGAAAGTGTAAAAGCTGTTGATGAACAAAAAATAGACGAAGTTGGTAATGAAGTTTTTCATGTATCCAATAATTTATATTCATATGATGACGCCCAAGCTATATGTACATCCTATGGAGCACGTATTGCCACGTACGACGAAGTAGAAAATGCCTATAAAAGTGGAGCAGAATGGTGTGGATATGGATGGTCCGATGGACAAATGGCACTATTTCCTACGCAAAAACCAACCTGGAATAAATTGCAAAAAACGGATAATCATAAAAACGATTGTGGTCGTCCAGGAATAAACGGTGGATATATTCAAAATCCATATGTAAAATTTGGCGCAAATTGTTATGGCAAAAAACCGGTTGCGAATACAGCGGATATCAATAGAATGAATGCTCAAAAAAATACAGCATATCCAAAATCGAAAAAAGATGTAATATCTGATATGAAAACACAATTTTGGAAAGATAATTCAGATAAATTAGTAATGAATGGATTTAATAATGATAAATGGTCGGAGTTCTAATAAAAATATTTATATAGGAAAAAACATATAAATATTTATGTTTATGGTTAAATAATGAAAACCATTTTGGTTACTGGGGGCGCTGGATTCCTCGGTCGCAATTTATGCAAAAAATTATTGGAAAATCCAAATAACATTGTTATTTGTCTAGATAATTTAGTAACCGGAAGTCATAAAAATATTGAAGAATTTAAAAAAAACTCAAATTTCACATTTCTTCATGCCGACGTAACACAATCTATTCAATTCCCGGTTTTACACGAAATATATCATATGGCATGTATTGCCAGTCCCGATAAATACAAAGTACATTCTATTGAAACGTTAAATACTTGTTTTATTGGAACACAAAATATGATTCAATTGGCGAAACAATACAATGCAAAACTGCTATTCACATCCACCTCTGAAATTTACGGTGACCCCGACGTCCATCCTCAACCTGAAAATTATTTTGGAAATGTCAATACTATGGGTGAACGTAGTTGTTACGATGAAGGCAAACGTATTGGCGAAACTCTGATATATGAATATCGTAAAAAACACGGATTGGATTTGAAAGTCGTCCGTATATTCAACACATATGGTCCTTATATGGACATTGATGATGGTCGTGTTATTACCAATTTTGTAAAACAAATTCTCAATAAAGAACCTTTGAATATTTATGGAAATGGAAACCAAACCCGTAGTTTCTGTTATGTCGACGATATGATTGATGGTCTCATGCGGATGATGAATAGTAATGAAGCTGGTCCGATTAATATAGGTAATCCAAATTGTGAATTTACACTCAATGAATTAGTGAAAGTATTTGAGAAAATAACGAGTCGTAAATTACCAGTAACCTATTTGAGTTCCACTGAAAATGACCCAAAACAAAGACGTCCTGTTATATTGAAAGCACAGATATTATTAGGGTTTGAACCCAAAATAGAATTGGTGGCTGGTATTCAAAAAACATTGGATTATTTTCAAAATGTACAAAATGTACAAAATGTACAAAATGCACAAAATATACAAAATTGAAATATTATGTAAAAGAAAAAAGATAAATACTATATCAAATATATATTATTTATTACGAATATGGAATTGACAGTAGAACCTGATATGTACAGTCCTAGTATCGATACCACGGGAAATTATGTTGACAAAATTCCACCATTCAATACTATCAAAAAAGGTCTCCGATGTCCATGTGGTTCTCGAAAAGATAAAATATACGAAACTCACAAAATATTTGCATCTCATATCCATACAAAAATACATCAAAAATGGCTGGCCGACTTGAATTTGAACCGTGCTAATTATTATGTGGAAAATGAGCAATTGAAGACTACATTACAAAACCAACGGCTCATTATTGCAAAATTAGAAAAAGACGTTCAAAATAAAATGATGACAATTGACTACTTGACACAACAATTACATAAAAAATGCAATGAAAATGTGGTCACTGATTTGTTGGATTTAGACGTGTAATTTGTTATTTGTTCAATTCCACTAAAATCTTCTTACCCACTTTTTTCAATTCTCCTACTTTCACCAATTGTTTATTATTATCAAATAATTCTTTGTCATATAAAATATTTGTAGCAGGGTCTACTTTATATTTCACACCATTAATCTCTTTTGTATCTTTCAATTTAATTTTCTGCTGTACAATGTTCAATTCTTCTTTTTCGCTCATATCTTTTTGAAGAGTAGGATACGAAATAAAATCATTGGATTCCAATTTGCCAAAATTACTTCCATAACAAATCAATTGTTCGTCATCTTTTCCCTTTGATTTTTTTGTATTATAGACATTACAATCAATGGATGTCTCTTTGATTGATTTCAATATTTTTTGATTAATATTGTCTTTTATTTGCGCTATTTCATATAAAGATTGGTCCGTTGTTATCGATTTTTGGTCAATCTTTGATATATCATGTATCATAATTTCGATACTATTTTTGTCTGTTTTCTGTTTTTCAGTAAATACCGATAAATATAAGAAAATCTCGACGGTTCGCAATTCTTCTGGCAAATCTTCGTGACTGCAAATACGACGAGCGCGTCCAATTACCTGGTCTATACGAACACTATGCCAATATGGCTCTACTATGTGGACAAAACGAGTATTCTTCAAGTTAATACCTTCTGCACCAGAAGATGTAATTAAAAACAATTTGATAATTTCGCCATAAAAGTTGTTGGACGATTTTTCTTTTATTTTATCTACAATTTCTGGTGGTACTAAATTCCATGCACTATTATAAATATTACGAATAATTTCTTTTTCATCAGCAGTCTCTGTTCCTGTATATAAAACGAATCTTGGTTTACCTGCGGCATCTTCTTTTTCAATGATTTCCCATTTATCAGTAGAAATATCTTTTTTGATTTTAAATTCAGCATAACCATTTGCTTCCAATATTAATTTCAATATACCAATACCTTCGATTGTTCTGAACTGACTGTATATCAAATGCAACCCTTTATTTTCTTCATTTTGAATATTTTCCAACAATTTCAAAAATTTAGGACTGTATTTTGCCAATCCTTCTTTTGATAAAAATTGTTCTTCATCTTCCGGTTTATTTGGGTCATATGCTAACATTTCCAATGCTGCATCAATTCGTTTTTTGTAATTGATTGGCTCTGTATCCATACTGTCAACATCTTCTTTATCAACATATGAATTTGATTCTAATAGTAGTTCTTTCGGAACAGTGTCGAACTCATCTTCGTTCAATTCACTTGTTGGTTTATCTGGTAATGGTCGTTCAATCGAAGTTGGAAATGTAAAATTACAGGCAGCTCTTGAAAATATACGATATGTCGATGATATTTTGTAAATATCTTCGTCATCTCCTTTTTTAGCCTGTTTTTTTGCATTTTTACGTCTTTCTTTTTCTTGGTCAATTTCTGTTTTACGTATTTTAAGATAAGATGAAAATTGATGTTCGCTCATTTCTACTGGAACTACATGTATGTTTTTATTATCACTTGTCTTTACAAAAGATGGAAGTAATTTTTCTTGTGCACTTCTGAAATAGGATGTTAACCCTAATATTCGTTTTTTGAATGTATTTTCATTTTTCATTGCACCAGTTTCTATATCTACAAACGTAGATAAAAATGTTTCTGCATCATCCGGTAATGCTTTATTATGTTTTACTTCAATTAATCCATCGATTACTTCCAATTTATTTTTCTTTAAAATACGTTTGACTTCTTTTACAAAATCATCATCTGACATATTTCCAGTTTCGTCTAATTTTACACCATTGTATTTTTCAAATTCACCGTCGCCTCCTTTATGATATTCTGGTGCCACACGGTCCAATACATCCACTTTTGCATCATCTTCTATTTCTTCTTCTGGTCTATAATTTATTTTAATGACTCCTTTTTCAATTGTAAAAGGTTCTTCTTCTTTGTTCTTTTTAGTCACTTTATGTTTCTTTTCTTTTTGTTGTTTCTTGGTACTTCTTTTCTCTGCTTTTTTTGTTTCTTTGTCTTCTTTTGATTCTTTTCCTCCAAATAATGATGTCATCATTGTTGTAATACTTCCGCCATTCTTTTTATTGTAAGCACCACGTTTTTTTGTATTTACAAAACCAAATGGATTTCTTGTTATAATTACTTTATTATCAGTATAATCAACATAATCATAGTTTTTAAATTTTTCTTCGTCAAACATTTTCAATATTTCTTCTTTATTTATCTTACCGCCACTTTTTACAGTAACGGGGAAACTCCATGTTTTTATACTTCCGCGAAGAATGTTAAATAAAATACCGATTTCATTTGGATAGTTGATAATTGGAGTTCCAGTTAGCAGAACAACACGTGCATTTGTTGCTTTCATCAAATAATCATATAATTTGAATGATAATGATGATGGTTTCTTTATTTTATTGACTATTCTACTTACAAAGTTATGTGCCTCGTCAATAATGACGACTTTATTATCAAATGGATTCACTTTTCCATCTTCTGTAAGTGCATCCATTTTATTTTTGGTTAGCCCATTATAATTGATATCAATGTATTTATTACGAATCATCATGTTCAATTGTTCATCGATACTTTCTTGGTCACTTGAACTCAAATCCGCAAAATTAGATGCTTTTGTTACGTCGACCATCCATGCTCCTCGGTTTCTCTCAAATACTTCGCGAGGTATAGAGAGAACATTTTCCAATATATCAATATATTCTGGTTTTCCTTCGGTTGATATGAATTCCCAATATTGATTCTTTTTGTATATTGGGTCTCCGTATTTTTTCAATTCACTGAAAAAATTCATTTTTAAAGATGCGGGGGTCATAACTACAATCGATTTTCCTGATTTCATACCTTCTGCAATTGCAATTGATGCTGCCGTCTTTCCCGCACCCAAACCAAAATACAGTAACAATCCACGATAAGGTGTATATAAATTCAAGTAATCTCTTACTATTTTTTGATGAGTCATCAAACCAGATTCGCTGTTACTATTTGATTTAGAACAAGAAATCGATTCTTTTGTAGAGTCTAATTCTTTTGTATAATCTTTGAACATTTCTCGTAACTTTTGGATAAATATACGACGATTATTCATGTAGAATGATGACGTTTTTACAATTATTTTTTCTGGTTTTGGTAATCTTTGTTCGATTGTATGAGTTCCCAATTTGAAATTCTTCATTTCTTCGGTCATGACTGCGTCAATTGTTCTTTTCACTTTGGGGACTTTTAATGCACGTTTCTTTTTTTCTTTCTTTTCTCCTTTTTTTGGTTTTTCTTGTTCTTCATCTTCTTTTTCTTCTTCTTCTTTTTTTGGTTTTTCTTGTTCTTCCTCTTCTTCTTCTTTTTCTTCTTCTTCTTCCTCTTTTTCTTCTTCTTCTTCTTTTTCAAGTTCCATTTCATCAATCTCTTTTCCAAGTATATCTAAGTCTTCAATTTCTTTTTCTTCACCAATAACCAGTTTTTGTATTTGTTTTTCAGGTTTTCTGATAATACGTATTTCATCCCCCATAATTACAGATTTTGTAGGTGGTTCTAACACACGTACATCAAATAAATTCTTTTTATTCAATCTATCCAATACCATATCTATATTAATATTCATTTCATTACGTTTATCTACAATTTCAACATTTGTTCTAAGATTTTTTTCAGGTTCTTCTTTTTTTTTCGCATCACCCATTTTCACATTTATAATTACCTGTTTTTTTGGCATAGGTTTCACTATCATTTGTTCTAAATATAACTGTTCCATTTAAAATATATTATATAATATAGTATAGTATATTTTTGTATTTATTTTATCGTTTATTCTTTGTTGGCATTTTTTACTTCGTCTCATCTAAAATGATTGTAAATGACGGATTGCTTCGTCGCAAGCAATTTGTTCCGCCTTCTTTTTAATCTTATGTTTTCCCTCACCTAAAAATACAAATATCTTATTATGTTCCGACATATATTGATGAATATCTCCATATGAATTAAAATGAGTGATTGGAATAGAATCGCTATGTTTTTTATTATGAATCGGTTGTCCCAAGCATAAATAAACTCCCATATAATATCCGGTTTCTTGATTATGATCTTCTACTTCCATATAATGTGGAGTCACCTTAAATTCCTTTTGTATTTTTACTTGTAAAATATTCTTGTAATTATCATCATTACGTATCAAATTTATCCAATCTACATGTTTTTCAAATACACTTTCAACAAAAATTTGTACCATTTGGAACCCCGGTCCAGTTACAAATAAATTGCCAAACCATCCATCGTCATCATGGATTGATATTTTATTGAAATCTAAAAACATTGCTCCTAAAAACGATTCGAACAAACATCCCAATTTTTTCAAATTTGTACGGGTTTGCTTCAATTCCGCGTGTTTTGATAATACATACCATTTATGTAACCCCATTTCCAATGCCATTTTTCCGATGGATTCATTTTTGACTAATGCGATTTTCTTTTCTGTCATAAATCCTTCATTTTCCTTTGGGAAACGACGATATAAATAATACTTGGTAATGCATTCTAATACACCATCACCGACAAATTCCAACCGCTCATTGGATTTCGTATAAAGAGGCAAACAATCTTCTGGTTTTTGTACGATTGTAATATTATTTTGCATATTTTCTAAATTTGGACGCTTCATATATGAGCGATGAATAAATGCACGTTTGTATAAATTTATATTATGGATTGGAGTATTGATTCCATAATTTCTCAAAATGGATTGAATTTCATTTTCATTAATTAATTTATTTAGGGGATTGTATGGATCAAAAACATAGGTTTCTACCCCATTTTGATTTTTTTCAATAATAATATCATCATCTAAATGAGATGATTGGTATTCAGATGTATTTGCGTTCATTTTATTTATGAAATAGAATGAAAACAATTGTTGTGGTTACTATATTAACCAATATCTTTTTATATTAATTTAATTTATATTTTATTCTATTTTCAAAAATAAAATATTTAGACATTATATACCAATATGGGATTAAGTAACGCAGCAAGTAGAGCAAGAAACTATAGTAGTACAGTAACCAGAAATCAAGGAGGAGGTTCTAAAAAAGCCGGTTTCCCTGGACAAGTTGGACGTGGATGGTGGACAAGTATTTTCCTTCATTCAACTGACCCAATGTACGGTAACTGTTGCAATTTAAACAAACAAATGAAAACTATGACATTTACTAAAAACACTGTTCGTAATATTGGAGGTGATGTAAGATATGATATGCGTTAAATATCATATGCAATAAATTAATTGTGTAAAACAATATAATAGTTTCACTTTCACTATTATATTGTTGTAACATTGTTGTAATATTATTATGAAAATTATCATCGACGAACGCGAAACTGCCTTATACGAAAAATGTTATTCCATTGTACAAGGAAATTCTACTTCTATCCAACTTTCTAAACAGGTTCTCAATTTAGGCGATATTTTATTCAAAACGGATGAAGATAAAGATGTTTTATTAATAGAACGCAAATCATTATCTGACTTACTTTCAAGCATCAAAGATGGACGATATGAAGAACAATCCTATCGATTATTGCATTCCAGTGGATACCCTTCTCATAGTATTGTTTACATGATTGAAGGTATGTTTTCGCAATTACGTACATTAATTGAAAAGAAAACTGTTTTGTCAGCAATGACCAGTCTCAATTTTTTCAAAGGATTTAGTGTATTGCGTACATGTTCTATTCAAGAAACTGCCGAGAACATTGTTTGGATGGCCGAAAAAATCGACCGCGATTTTAGTAAGGGGAAAACCCCCTATTATTTGCATAGACCAATCGAGAACATTGTTGTGAACAACAACGAAAAAGACGGTGAAACAGGAAATATTTTGGAGCAAGGTTCTCAAAATACTCCAAATAATTATTGTACAGTTGTTAAAAAGGTGAAAAAAGATAATGTCACCCCAGAAAATATAGGTGAAATTATTTTATGTCAAATACCCGGGATTAGTTCGGTAACTGCCATTGCAATCATGAAACATTTCAATTCTTTTCTCCATTTAATAACTGAATTACAAAATAATCCGGGGTGTTTAGAGAACATTACCATTGAAAACAATGGAAAAATGCGTAAAATAAACAAAACATCTATTCAGAACATACAAAGTTTTTTGATGACACACAATTGAGTTATTCTAATTGGTCTTTTGGCATGGGTTGCCCATGTAAAGGAACGATGCTTTTAGGAGTATGTAATAATGGTTTTTTAACATTGTTATCTACATATTTGCCTGATTCGAGCGATTGTTGTGTAAATAATACACCTCCCCAATTTGAATCCATCGGATTATCACTAATTTCCGCTTTTTCAGTTGAATCGTGCACTTGGTCAATATCCGTATATCTTCCTACATACAATCCTTTTGGGTCAAATCCTGGATAATTTCCCTTATTATATGGAGGGTCTTCTCTACTTGCATCGATGACTTTAATTATATCATTTGAACCAGGATACAAAGTGGTTTGTTCAGGAACCCCGCCGTCTAATTCAAATGGACTTGGACGAATTCTATATACTTCTTCACCTTGTGTATTCACTTCATTCTGTAAAAATAATACTGGACAACGAAAACCTTTTTTACGTTGTATCTCTAAATAGTTAATATATTCGTCTAAATTATAAAAAGGTAGCGGATTAACTCCCTCAACTTCTGGTTTTTGGGTATTGTATAACAACAAAACATTGTCTTTTTTTAGCAATATATTCGGACATGACGATGATATAGTATTTGTATTTGTTTCGAATTTTTCTGTAAGTTTCAATGATTTCATAATACCGTTTGTTGCGTATACATAAATTCCTGCTAAAAATACTATTATAATTAATATTGTCAATATTGGTTTTTTCATGTTGTTTGTATAAATATATATATTACTGGGAATTTTCTTTTCCAAATAAATTATATATAATGCGTAAAACAAATAATTATAAAAGTAAAAATTACAAAAAAAATAAGAAAAATATGACTTATAAAAAGAAACCATCAAAACATGTAAATCTGGTTATTGGTAAAATATATGCAGATTGGTGTGGATACTGTCAAATGATGCAAAATGATTGGGATAGTTTGAAACGCGATTTAGGAAAAAAAAAAAAGATTGAATTTGTAGAAATCGAACAAAAAAATGAAGCGGATGGTATGAATATAGTTAACACAAAACATTTAAATAAATCGCAAGTAAAGTTATCATTACAAGGTGGATATCCAACTGTATTCAAAATTAGAAATGGAAATTTATCTTATTTTAATGGAAATCGCGTTTTAGAAGATATGAAAAAATGGGTTTTTGAGTGAACGAAGTAAATATATATATTCGTATAATATACATGTTTGGATTAGAAAAATATAAGGATTATTTTGGAAAACCTGGTACCGGAGCACATAAATACCGTTTTTTGAACTTCGCTATTGTAGATGTAGTTGCAACGATTGTTGGCGTGTATATCATTTATGTTTTGTTGAAATATTTTGGCTATATTGTGAATTTTTGGATTTTGTTAGTAGGTATGTTTATTTTAGGCATTTTATTACATCATATATTTGGTGTTCGTACAACCGCCGATAAAATATTATTTGGAAATACAAAATATGATTATTATATTTTGAATCAATTTTATATTTTATTTGACTAATAAAATCACGCCAAAAATTTATCAATAATAAGTAAAATATCACTTGGTAAAGGGATTTTAGATAATGTAATTTCTTCCAAGGTTTTTATATTTTCAACCCAATCCAATGGCATTGTCCAAAATCCTTGATTTAGCACCCCGCGTATACTATATTTATTCAATATCAATGAATTATTCACTATATTTACGAATTCTGCTCTAAAAATATAAGTATTCACAATATTATCGTTATATAAATCATCATTATAATAAAAAAAATATCGTTGACCTTTTTGTAATTCTGTTACTAGCATTATGATTATAGTATCATATAATATTTAATATATTATATATATGAATTTAAGCGATTTTGAATTTTTATTCAAATTGGATTTTATATTCAAAACTTTATTATTGATAGTAGTTATAATAAGTTTATATATTTTTATCAATATTTTAGTATTCAAAAACCATAAATATAAATCAATGTTCTCAACATGGCAATTTCCAATGTTATTAGCATTATATTTAGATATAATTTATGGGCTATAATATTATGGTAATGATTTTACAATTGTAATTATATAATTGTAAAATAAAAAAATTAAAATTTAGTTTTTGATATTTTCTTCATTAAATCCAATTTGTTAGTAAAAATTTATAAATATAATTGTACTTTAAAATGAAAACAACCAATAAAAATAAAAATAAAAATAAATCAGCAAATGAAAATTCAGTATTTATTATCCTAATACATTTGAAAGATAAATTATTGCTAAGTAAAAGAAATGGATTGTAAGATATAAAATTACTTTTATTATTGGAAAATTTATTATTAGTCCAATCTTGAATAAATACAATTTTTCGATTATTATACAAATTCAAATTATAAAAATTCATATCAAAATCAATATGATAAAACAATTTATTATTTAAAAATTTTTCAGCACCTTTTTTGTTAATTATATATGATGTTGTCAATAATGAAAAATGTTTATTATAATTATTGCTATAATTAGGGGTAAAATCTAATTTAATTAAATCCCAATCACTTGGAGCTTTATTTATTGCTTCATTTATTTCATTAATATAATTATGACTATTTGGTATTGCGTCATCCTCCAAAATTACAGCATATTCTTTTGTAGAAGTAGTTAAAAATGTCTTTATCGCTTTTTGGTGACTTAACCCACAGCCTAATGTTGATTTAGGAACTAAGTAACGACTAGTAAAAAAGATATCATTATTATTTTCAAAATTCATTTCTTTTCCATAAATACCTGATATTCTTATAAGTTTATTCGGATACAAATTTTCTTCTATTTCTTTTAATCTATCTACATCTTTATCTAAATTGATAACATAAAAATCAAAATTATTCATATATTAAATACGCATATATTATTTATATATTAAATACGCATATATTATTTTGTAAATTGCCACAAAACATAAAAAATTGATTGTTAAAACTTAATAAATACATTTCAACAATAAATACAACATGACAACCAAGGTTACAAAAAAACCAGCTATATTAAAATCATTCCGTTTACTTGATTTCAATATATACGATGAAACCACAGAGAAAGAACATTCAGATAGTGAAGGTAGTGATAATGGCAATAAAAAACAATATTCATCTAAATTCGTCATTCAAATGTTCGGCGTGAATGAAAGCGGTGAAACATACTGTTTGTATGTCAACGATTTCAACCCATTCTTCTTCATAAAAGTAGGTGATGATTGGAACCAAGGTAATGCGAATCTTCTTTTAAACGAAATCAAACGTAAAGTTGGTGTTTATTATGAAGATTCCATTGTATCTGCAAAAATCGTGGATTACCATAAATTATACGGATTCTCTGCCGGTAAAAAATACAAATTTGTAAAAATTATTTTCAAAAATACAACTGCTATGAACAAAGTCAAGAACTTTTGGTATGATTATAGCGGCGAACATCGTAAATTTAAAAATTACGAATTCCAAGGTGTTGCGCTTGAATTATATGAAAGTAGTATTCCTCCACTATTACGATATTTTCACATTCATAATATTAGTCCTTCTGGATGGGTTGCTATACCATTGAATAAAGTTTCCAAATGTCCAATAAAAACAACTACATGCAATTATGAGTATATTTGTTTATCGGCAAATGTCCGACCATTGAATGAGAAAGAAACTCGTGTTCCGTACAAAATATGTAGTTTTGATATTGAAGCCAGTAGTAGTCACGGCGATTTCCCGCTTCCTAAAAAAACATACAAACGATTGGCGTCCAATATGGTCGATATATTCAACCTGCAATTCCAATCACAAAATATTGATAATGCACGAAGTCAAATACTGTGTAAAAAAATGATTATGTCTGCATTTGGTTACGAAAAATTTGATGACGTCGATTTAGTGTATCCGAAATTTGTACCATCCAAAGAACGTTTATCAAAACTTATACAATCATTTATTGAAACACCTATTAATGATGCCAAAAAAATGTCGACCAATACAGATGATGCATATACAATTGAATCTTTGTTTGAACAAATGAAAGAAGCAAATGAATATGGTGGCGGAGGCGCCGAAGGCGATGATAGTGATGATGAAGGAAATGAAGTTGAAGAAACCCCATCTTATTATAAAAATAAACAATTTAAAAAGAAATCAAAAAAAGTCCAAAGAGAAAATACAATAATTGATATTTTGACGAGTGATGAATATACACGTGATGAAAAAATTCAATATGTAAACGAAATGTTTCGTTGTCTATCCTTCCCTGCATTAGAAGGCGATAAAGTCACTTTCATTGGCAGCACGTTTATGAGATATGGTGAACCAGAGCCATATTTCAATCATTGTTTAGTATTAGGTAGTTGTGATGATATCAATGGTATTACCGTTCAAAGTGTGGCCAACGAAAAAGACTTATTATTAGAATGGACGCGGTTGATTCAAAAAGAAAATCCCGATATTATTATTGGATATAATATATTTGGGTTTGATTATGAATTTATGTTTCGTCGTGCAGAAGAAAATCATTGTGAAGAAGATTTCCTCATGTTATCGCGGAAAATTGGCGATTTGTGCGCTAAACGAAACAAAGATACTTGTCAACTCTCCATTGAAAATACCAAAATTCAATTGGCAACAGGCGAATATGATTTGCGATATTTCAAAATGGCAGGACGTTTGCAAGTTGATATGTATACCTATTTTCGCAGAGATTTCAATCTACCATCTTATAAATTAGATGATGTTGCCGGGCAATTCATCAGTGACGACGTGAAAAGAATTGAATGTGTCGTGGACCCCGTTTTCGGTGAAATCACAGAATTGTATAGTCAAAATTTGGCAGGATTGCATATTGATGATTTTATTCATATTGAACTTACCAGTTTTACATCGGATTATTATAAAGATGGCAAAAAATTCAAAGTAATTGATATTGTTAAAAATCGCGAAGTAACTGAAATGGTAAAAGGCGTTGAAAAAACAAACAAATACAATGTTATACGTATATCTGGTCATCATGAAATTGACCGTTCCAAATCAATCAAATGGGGTATGGCAAAGGATGATGTCACTCCACAAGATATTTTCCGTTTAGCAAATGGTAGTTCGGCTGACCGAGCTATCGTTGCGAAATACTGTATTCAAGATTGTAACCTCGTCCATCATTTGATGAACAAAATAGATGTAATTACTGGATATGTTGAAATGTCCCGTATATGCAGTGTTCCTATTAGTTTCTTAATATTCCGCGGTCAAGGTATTAAATTGACAAGTTATGTTGCCAAAAAATGCCGTGAAAAAGATACTTTGATGCCCGATTTGGAAAAATCCGGTGGTGGCGATGGTTACGAAGGCGCCATTGTACTACCGCCAAAATGTTCTATGTATATGGATAATCCGGTTGCATGTGTTGATTATTCATCATTATATCCATCCTCGATGATTAGTCAGAATTTATCCCACGATAGTAAAGTATGGACTCGCGAATATGATTTGCGGGGTAATTTGTTACGTGAAACTGGTGAAAAAGATAAAAATGGCAATTATATATATGACAATTTGCCTGGATATGAATACATAAACTTGGAATTTGATACATATAAATACATATCACCAAAAGAAGGCGCACGTGCAATCAAAACAAAATCTGGTAAAATGATTTGTAGATGGGCGCAATTTCCCGATAACAAAAAAGGTATTATGCCTTCCATTTTAGAGGAATTGCTGTATGCTCGTGCAAGCACCCGAAAGTTGATTAAAACCGAAAAAGATCCTTTTATGCAAAACATTTTGGACAAACGCCAGCTCGGTTATAAGGTAACTGCCAATTCTTTATATGGACAATGTGGTGCAAGAACTTCCACATTTTATGAAAAGGATGTTGCTGCATCTACAACTGCAACTGGACGTATGATGATTATTTATGCGAAACGAATTATTGAAGAAGTTTATGGAGATATGGTATATGATACAGCTATGCATGGACCTGTAAAATGCAATGCTGAATACGTCTACGGTGATAGTGTTGCTAATTATACACCGGTTTATGTAAAAGTTCATGATAAAGTAGTTATTTGCACAATCGAAGAATTAGCCGAAAAATATGGCAAAGGACTTTGGGTTACATGTAGAGAAGAAGGTAAGCAAGAAAAGGAATTTTGTGAATTATCTGTTCATGGTGTAGAAACATGGACTGAACGTGGATGGACAAGATTGTATAGAGTGATTCGTCACGTTTTAGTACCACATAAAAAAATGATAAGAATATTGACACATACTGGTTTAGTGGATGTAACTGACGACCATTCGTTATTAAAACCAAATGGTGAAGAAATTTCTCCAAATAATGTTAAAATTGGTGATGAATTGTTACATCATGATTTACCGATTAATACCAATGAATCTAATATAACCGAAGAAGAAGCACAAATTATGGGATTCTTCTTCGGTGATGGTAGTTGCGGAGAATATCAATGTCAATCCGGTAAAAAAAGTTCTTGGGCGCTTAATAATTCTTGCCCAGATTTATTAAATAAATATTTAGAATTATGCAAAATTACATATCCTGAGTTTGATTGGGTTATAATGGATACTATTGAAAGTTCAGGAGTATGTAAAATATCACCAAGATGTAATAAATATGGAAGTATTGTAGATTTTGTGAGAAAATATCGTTCAATATTGTATTATGATAAATCTAAAATTATTCCAAACAAAATATTAAATAGTAATGAAAATATTAGAAGAGCATTTTGGAACGGATTGTATGATGCCGATGGAGACAAAGATGCAAATGGATATATCAGAATAGACCAAAAAAATCAAATAAGTGCGGCTAATATTGCATGGTTAGCATCAAGTTTAGGATGGAAAATATCAATAAATACTCGCAATGACAAACCTAATATTTATAGAATTACTATGACTGATAAAAAACAAAGAAAAAATCCGATTGCTATTAAAAAAATGCAAGAAATACCATATGAAGGATTTGTCTACGATTTAACCACAGAAAACCACCATTTCGCAGCAGGAGTTGGTAATATGATTGTCCATAATACGGATAGTGTATTCTTCACATTCAATTTGCAAAATCCAGAAACTGGTGAAAATATTCGCGGTAAACCGGCGCTTGAAATGACAATCGAAATTGCACAAGATGCAGCACAATTATGCACTCAATGGTTGAAACCACCTATGGAATTATCTTATGAAAAAACATTGATGCCTTTCATACTCTTATCTAAAAAACGCTATGTTGGAATGCTATATGAAGAAGACGCAAACAAAGGAAAACTCAAATATATGGGACTTTCATTGAAACGTCGCGATTCGTGCGATTATTTGAAAGATACATACGGTGGAATTCTCAATATTCTTATGAAAGAAAACAGCATCAAACCCGCGATTGATTTCTTGGAAAAATCATTGAACGATTTGATAAAAGGTAACGTAGCCATGGATAAACTCATGATTACAAAAGCACTTCGAAGTGATTACAAAAATCCTCAACAAATTGCTCATCGCGTACTGGCTGATAGAATTGGTCAGAGGGACCCGGGCAATAAACCGAAACCTGGCGACAGAATGCGGTTTGTTCATATTGTGAATGATACAAAAAAAGCACTACAAGGTGAAAAAATCGAGACACCCGAATTCATCGTTGCGAATGATTTAAAAATAGATTACATATTTTACATTACAAATCAATTAATGAAACCACTTCAACAGCTCCTTGGATTGGCTCTTGAACAAATATGGGCATATCAAAATAAACATGGTATGATTAAGACGTTTAAAAAGGATATGGTACAAATGGAAAAAGAATATGATAATTTGGAAATACTCATGAAAAAACGCGAAAAATATTGCTCAGCTAAAATTAAAGTATTGTTGTTTGATAAAGTACTCAATAAAATCAACAATGATAAACAAAATGTACAAGAAATCACGAATTTCTTTACACAAAAAAAGTAGTGATTATCTGGTTTCTAAAAAATATATTTCTAAAAATATGGCCAATAACATCGGAAATTGCCATGTTGAGAATACATCTCGGTATTCTTTTGATTTTACTATAACCGTCATTGTAAAGATGAAAAGACTTATTATCATTACAATAAACATCAACAATTTGAAAATGGATTTCACAAAAATAGCATTCATATATATTATTAATGATATTTTTTATTTTTCTATTTGTTCTTCCATTTTACGCATAATTCCTTATTCGATTGTATGAAAAATCTTCGAAATAAATTGGTATGTCAAACGTATATACTGTTGGTGTATCGGTATCTGATAAATTATTTTGCAACTGTCGCATAATACTATTCAAACGATTATATATAATATTTCGCGTATTTACTAAATTACTACTACTATCTTGTAATATTTGGGTTTCGGAACTTGGTGTTTGTGTTGTTGTTGGTTCGGTTACTTGTGGAAGTTCTGTTGTTGCTCGTGAATTGTATGTTCTTACATCATATCTACATACTGGACATCTTACATTTCGTTGAAACCATTGCATTAATCCGGTTGATTTGAATATATGTCCACAATGACGTATTCTGCAAATATTTTCACCAACAATGAAATTTTCTAATGTTATTGGACATCTTTCTTCTCCCATATCTTGTTCATATTCGATTGTTTGAATAGAATTATTTATTTGTTCTTGGGTAAGTCGAGTTGTTTGTTGTGTTCTACGTGGTATGTATATTTGCGGTATTTCATATGTATAATCGTATTGGGGAGCATTCCATGCTCTACTCGTATTTCTTGCATTTGTTCTGCTAAAAACTGGCGGTGTTTGAACATTTTGACGCATATTGTTTCGTCTTAATAAATGACTATATACTACATTTTGTTGATGTATGGTTGTTCGTATCATTTGTAGCATATCTCTTGCGTTATCTTGGAATGTATTTATTTGGGAAAAATATTGATTGATAAAATTATTCAACGTATTCAATTGCAATGTATGTACATCCGTTATACTTTGATCATGTAAATAGTCTCCGGTATTTCTTGGCAAATCATCTGTCGAATCTCCGTAATTCAAAATATTATCAAATATATTTGATATTTCATTTTCTAAAATAGTGGTCAAGTTGTCATTGTTGGACATTGTATCGTATATATCTATATCATTATATTGTTTATCATAAAAAATATTATCATTGTTCTCTATATATAAAGAATGATTGGGTTTTGTATACATTGCATTTTAGATTTGATATATAACTATATGTGAATAAAAATGGCGGTTTAGTAAGGACCCCCGAAAAAAGGTAGATCTAGATTCGTTGGCCGTTTTTGATTTTGGACATTTTTGAAAAAAGGAAAAATGTCCATTTTCCAAAAATGGCTCCGAAAATTTGGCGAAAAACGTGCAGAAAGCATCATGATGCAAATGCCGAAAAAATCGTTCAAAAAGTCGCTACATAATTTTTTTGGACGATTTTTTGGCGCTTTTTCGATTATCATCAGAAGATAATATAAAAGCGTCGGATTTTTGTCCAAATATTTTAATGTGTATTATAACACCATATATAATATAAATACAAAAAATATAATTCGCAAAAATGACTGCATGCCCCAAAATGGTAACAAATCGACGCGAATGATAACATTTAACAAAAAACAATACTATTTTATATCTGCATAATTCGAGCGATTGTAGTTTATCATTTATTTTATATGTTGCGGTGAGAACCTTGTAAATGTTCTCAAATTCGTGATTTTTACAAAACAGGTTCTCAACATCCTTATGTTTTATTCCATTACTAATGTAAAAATAAAATAGTAATGATTGATTTTTTTATTATTACAGATGTTTTTATGAATTGAGAATATTTCATATTTACATAAGTATTTTACGTATAATTTGAAATACTTATATTGAATCACCGCAATAATTTCATACCCGAATATTCACTCATCATTCGTTTACTACTACTTTCTACCAATAAGCCATTTGCATATACCCCATAATTTGCTCTTATATGTTCATGTTCTAATGCAAAATGCCATATAGTGTACAATCCTTCTTGGTCATATGGTTCAGCACGTTCGTCGACGCATGCCATCAATCTGTATCGATTTTCAGTGACATATATTTTACCCATCAATTCTTCCAAGTCTTCGCGTTGTTCATCCGTAATTGTATATACAAGGATTGAATGACATCCTGTTATGATTAAATCTTCGGTTAAATCTGGATATTTGTCTTTACTGCATCTGTATAAACGATTCTTTCCCCTTGATATATCACAAGGATTATAGATAGTCGAACTACCAATCATACATATTGGTTGATAACCACTTGAACGTGTTTTTACGAGAACACCATTTCTTAAATCTTCGATAGGAATGTATTTTTCGGTATTGTCAACCGTGTCAAAACACAATATCTTTGTACCTTCTTTGAAACACATTATTTGTTGTGGTTGTGACCATACTGGATATAAAAACATATTACCTCCTGGACTGGGAAAATCAGTTACGTTGAATTGATATCCAGGTGGATAACTAACATTCACGAAATTATCGACGGGTCCATTTGTATATCCAACTTTACCAACCCATCTTGATAAGAATGTATTCGGTGGTTGATTAAACATTTGTAAATTGTAATAATCGTCGGCTAATAATAACGTATAAACCCCATTATTTGGAAAATCAGTATAAATATAGTATCCTGGTGGATTGTAGTTCTCCATATATGGAATTTCCTGATTTAAAGAAGCACTGTCAATATAATAATAAATATATGGTGTACCCACTGAAAACCCGGTTTCACTCATTGGACCAATCAACAATCGTGGTGCATTTCCTGTATTTTCAGTAGAATGTTCTAATCCTTTTTGGAATTTGAATGCACGATTTTGTTTTATTTCATAGGAATTGTTGTTTATCACAAGAGAACCTTCACAATCTGAAATATATACTAATATAGTATCGTTGAATTCACCTTCACCACTATCTATGTGAGTAGACATATCATTATTAATCCACATCATTGGAATGGATACAGCATTCTCGGATAATCCTAAACTTTGTAATTTAGCCTTCATGTTCTCGGGTAAATTTAGTGAGAACCTTGTTTTGTGATTAGTATCCGACAAATTTTCGCGTTGATTTAGTACAATATCATTTTGAATGAACCAATCCAATTCTTCATTGGAAAATAAACCATCAAATATTTGAATGTTCTCCATATATACATTTAAAAGACATTATTTTTATATTTCTTTTGTTTCTTTTCGTTATTTCGTTTTTTTCATTTTTATTTATTATATATATTATATATTGAATATTAAAAATGAATGCATTTAGTTCAATTCATAATGGAATTCATAGTAAAAAAAACACACAAAAATCATACACAGTGAATGGTTCACCTACATATACAGAAACAACGTTAAATAACTATAAAATAATTAGTATTACCGCAGCTAGTTCTGCAACAATTACATTCACTGGTATTTCTATAATAGATATATTAGTAGTTGGCGGCGGTGGAAGTGGCGGATTTGATAGCGGTGGAGGTGGTGGTGGAGGCGGTGTTATTGCTTTATCAAATATTTCTGTAACGAGTGGTACTGCATATACTATTACAGTAGGAAATGGAGGTACAGTTAGGTCAACCTACGGTAATAATGGTGCTAATTCAGTATTTGGTACTTATACTGCAAAAGGCGGCGGTGGTGGTGCTGATGCAAATGGTGAAAATCTTGCTACGCCAATCGGTGGTGGTTGTGGAGGAGGTGGTTCTTTACAATCTAACAATTTAGCAGGGGGTACTGCAACCCAAGGTACAACTAATGGTAATAATGGCTATAACGGTGGAAATGGAGCAAATAGTACTGTTGGAGGTGGTGGAGGTGGCGGAGGAGCAGGTGGTCAAGGTTCAGATGCAAAAACTACTGCTACTCCTTATGGTGGTAATGGCGGAATAGGTTATTCTAGTAATATAACTGGAACAGCTACTTATTATGCCGGGGGTGGCGGTGGGGGTACATGGTACCCAAATAGCACAACTGTTGATGGAATTCCTAGTGCTGGTGGTACTGGCGGTGGAGGACAAGGAGGCGCAGGTAAAAAAAGTGCAGTTGCAGGAACAACAAACACGGGCGGTGGAGGTGGTGGTGGAGGTTTTAATAGTAGAGGACTTCCAGGTGCAGGTGGTTCAGGTATTATAATAATTCGTTATAATATTTCTAATTTTGTTCCTAGTGGCGCTTCTGCATGGTGGGACGCATCTGACCCGAATGGAACTGGTGTGGCGCCTAGTGATGGTACAGTAATTTCTTTATGGAAAGACAAATCTGGCAATGGATATGATGCAATTGGTGGAAATTCTGCAACATATTCGGCTGTAAACAAATGTTTATTATTTAGTAGTAATGTTGGTTATACTACAAGTTATCCTGCAAATCCAACTACTGAAACTATGTTTGTTGTATTTAATGTTAATTCATTAGGAGGTATTTTAATCATTGGGTCAAGTGCCAGTGGAAATAGAGCAACTGGAATAACTAACGTCGGAAGTCCGAATAGTACATTCAATGGTTATGTAATAATAAAAGGTGGACAGGCGTATGGTGCAACGTCATATGGACTTACTGCTGGAACTACAACACTAGCTACCACAACCGTAAATACAAGTTCTAGTCAAACTACTGCTTCGCTCAATGGTGGCACATCTTCGTCAGCTAGCAATATTTCATCATTTACTACGGGCAATACTTATATCGGTAAAGATTCAGCCGCATCTCAATATTGGTTTACAGGTAAATTTATGGAAATGATTATATATAATTCTGTATTATCTACTGCGCAAATTCAAAATATAGAAGGTTATTTAGCATGGAAATGGGGAATACAAACTAGTCTTCCAACAAATCATCCATATTATTCTGTAAAACCATAGTGCCTGATTTCATTATATAACAATATATGAATTACAAAATAAATAATCTACGAAAACTATTTAGGCGCTTTTTATTATCAATTTATATAAAGAAAGATAATGAAAAAAGCGCAAAAAAACGCCAAAATTTTTACATGTGAAGGTTGTGATTTTAAATGCAGTAAACCATATGATTATAATCGACATGTTGCCACTCGAAAACATATAATGATAACGACGGGTACAAAAAAAAGCGCCGAGCCGGTGGATAAATTTGTCTGCGATTGTGGTCGTGTATATCAACATCGTTCGGGACTATGTCGCCATAAATTATCATGTTCGTATAAAATGCCGAATGAAGATGTAAAACAAGAATGTCAAAATAGTTTGATAGAATATGATTCGAATACAGACGTAAATTTGACAAAAGTAATTTTGGAATTACTACGAGAGAACAAAGATTTTAAGAACATGTTGATTGAACAACATAAAACCATGATTGAAATTGCACAAAAAACATCGATTACTACGAATTCGAACAATACAAACTCCAATAATAAACAATTCAATTTGAATTTCTTTTTGAATGAACAATGTAAAAATGCCATCAATTTGTCTGAATTTGTCGAGAACGTGAAATTAAGTTTAGCTGAATTGGAGAACGTGGCAGACATGGGGTATGTGGATGGGGTAACACAGATTTTTATGAATGGATTGAAAGATATGGATATTTATACCAGACCGCTTCATTGTACTGATATCAAACGGGAAATAATGCATGTTCGCGAGAACAATACATGGATAAAAGATACACCTGACCAAGCTAAAATTAAGTCGGCTATACGCCGTATTGCGTTTCGTAATATACAACAAATCAGTGAATGGAATAAATTGCATCCTGAATCCGAGATACTTGATAGCGCCGAATACAATCGTGCATTTCAAATTATGAAAGAATCACTCGGAGATACGTGTCCTGGTGGTGTTGAGAAAAACAACGAAAAGGTTATGAAGAATGTCATGAAAGCTGTTTATATTGATAAACAAGATTTGACTGCTCAAAATAGCAGTGAGATAGTATAAAATAATTGTATTTATGGTAGTTCAGTAAGGACCCCTGAAAAAAGGTCGATCTAGATTCGTTGGCCGTTTTTGATTTTGGACATTTTTGGAAAAAGTAAAAATGTCCATTTTGCAAAAATGGCTCCCAAAATTTGTCGAAAAACGTGCAGAAAGCATCATGCTGCAAATACAGAAAAAATCGCGCAAAATGTCGCTGCATAATTTTTTTGGGCGATTTTTTGGCGCTTTTTTGATTATCATCGGAAGGTAATACGAAAGCGTCGTTTTTTCGCTCAAATAAAATGATTTATATTATAACATCATATATGGTATAAATGCCAAAATTATACTTTGAAAAAACGACTGCATGCCCCAAAATGGTAACATTTCGGCGTAAATGGTAATTTTTTTCAGAAATTGTCATGCAGTTTATGCAGTCATTATGATGCGATGTTGTTAATTATTTTATTTGTAATACAACCTGTAAAAAATTGATTATTTAAAAATGATATAATGATAAAACAATAATAGTACTATAGATAAAAATGACGTCAGTTTGTGCAATTTGTGATGATAAGTTGAATCAAACTGTAAGAAAACCCGTATGTTGCCCATATTGTGAATTTACTGCTTGTCGTACATGTTGCGAAACATATATACTTGGTGAAACTACAAGTAAATGCATGAATCCTCCATGTAATCGCGAATGGACGCGTCAATTCATTGCTAAATCATTTACTGGTGTATTCGTTACCAAAAAATTAAAAAAGAAGCGTGAAGAAATTTTATTTGATATTGAACGTTCGCTGTTACCTGCTACTCAACCAAGGGTGGAATACTTAATTAAACATGAAAAACTTAGCAATGAATATAATTATGCATGGAACAATGTATGGCGCCAAATATGGGATTTGCAATACAAACAAAGATCTCTAAAAAATGCAATGAAAGTGAGACGTACTCGTGTATCCGAGAATCAGTGGGAAGTAAATAATATTGCCAGTATCAAAAAAGAATATGATGAAGTGAGTAAACAACTCGAAGATTTGCATGATAAAAGAAATGAACTTTCAGACAAATATTCGGCAGATTGTCGTAGATTACGGGAAGAATACAATTTTAATCAGCCTAATAATTCAACGGATAATGAACCGCAACAAAGGCGAGAATTTATTCGCGCATGCCCAGATAATGATTGTCGTGGGTTTCTTAGTACTCAATGGAAATGCGGATTATGTGAAAAATGGTCTTGTCCAGATTGTCATGAGATAAAAGGACCTACTCGTGACACTGAACATACTTGTAATCCTGATATACTTGCTAGTGCCCGTTTGTTATCAAGCGATACAAGGCCTTGTCCTAGTTGTGGGTCCGGAATTTTCAAAATAGCAGGTTGCGACCATATGTGGTGCACACAGTGTCGCAAAGCATTCAATTGGCGCACAGGAAGAATTGAAGCAGATGGACATAACCCGCATTATTTTGAATGGCTTCGCCGAAATGGAAATTATGTACCTGATAATGATTATAATGTACGAAATATACATAATTTAAATATTCCATGCCAACACCAACGTCTAAATCATAGGTTGTTTACAAGAATACATAATTTACTTGTAGATAAACATAACGGTAATCCAATGTCAACTAATTACGATGAATTTATGGGTAACTTGTTTAACAATGCTGCGCATATTAATGACGTTATCGCACCTAGATATCCAGTGAACAACTATCGTCAAGACAGAAATCAAGAATTACGTATCCAGTATATGCGTAATAAAATTACAGAAGATGATTTTAAAATAACACTTCAACGTGATGAAAAAAAATATGAAAAAAACAGGGAAATACGCAATGTTTTTGAATTATTGGAAACAACCATAACTGATATTATTCTTCGTTTTATTGAACACTTGGAACAATGTGAACCTGGACAATGGGAAAACACAATAATAAAAGAAGTGGAACAGATTGTCAATTATACAAATGACTGCTTTCTTGATATTAGTAAAACATATAATTCAAAATGCATAAGATTTACAAATCATTTACGTGAAATATAAATTTTGGTGTGGGGGTATAATGTATATATTGTATGTATTGTTCTCATTGTACATACAATATGCTATATATACAAATAAAATAATCATAAAAATGATGGTTCAGTAAGGACCCCTGAAAAAAGGTGGATCTAGATTCGTTGGCCGTTTTTGATTTTGGACATTTTTGAAAAAATAAAAATGTCCATTTTTAAAAAATGGCTCCGAAAATTTGGCGAAAAACGTGCAGAAAGCATAATGATGTAAATACAAAAAAAATCGTTCAAACTGTCGCTGCATATTTTTTTTCATGAAAAAATCCGCCCCGAAATCGTTATCATTCGAAGATAACAAAAAGATAATTTGATGATAATAAATTTGGGGCAACTTTTTAGCAAGTTAATTTATATTAACCGATAAATGCAACCATCCCAGAAAAAATACCTGAAAAAAAATCGCACCATGATAATAAAATGATAACTTTTGCCCCTAAAAAGCGCCACAAACCATAATAGTAACACTTCAAAAAAACAATCTCAAAAAACTGAAAACTATGCAGTCAAAATCGACGCTAAAAAGCGCTACAAATATAAGATCTACAAAAAAACAAGATAAAGAAGATAGTCTACTATAACACAATAGAAAAAATGGATTTAAGAAAGTATCATGGCAAAGGATATACTGGGTTAGTGAATTTGGGAAATACATGTTTTTTAAATTCGTGTATGCAAGTGCTGAATCATACATACGAATTGAACGAATTATTGGATTCAAAATATTGTAAACGCAATATCAGACAGAACATAATAGACAGTGTATTATTAAATGAATGGAATGAATTACGTAATATAATGTGGACAAACAATGGAATCATTTCACCCAATAAGTTCGTATACAATGTACAAGAACTCGCAAAAAAGAAAGATCGAGAATTATTTACAGGATGGGCACAGAATGACATTACCGAATTTCTACTTTTTCTAATAGAATCCATGCATAACAGTATATCACGAGGTATAATTCTAAAAATACGAGGAACCCGAAAAAATAAAACGGACGATTTAGCAATACAATGCTATACAATGTTGAAAGACATATATGAAAAAGAATATTCAGAAATAATGGATATGTTTTATGGAATCTATGTTTCACAGTTACTATCATTGGACGGAAAAAAAACACATGCATTAAAACCAGAACATTTTTTCATCCTAGATTTGCCTATTCCAGAAAATCGCGGAGAGCGTACTTTATATGGATGTTTAGATGCATTTGTAATTCCTGAAATATTGGAAGGAGAAAACGCATGGATGAATGAAAAAACCGGATTGAAAGAAGATATACAAAAAAAAATCGTATTCTGGAATCTGCCAAATATCTTGATAATCACATTCAAACGATTTTCAGCGGACGGGAAAAGAAAAATACAAAGTTGTATAGATTTTCCATTGGAAAATTTAGACATGTCAACATATATAAGAGGATATAACTCGAAAAAGTACATATACGATTTATTTGGAATATGTAATCATACAGGGGGGGTTTTAGGTGGACATTATACATCATTTGTGAAAAATTCGCAAAATGAATGGATACATTATAATGATACAAACGTAGAAATAATAAAAGATACACAAAAAATAATAACACCTATGGCATACTGTTTATTTTATCGAAAAAAAAATAGCTTGGTATAATATATTAAATTTATATGTCTGAAAAAATGGATTTTCATGAAATAGAGAAATTAGAAAATAAAGATGAAAAAAAAGACGACAAAAAAACAGATAAAAAAGACGACAAAAAAATAACAATAGATTCAGTTTTCAATAAATCAAATATAATGTTTGTAGTATGGTTTTTAGCAATATATTTCGTAGTATTCTTTGTTTTGAAAATATTTTTAAAACAAAATACAGGTTCTTTCATGGGATATATATTTGATTTAATCATGTTTGTATTATTAATTATAGCACTTTTAGCATGGTATTATTCAACAAATGCAAAAGATAGAGAAAATATAGCAACAACTGCATTCGAGGGAATATTAAAATACTTGAATGAAACGGCATCAATAATTACTACAATTATCGTTTTAGTGATATTGTATATTTTTGCATATTTGTTGGGAATACCAATGGATTCTTCAAAACCAATATCATTTAGTATGGTTGAAAATGTCTCGTGGGGTGTATTAATAATCACTATATTTGTACAATTTTTTAAATCTGTATTTGGATTTTCATTAATAGACGAAATTCGCAAATTGTGGAATAAAGTACCAGAAGAAAAAGAAAAACCAAAATCAGAAAAATCAGAAAAAGTAGAACAAGACGAAGTATTCAATATTTCAAATAATTTATATACATATGATGATGCACAAGCAATATGTACTTCATATGGTTCACGTTTAGCTACCTATGATGAAATCGAAGATGCATATAATAAAGGCGCAGAATGGTGTAATTATGGTTGGTCAGATGGTCAAATGATATTTTTTCCGACACAAAAAACAACCTGGGATAAATTACAAAAAACAAGCAACCATAAAAATGACTGCGGACGCCCAGGGGTAAATGGTGGATACATCAAAAATCCATATGTAAGATTTGGTGTAAATTGTTATGGTAAAAAACCAAAAGCAAGCAATACTGATTTGAATCGAATGAATGCAAATAAAAATATGGTATATCCAAAATCACAAAAGGATTTATTGTTAGACAGCAAAATAGATTTCTGGAAACAAAATGCGGATAAAATGTTGAATTTAAATTCATTCAACAAGGATAAATGGTCACAGTTTTAATATTTTATTAAAAATATATAAAAAAATGAATACAAGTAATACAATGCAAATGCAACATATATATCCTTTATTAGGAAGCATATTTTATTTATATTTTCCTAAAAAAATAGTGAAAGATGTAGAACCATCATCAGTGAATAATTATGCAATAATCCACAATGTATGTTTGCAAATGTTCAGTATGTATGTAGCATATAATTTATTATATGCATTGTATACATATGGTATAGTAATCGAACGTAATTATTATTTTCAGTATAAGCATATAGATAATGTGATATATTATTTTTATTTATCAAAATATTATGAATACGTCGATACAATCATTTTATATGCAAAAAAACGAGAACCTATTTTTCTTCAAAAATTTCATCACTTGGGTGCGGTAATCGTATGGCATTTAGGGTATGTAAATAAATGTGAAGGAATGTTATTTGTATGTTTATGGAATTCAATTGTACATTCAATTATGTATTTATATTATTTGTTAGCATTATTGAAATTTGATGTAAACAAATATCGCATCTACATAACATCATTGCAACTCGTTCAATTACTTACTGGAAGTATAATGCTACCTTATTTTTTCTATACATTAGAAACTTCTCAAAACAAGAACGTAATAGTAATATTTAACATTTATATAGTATGTTTATTGTATTTATTTTCAGAATTTATGGTAAAAAATTACTTAGTAAAAAATAATAAAATAAAAAATCAGTAAATGCCATATCTATACAAATTTTTTAGTTTTATTGTGAGAACCGCCATTCGAATTTTTTCGCGTGATATTTTTATGTTCTCGATATGATATTTTGTTTATTAAATTATCAAACAAATTATCATCGATTAAAGTGCTGATAGATTCTTCGGCAATTTTATAATGATTTACATATCCACCTTTCATATTATCAATCACTTTTTCAAAGACTAAACCAACTGGAATGGACATATTTTCAAATTTTGCGTCTAACGGAATGGGTGACAAGTTTTGAATAGGAAATCCACCAACAATTGTTTCATTGTTTTCATTATAGATGTAATTATCCACGAAAGATTTTTCAAATTGCATATATAATGTGTATTTATTTTTTATTTATAGTATGTTCTCCGAATATCAAGAGATGATTTGATTTCGCGGTTTTTTTTGAGAAACTCTATAATATAATCAACCTGTGATTTATCGGTTAAAATTTTGGCTAAAGATTCTTCAATGTATGTAAAAGTAAGAGGAGAATATTCTTTTTTTTCATACATTTTAAGTTCTCCATCACTAATTTCTATTTTCGTAGTGGATAAATTTTTATTTTGTATGTATTCGCATATATCGTTATTAAGTCGATGTTTATTTTCACGGATTTCCTTTGTTTTTTCATGAATAAGTTTCAATTGTTTATCTAATATAACCCATTTTTGTATGTTCTCAACAAACTGCGTCTTGGGTTCTATGACTATACTATTATCATGGTCCGATTTGCTATCCATTTTGTCTTTATTTTTTTCACTATACATTATATTTCTTATATATAATGTATATATTTTCTTGGATTAACGTCTTCTTTTGCTGAAAGAACGTCTTCTGCGACTGGATGAGCGTCTTTTGAATAGACGTTTGGACATGCTTTTTCTACCTTTGAATGCAGAATTTGCCAAAAGTAATACAGCTGGAACGGCAACGTCTTGTAGTACACCTCCGCCGCTTACTGGTGCAGGTGTTAGATGAGCACCACCCATTACTGGTGCATGTGTTAGAGCAGCACCACCCATTACTGGTGCAACTGGTGCAGCATCAGCAGCATGTTCAATTGCAGCAGGAGTAAGAGCAACAAGTGCCCCACCTTTTGTTTCGGCAACAAGTGGTGGTGCACTTAAATCTTTCATTGCAATTACATTACTACCAGGAACAGAAGTTTGTTGTCCAATACCACCAACTACACCAATCATATAGTCGGAAGCGCCGACACCACCGCGCTGTTTTTTGGATCTTCTAAATGTTTTTTTTGATTTAGCCATTTTGCTATATAATAGTATTATATATTTATTCATAAACAATGGATTTTTTTTTGAATAATTTAAGAATTAAGAATAAATTTGCTAAAACAAAAAATATCAAAAAAACATTGTACAAACAAATGAACCAAATATAAATGTAAATTTCATTATAGATAATATTAACAATCGGTTTGATAATTTCTTTGACGTCTCTTTTAATATCTTCACTTTTAAAAAATTCTATACATGTTTCTCGAATATTTTTCATACTTTATCAAGGAAGTTATTTATTTAGAACGAATAAATTAAAAAAAAATATCAAACGTATAATTCGTATTATAAAAATAACAAATATCGCATAATATTTTATTAAATGGAAAGTATATATGAAACAGACGAAAATTTCAATTTTGAAAAACTCGTATTATTAAAACCAACACAAGTTGCAGGTGGAAATTACTTTATAAAATTTCGTATTAATAATAATCCATTGTATGTACAACCTCCTAAATGTAAAACAAAAGACAGTATTGTAAAAGCAGGAAAAAAAATATACTGTGATTTAATGTTTACAAATGAGAATGAAAAATTTATACAGTGGATGGAAAATTTAGAAAATTATTGTCAAAAATGTATTTATGATAATCGTGAACAATGGTTTGAAACTGAATTAGATAATCATGATATAGAAAATTCATTTGTATCACCATTCAAATTATACAAATCCGGTAAATATTACCTTGTGAGAACAACAATTCCTAATGTTTTAGGAAAAAGTTCTCTGAAAATATACGATGAATATGAAAATGAAGTTGAATTTGAAAACTTGAAAGAAAATAATGACATCATGACAATTATAGAAATACAAGGCATTAAGTGTTCTGCCCGTAGTTTTCAAATTGAAATTGAAGTAAAACAGATGTTACTTTTAAAACCTAGTAATATTTTTGAAAAATGTGTTATAAAACATTCAAATGATAATAAAATAAATATCAGTAATAACCCAAATATAGTATCAAATATAAATGATTTTGAAAAAAATATAAATTCATCTGAAACATACAATTCAATTGATGTAAATAATTTAGGAGAAAATGAAAATATCGAAATGAAAACATTAGACGAAAATGAAGATATTGAAAACAATGAGTCAGAACATGAAGAAGTTATTGAAAACAATGAAAACAATGATTTAGAAGAAAAAATCATTCATGAAGAAAAAGATATTTATGAAGTTGATTTTAATTTAGACGAAATTGCAGAAACTGAAACAGTTCAATTAAAAAATAGAAATGATGTTTATTATAAAATGTACAAGGATGCAATAAAAAAAGCAAAAGAAGCAAGAGATTTAGCACTTTCTTCATTTTTGGAGGCAAAACGTATCAAAAATACTTATATGTTAGATGATGTAGATAGTGATAGTGATTTAGAAGAAGATAACTTAAATTTTGAACAATAATTTCATTTCATAAAATTCGAAATGATTTAGGACGATTTGAGTTGCATAATATTTATTTAGTAAAAATAAAAACAAAAATGTTAGAAATAATTTTATCCACCGTTTATATAAACAGATGTTCAAACTGAATAAAATTGCAAGTAGTTTAACTAAGTTTTTAACTATTGATAAAATAGTTTTATTGATCATTATATTAGTTGCAGTATGGTTGTTATATTCATATTCAAATAATAAGATGAATGTATTTGATAAAATGTCAGATGGAAACTCCGCCGATAATAAAAAACAGCCAACTGTGAAAGAAACATCTGCACAAAATGTACAACCAGCACCAGCCGTAAATGGTGGATACACTGCTCAATCTGTTGCTAACCCAACGGATTTATTACCACAAGATAAGAACAGTGAATGGGCTGCACTTAACCCAGTTGCTATGAACCAAGGTAATGTTGCTATGCCTGACTTATTACAAGCCGGATATCATATTGGTTTAGACACTATTGGGCAAACTCTACGTAATGCCAATCTTCAATTACGTTCTGACCCAGTAATCAAGAAGGCTGATATTGGTCCATGGAACCAAAGTACAATTGAACCTGACCTTGCAAGAGTTCCATTAGAAGTTGGTCAAGGTCCTCAATAAATATAAAAATGATTTATATTAGCAATATTGTTAATATAAATAATAGACGATTAATATATAATAACATATATGATAAATAAACATACGTTTGAGAATGGGTTTCGTATTGTTCATGAGACACCTCATTCTAAATTACCAATAACTTCAATACAATTGTTTTGCGATTTCGGTTCTGTTAATGAAAAAGATGGGGTTCGCGGAGCTGCACATTTCATCGAACATATGTGTTTCAAAGGTACTCGAAAAATACCGGATGGAAAAGAAATATTCATCAATTATGACAAAATCGGTGCGTACTTCAATGCAAATACAGAAAGAAGTCATACACGTTACATAATTGTATGTGAAGATGATTATGTAAACAATTGTATTTATATTTTGTCGGATATGTTGATGAATTCAACTTTCAATAAAAAAGAGTTTGAAAAAGAACGAAAAGTCGTCGTGGAAGAGAACATCCGTAATGAAGATGATGCATCTGATATTATAAATATTAATATGAATAAAATATTGTATAATGGTTCTTCGTATGCTGATGAAATCGATAGATTGTCATTTCATACCGCAAAAACACTAAAATATCAAGATGTATTTGAAATGTATAAAATGTTTTATGTTCCCAATAGAATGGTATTGAGTATTGTTTCGAACATATCATTTCAAAAAATAAATGAAGCATTGCAGAGAACCTATTTTATGAAAACACCCAAAATATGCAATTTTAACTATAATAAATATCAAAAAATAACATTGTTCTCTAATCAAGATGAAATAGAATACAATATTCAAAGTAAAAAAGGATTAACAACATTACATCTAAGTATAGGATTCAGAACATGTCCATATAATTCAGAAGATAAATACATATTGAATTTAATATCGAATATAATTGGAGGTACATCAAGTTCTCGTTTATTTACAATGTTGAGACAAGACAATGGATTAACATATAGGTCCCATTGTTATACAAAATATTATGAACATTTAGGGGATTTGACAATCGAAATCGAAACGGATTATCATAAAATACTAAAAGATGGGAATAAAAAAGGTATCATTCCATTGATAATTGGTATGTTAAATGATTTGATAAAGAAAGGTGTATCTCAATCTGAATTGGTAAATACAAAAAGCAATTTGAAAGGAAGTATAGCGCTGGAATTACAAAATATTGAAACATCCACTTTTCATAATGGTTTAGATGCATTGATGGGAAATGAGAACCAGATATCTTACATCGATTTATACGATAAATGTTATTCATCTATTACAAAAACGCAACTGAATGATGTAATTCATAAATATTTTACAAAGGAAAATATGGTCGTTTGTTTATTAGGAGAACACGTTCCTACAATCGAAAAAGTAAAAGAGGAATGTGAAAAATTGTGCAAAAAATAAAATAAGATGTAAATATAAATATGAAGAAAATAGACATTTTAGGATATCTTGTCATTGCAGGTGTATTGATTGCATGTGGATATATGTATTACAAACGCGAAGGTTTTGAATTGAAATGTATTGTTTCAACCGTGGATGGTAATAAATATTGTGTTAGAGAACGTGAAAAATTGCAAGAAGCTGCTGATTTATTAGCGACTGTTACTGAAAAATGCAAAAATCTCGTGAAATATGTTGACAAAAAATATCCGGACAAAGAGAATGTACGACGTCTGGTTGATGGGTTCAATCCAAAGAAAATCATGGAAACATTACCAACAAGTGGTTATACAGCATATAGTGAGAACAAAGGAGAAAAAGTCGCATTTTGTTTGAATCGAACAAAAGGGGGTGAAGATAATTTGATAGACGAACATACACTAACATTTGTCGCAATACATGAATTATCACATATAGCAACGGAATCAATTGGACATAAAAGCGAATTTTGGGATAATTTCAAATTTTTGTTGGAAAATGCAAAAGAAGCTGGATTACATGACCCCAAAGATTATAAAAAATCGCCACAGAATTATTGTGGTATGACTATTCATGATAATCCGTATTATGATATTTAGTATTTTCAATTACATATTCTCCGTAGTTTTATAGAAGAACCTATAAAAATTTTATATTACACACATATAAAATTTTTTTACATATTTCAACATTCAAATATATCTATCGTTTTTTTTTAGGTTTATATTTATTGAGTTCACGTTGTGATTTATTTACCATAACAGATACCATATTTTTACCTAATATTTCATGTATTTGGTCAAATTTTGTAGGTGGTGTCGGTTGGGATGTAGTTTTATTTTCATTAACAGTAACCGTTTTAATAATAATTTCTTTTTGAAATGTATGTTCTGGATATTCAGCAGAAGATGATAATATTGGTAATTGATTTGGAAAACCAATTGCGATTAATTCATTACAAATATTATCATAAAGCGAAAATAAACCAATATTATGTTTTGAATCGCGTAAACATTTAATAAATGTAGATGTTAATGCGCCACACGATTCATTATTTTCGGTATCATAAATATCATTACTATATTCATCGTCTTTACACCCACTAATCATAAAAATATTCGGATTGGCAATTTCATGATTAGGGTTCATATTTTTAACAAACGATGTTTCATTGTTTTCAAAACTCCATTGTAAATCACATACAGAGCCACTATTGCAACAGTCCATTACTATTATAGTCCTACATTTCGAGTTTTTGATAATATTGAAAATTACGTCATCTGTAATAACACCATCTGTTTGAAAATCACAAGGTACAATCACTTCATCTTTACCATCTGCTTCATCATTATTATCATCTATAACGGTAGAACCATGCCCACTATAATGAATCCAAACTTCTTCGTAATTAGCAGATTCGTTAATAACATTAGTTAAATTATTAATGATATTTGCTTGCGTAGGTAGTAAATTTGGTTTATCGTCGCGTAGCACTATGATATTAGAATCAATATAGTCATATGCATCAATTAGCATATTTTTAATATTAATAATATCATTGATGCACCCATAAAGTCTTGCATTTGGAGTATTTATATAATTAGACCCAATCAATAACGCAAATTTCATTATAGTATATAACTATACAAAAATATAACACAAAATTATATATATAATGGATATTTTCAAAGTAAATTGTTTGAATAACAATGGAAAAATAGAAAAAATCATTATTTTTTCGGGAATAAATAAACCATTAAATACTGATATATTTAGCAATAATGAATTACAGTATATACAGCAAGAAAATATTGAATTACTATATTCAAATCAACAAATTCATAGCGATGATACTATAAGAACTATCAAAATAAAAATTTTGAAAGAATTTGAAAAGAAATATGCATATGAAGAATTATGTTTATTTGGAAAAATAAAACATTACATAAGCGCTTTGAAAGTATTTAGTTCTATTACTGAAAATGATAAACTAGGATTCAGTAAGGCATTTATGAGCCAACTTGTAATAAATTTGAATATAGATGAAAGTGAAATAAGTAAAATAGAAAAAAAGAATAATTATTATTATGAAGATGTAGTAGCAATGGAAAATAATGAATATGAATTAACATTATCTCTGGGTAGAAAATTTGCTAAATATCGTAATTATTTGTATTCAGCAAATCCATTTTCTATTATGTCACAAAAAACAATAGCGACACCAAATAAACAAAATGAATTAATAAGTTTTGAAAACACAACAATGTTGAATTATGGTAAAATTCTTGGTAATAATATTTATCTATGTTTTGCAGAAGATGTTTATGAATATGCTATGCAAAATGGATTGGATGAAACGTATATATCTGAAATGTATTTTCCTTTGTTATACAATGAAGATGTTACAAATAAACCACAATTATTGAAGGAAAAATACAATTTAATTGAGAAAAATAAAAAAAATATTGATAAACAATTATATCAACTATATGATACAGTTACGATGTTTTATGATATTTATAATGAGAAAAAAACTGATTTGATATATGAAGAAAAAGGTATTAATAAATTTGAAATATTAATTCATACAGAGTTGAATGCAAATATTCCATTAGAAATAATATTCAAAAATATTCACGCGTCAAAAATAATTCCATTTATCAAATTCAATCCAGGTAGTCTTCGCGAGAATATTTATCGTATTTATTCTGAAATGGTTTCAAAAAATGGTAAAAAGATTCCATATTTGAGCGAAAATATGATAAATCAATTGTCGCGTAAAATGGGAAAAGGACGACAAATATCGATGTACGTTGAAAATGAATATACCTTCTCTAAACGAACGAAAAAAATAAGTATGTATATTAATATTGAAAACGATGGAAGTATTCGTGTATATGGAGAATTAAAAAATCCGGTATTAACAGAAGAATTAAATATAATGATTGAAAATTCAGTAAATCCAGTAATAAATAATATGAATGATTTTTTACAGCAATCTGGATACAGTATCAGTTTATTTAAAAATTTGGAATATGAAGAAGTTGAAGTAATTAAAATGACATATCGTTCTAAAATGAAAATACAAAAAGATATCAATTTAAAAAAATACGAAAATTGTTTATCAAGTATTTTTCATATAATTGATAGTGATATATCCGTGGGCGCACATTTATTATTCAAACGTGTAGATAATTACCAATTGATGGATGAAAAACGTATATTGATAAAACGAGTGTATGATGAAACGAATAATTTGTTGTCTATCATAAATGAATTGGTCCAAAAATATAATATGACGAATAATGAAGCAGAATCATTGGTAATTGAATATTTTAATGAAATCACGGATATTCGAGGAAAAATAGTTGAAAATCCAGGATTTTCTACATTAATTACAAGCGAACCATTGGAAAATAATTTAATAATAGAAATTGATAATATAACATCAATCAATTATTTGAAAATTTTGAACATATATATTGATAGTATTTTAAGAATAACTCAATCGCCAGAAACTACGAATATTTCTTTGGAAAAAATAAATAATTTATGTATTAAATCCAAATTATTAAAAAAAGATATTGATAAGAGTAGCATTGATAATGTAATCACTACAAATATGGATGTAACCTTTGTTCCAAACGTAAAAAAAATGCAGCCGATTTCATTAGAAGGACCTATAATTGACGATGAAGAAGAAAATGACGAAATCGATGATGATGCATTATTTTATGAAGATGACGACGAAGAACAACTAGACGTTGTAGAAGAACAAGAAGAAGATGAAAAAAAAGAAAATATTTTACTAGAAGAATCGTCCGACGAAGAAAAAAATTCCGAAAAAATAATTCAAAAAAATATCGAGGAATCACCCGAATCAGAAAGTAGTCCAGGTGGCATTTTTTACTCAGATGAATCATCAAGTGATAACACTGATAGTAAAAATAGTGTCAATAGTAATGAAAACAAAGGTGGAATGGTAACCGACTCAGAATCGCCAAATTTTAGAATGAAAATAGATGGTATGAAATTATCAAACCCCAATATATTTGAAGAACGTATTAAAAAGCGAGAACCTAAATTGTTTGTAACGAAAGATGGTAATTATTCATCATATTCACGTTCATGTGAATCCAATGTTAGAAGACAGCCCGTTATATTGACACAACAAGAAAAAGATGATATAGATAAAAATCATAAAGGGTCATATAATCATGCTATTAAATATGGAACTGACCCAAATAATCAGTATTGGTATATATGTCCAAGATATTGGTGTTTGAAAACAAATTCAAGTATTACCGAAGAAGATGTTAAATCAGGAAAATGCGGAAAAATTATACCAAGAGGTTCATCTACGGTTCCAGCTGGACATTATGTATATGAATTCAATCATCCAGAAGAACATCTTCGTAAAGATGGAACGTATATCGACCATTATCCTGGATTTTTAGATAAGAAAAAACATAGTGATGGTTATTGTTTACCATGTTGTTTTACACAATGGGACTCAAAATATATGAAAAAGCGTAGACAAGTATGTAGTCAAGATGAAACGCCAGATGAAAATATTGTAGAAAAATCAGTAAAACCTGCAAATTATGTAATGGGAATTGATAAATATCCTTTGGATAAAAATAGATGGGGTTTTTTGCCATTTTCAGTTCAATCTTTCTTACAAACAAATAATGCTGAATGTGTATCAAAGAATAATCCTGCATTGATACGTCCCGATGCAAGTTGCTTATTACGTTATGGTATAGAAAAAAATAAGAATCAATCGTTTATTGGATGCGTTGCTGATATATATGCATCTATTCAAAATTTAGATGTGGTTCCTGGTATAAAAGAAATGAAAGATATATTAATCACTGCTATTAGTTTAGATAACTTTTTACAATATCACAACGCTTCACTAGTATCCATTTTCAAACCAAAAAATATTGTAGATGAAATAGATATTGATAAATATAGTTCAACTGAATTTATGAAAACTATAAATGTAAATAATCCAACTGAATTTGACTTTTTAGAAAGTACTATTGCATCTTATGAAAATTTTATAGGATATTTGAAAAGTGATGATGTATTAATTGACCATACTTATTTATGGGATTGTATTACTCAACCTAATTCTAAATTATTAAAAGATGGTGTAAATATGGTAATATTAGAAATATCAAATAAAGATATTACAGATAATATGGAAATATTATGTCCAACAAATTCACAGTCATCTTTACTATACGATTCTCGTAAGAAAACACTAATATTAATAAAACGTGGTCCAAGTTACGAACCAATATATTTATATAATGAGGAACCGAACAAAATAGTCAAAGCATTTGATGAGCACAATTCGCCAAAAAATATTAAAAAAATATTGAATATAATTCAAAAAACTACGCAAAAATATTGTTCTCCACTACCAAGTTTACCAAATGTATATGAATTCAAAAAAAATATTCCAGTAAAGGAATTAATCGCAATATTGAAAAATGATAAATATTATGTAGAATACCAAGTACTCAATTATCAAGGAAAGGTAATTGGTATATTAGTTAAACAAAATTCAGAAAGTAAATCTCATGTTTTTATTCCATGTTTACCATCGGCAATTGTTTCAAATATTCAACGTAAATATATGGAAGACCCTACTATTTGGAATGATTACAAAACAACTAAAATGGAATTATTTAATATACATTCTGCAAGTAATGGTAAGATCCCATGTAAACCAACAATGAAGGTAATTGAAGATGAATTAGTAGTAGGTATTTTGACAGAAACAAACCAATTTGTTCAAATCAATAATCCAGTTGAAAATGTAGAAAATGATGGGTTGATTGAAGTAAAAAATACAAATTATACATTAGTAGATAATATAATTACAAATACAAATAAAGAAGACATAGAAAGAGTCGATATTGTTAAAAAAATTAGATTAGAAAGTCAATTTTATGATGTATTCAGAAGTATTGTTCGAAATGCATTGAACGATTATATAAATAGAGGTATTCGAAAAAATGTTATCGAATTAATAGAAAACAAGAAACTGATACATAAAGAGAAGTTGAAAAAGATGGAAGAAATATTAGAGAAGTTGACAAAATATAAAATATCATTTTCACAAATAGATGAAAAAATATTAATGGATTTAAATAATGTAACTGCATGTTCATCTGACTGTAATAATAATGACTCGTCGGGAAAAGCATACTGTTTACTTACAGACAAAAATGAATGTCAGTTCATAGTACCCAAGAATAATTTGGTAAGTGGAAGTGATAATATGAAATTATATTTTGGACGAATTTCTGACGAATTAATAAGATATAAACGAGTTCAGCTATTCATGTTGAATCCAAAATCATATTTGAATATAGGTAATAATGAATATAAAATTAAAAGTGATGAATTTTTATTATTACAGTCATTATTGACACCTGAATATTTCAAAGATATGGAACCATTTAACACCAATAAATTTATACAAAATGTTGATTATAATAATTCAAATCCAGCAATTTCACAAAAATATTCAAATGAAGCAATTTCATTAAAAGAACAACAAGAAACATTAGAAAAATCATCAGAAAAATTATCGAATGATTGTATTAATGTAATACGAGATGTAATAGGAAACCCAACAACGTCTTTATGGAAACGAATTTTTCAAAATAGAAAATTCAATGAAATCGTTTTCAATAATACACCAAATTGTAGTTATCAAATCATATTACACATATTAGAAGATAAATTGAAAAAATTGATAACAGTCGAGAATTTGAAAGTAACTTTATGGAATGCATATTCAAAGTATTATGATAAATATAGTAGTAAAATATTGACTATACTCAGAAAACAAGGTAAGATAAAAATATTAGAAAATGTAATAAAAAATAAAGTATCATTTGAAGACCTATTATTTAGTGATTCATATTTTTTAACAGATTTGGATATTTGGATGTTAGCAGACAAATTGAAATTGCCTATTATATTATTCTCATCAACAAAATTAGGAAATTTAGTGGATAGTGTAGATTGGTTGTTATTAGGAGGCGATTTGAGTAAACCATTTTATTTTATTCGTTCTCCACAAAATATGAAACCAACATCAAGTACTGGTTATCATTTAATTACTCCATCAGTTGAATTATCCGAAGTAAATGAATTTTATTTATTATTACAAGATAAATTACTGAAAAACAAAGATTCTCCACAAGAAAATTTGGTAACATTGGGTGATTATTTGGAAAAATACATATATATCAAAAAATAATACATATATATCAAAAATAAATTTTAGAAATCTTCTGGAACATCTACAACATATTTCAATTGTTCTTTATGATATTGTGAATTATTGTTCCATTCTCTTTTCATATTTGGATTTATTTTACACATATCAATAATATATTGGGCGGCAGCAGCAGATTCTTCTGGCTTGTAATAATAGGTTGTAATGTAGAATTGAAATGCAATTTGAAATTGTAGATGTTCTCCAATATGAACATTATGTGATTTAATTTGGTCCAATAATATTTTACCACAATCATAACATTCTTTTTGATATCCATAGTCAAAATATTTTTTAAAAATTAAATAATAAATATAATGAAAATTACGGGTAGGTTTAATAAAATTATTTAATATTTGTCCATAATCCCCGTAACTTCTATGAATATCATCGTAAAATTCATCTAATATTTCAAGATGTAATAATTCATCACCATGTCCAAATCCGGCATTTGTAGCTTCTACAAAAACTTCTCTTAATCGGTTAAACACTTTTATTCCTATTTCTTTACCACACGTAAAAAACGAACCGCACATAATATACCGATATTCTTGGTAAAATTCTCGCTTATGTTCGGGGTTTTTATATTTTTTATCGGTTACGTTCAATACTTGCAAATGAAATTTATCGTCAATATTAGAAAGGACGTATGGTATCATATTAGGAGAGTAATCTTCTGATATTTTTTTCATATGTTTTCTAAGGAAACAATCAATCCATCCAAATTTTGAAGTTTGAAATGGATTTTTATGAATTGTATTCAATACAAAATTACATTTATTGCAATTAATCAAATGCGAATCAGTTCCTGCACGAGGGTCTCTCGTTCCCCAGAATATCTCACGATTTTTGTTGACTTGTTCTTCATATTGATATGTCCATAAATCACGTAATTCAACTACATTATATTCAGTTAAATGATCATATTGACTACGTTGTTCTTTAATAATTGGAAACATCATTGCATCGCAATAAATAACAAGATATACTGGAACCTTCATTAAATCTTCAATGTTTTCTATAATTTGTTCAATTGAAAGTGCATGATTATTTTTATCATGTACACAAAAACAAGCGGTAGTCAATGTACAATCGGGTATCATGTATATAAAATAATATATACATGATTCTTTATATTTGTATCAATATATTTTACATATTATCATAGTCAAATAATGTTCTTATTTTCAAATCAAAATTTTTGAAATTGTTGTATATATTTGGATATTGAATGGACCAATCATCTTGCTGTACTTCTTTTATTATATTATTACATTCTTCTGTATATTTTTCATTTGTTGGTAATAATGGAATATAAGCATCCGGAAAATAAGGAATATGTTTTGGGTTTGGAATGAATTTCAATGAATTTATTCTGTAGATATTCAAAGATGGATTGATAACTTTTGAAAAAGAAGAGAGAGCAGATGAAACCTTTAAAACTGTATTACATTTAGATAAACATAACATGTCTAACATTGCCATTTTAGCATTTAATGACGGGTTTTCATTGTTTCTCCAAAACAGATTTCCTTTGAAATCACGAGAACTTTTGAAATTTATGTCTGTATATTTAGTTACAAAATAATCAAATACGTCATTTTCATCACTTGCTATAAATATATTTTTGATGTTATTTGTTTGGATATATGAATCAACAACAGTATAAAACATTTCTTTTGTAAGAGGAGTATTGAATCCAATATCAGTTGTTTTATCGGTACCTCTGTAATGTAATCCTAAATAATCTCGTAAACTTAGTGAACTTGATACATCATCTAATTGTTTCGGAATTTTGAAGTATTTGAAAAATAATTTGTTTAGTTTTAAAAAATCATCACCTAAAACATATTGAGGGGCAATGTTTCGAAGTTCGAAGAAATTGATTGTATGATTCATTGGTTGTTGGATATTTTTGTCATCATTAACGTAATCCAAAATTTCTGGAAATATTGAACCATAGTTGACACTACATACATACCAATATAAATTAGCTACATCGAAATCATTATTTTCTAAAATTGGTAAAATTTCAAAAATCCACAAAAAAATTTCACCAAATAATCCTTCATTTAATTGATTCTCTGAATATATAAGAATTTTCGCCATTCTATAAAAATATACAATGATTATATTTTTATATAATTTATAAATTGTATTACAAAATACGCTGATCGGGAATTGAACCCGAGACTAATGATTGGAAGTCATTCGTGATACCACTTCACCATCAACGTTCCAATAAAAAATACGGAAAATTCTTTATATTATTTTTTATATAAAATATAACTATTTACAAATATACAAATATTACAATAATCTAAAATCCCATGTTATAATCATCATCGCATATTTTGGTTTCTCCTTGTTTGATATTTGCAATATTATTCTGTATAACAATATTTGATTTTGAACAAACATCGGATTTATCTTCACTAATTTTGAACATTTTTTCAATTTCGGTATTTGCATCAGTTACATCCAATTGAGCATCTGCTAATTTTTCAGTTTCTTTCATATCTAAAACAAGATTGAATGCATTGGTTCCATAGTATCCAACTTGTCCCATCATGACATTTGCGGATACGCCGCGCATATGGTCAAAGTCTGCATGTCTGGCAGCATTTAAGAAGACTTCTGTATGCACTTCAAATGTACCTTTTGCAATAGGACCAATGTCATCATTTAAAATACCTGACCTGAAAATAGATACCATATTTTTTGTGCATGTCATGCGGTCACATAATAGACTTAAATGATGATAATTAATATAGACATCACTAAATTCCATGACTTCTACGAATTCATTGTATAAAACTTGACGAGCAGCTTCAATGCCTAATACATCAAATACTTCTTTGATATCGTTACTATATGTTCGTTTATTATCAATAAAGTCAATTGCCAATGTTTCCATAAGATTTGAACCAGTTGTATCTAAAATCCACACGTCTTTTTTCACATATTTACCTTCTTCTTTTACAATCATATTTTGCAATTTACGAGGAATGACATTTTCAATGCCATTTACACCGCGTAATACAATATTGTTCAGCAAACTGTCTTGGAAATTTTTTAGTAAATAAATATCGTCGGATTGGTCCAATGGGTCGGTAATTCCTTTTTCTGAAAATCCTTTTGATTTTTTAGATTTGAAAACATTACTATTCATACGAATACGGAATACTAATTTATCACTATTGTAATCGGAATATACACATGTTATGTCATTTCCATAATAACTATTTTTAATAGCAAAATGAATATCATCCATTGTAATATTTTTATCCAAAAGAACTTCTGCGTCCATTTCCATACGAATAATCCACTTTGATTTAACAACTTCTACTCCATCTTCTTCTTCATTGCATTCTTTCACCATATTTTCAAATTCATAATATTGTTCCATTAATAGCTTATCATCTTCAATAAATGTAGATTGTTCATGTGGGTCAAAGCAAATTTGTAATGATTTTACAACGTCTACTAATTTTGTGTGTTCCATCATGTTTGCATATTGTATAGCCTTTTCTTGCTCTAATTCATCAAGTGGTTTCAAATGAACAGTTAATGATGGATTTTTAGGATTTTTTGTTAATCTCAAAATTTCCTCAATTCTTGGAACACCACGAGTAACATTTGACTTGGAAGCTACACCTGATAAATGAAATGTATTGAGTGTCAGTTGTGTAGTAGGTTCACCAATCGATTGGCCAGCAATAACACCGACCATCTCACCTGGATGAACAATTGCTTGTTTGTATTTTAATATAATAGTTTCTAACAAAAGCACTAATGCTTTGCGATGAAATCTTTTTGTAACTAATAAATCTTTTGGGCTCAAATAATAATAATACATGATTTCGAATAATTCAGTTGGAGGAACATAATGTAATTCACGTACTTTATTGAAATAAAACTCGATTAGTTCAAATGCTTCCATTGGTGTAATATCAACGGTTGTATTTGAACCAAGATTCAATTGTCCTTGAATATTTGTAATTATATTTTGAAATGCAACGGGTAATTTAACGCCATTTTCATCTTTGTATTTGAAAATGTTTTTGACAATTTCTTCTCTTGCAAGTAACATCTTTTCGATATAGGTTTTGCATTTGTCTCTTGTTTCTGGACGTTGTTTTTTCATTCGAGTAATCGTACCTTTACTGTATATTTCTAATAATTCAGTGTCGCGGTCATTTACGCCAAGAATATCATAATGCATGTAGATGTCTTCTACACTCATACCAACCAATGGTATGAATTGATTTTCTACGCGAGTAGAATCAAATCCATCGTCACCATATGAAAATTGGACAATTTTACCTTTACTATTACGAACGGTCATATCATATTCAACTTTCAAATCTTCAAGACCTTTGATTAAACGACGTTGAATATATCCGGTTTGTGAAGTATCACGAACTTGAAGACCATTTGCTAAACCGAAATTCAATGTGGATGGAATAGTTAAATCGTATACTTTTGGATATTTTTCAATACCAATAATATTGATTTCGGTAATTTTGTCTAATACGACATTGTTATATGTATCAAAATTCATATGTTTCTTGTTATTCCATTTTTTTGTTTTTAATTTATGATTTTTAACTTCTTCAATGAATGATATTTGGTCAGCAAACTTACATGCCCAATGAGCACTAATACTCAAACGATAGCTTGGTTTGATATTTTTAGTTTGTAAATTGTTCTTTTTCATTTGAACTTTGGATGTTCTACCAAATATACCTAATCTGGAACATAACATGGAAATGCCTTCAATCAATCTTTGCGATGCACTTCCAACGTCAATTGAATTTTTACTGATTGAACCATCACCAGAATAATATCCATTTAATAATCCAATTATGAATTCATTGGAAGCTGTGAACGCTTCGGTTGGAACATGCTTGTTTTCGGCTTTATGTCCTACCAATTTTAACAGAAATTTGGATAATATAGATGAATTGCCAATGACGGTTGTAGTCAATCCGCCAATTTTATTTATTTTTGATTTTTCACTGTATACAATATTGTGTTTATCAAACCATGATTTCACGAAATCGCGGATATTTTCATTATTATTTGTAATAGTAACATGACTATTGTGACTATGTCCTTCTGCTAAATATAATCCTAAAAATATGCCATTTTCTTCGTTTAATTCGAACTTTTCTGGAATAAATGCATCTTTGCGTTGTGCATGATATGGATAGACATAACCATCCTTTACATTTTCAGTATTTGACCTTACTGATGTGCGCTGTAATGATGATTTTTTACTATATGGTAATGTGAAATGTTTGATGTTATTATCATTCCACCAGTTTGCTGGTATTTTCTTTTTATTTTGCATTTCAGTCTTCATCATTGAAAGTGCCATATTGAAATCTGTTCCGTAAACAAATTCTGTCTTTGGTAAATAATCAACAACGTCAATATGCTTCAAAACAGTAGGAGGTTTGCATAATTCGCCGGTTACAGGAACGCAATCTCCAATTTTAATATCTGGTGTTGAAGTTTCGTCCAAAGTCTTTGTTTTAGGATTCCAAATCAACAATGATTTGCTTTCAGTTACAATAACACTTCTACCTCCATGTGTTTTGATTTCATACAATGCATCACCTGGGTCGTGTCTGGTTACTGCGGTGATTTCACCCCAACTGACATTACCATTTTCGTCAGTGGTTGGAATATATATACTGTCAGTATCTAATAATTCCATTTGTCTATCTGTATAATGTTTTATTTTTTCTGGTGTTTTTTCAAGTAAATTATCAATCCAACGTCCAATTTCAATATAGATTGGTTTATCATTTTCCATAATAACAACTGGGGTTTCCCATGTCACAGATTTACATGCGGTATCAATCAAACCGATACGACCACCCATTGCATGGAAGAATAATTCCGGAGCAGTTAATCCTGTAATATAGGAATTTTCAATGAATCCACGTGCTTTTGGTGAATCATCAAATTTACTGTAATGTGGAAGGGTTCTACTATCAAACCCGTATGGAATACGTTTTCCATCCACGTTTTGTTGACCTAAACATGAAATCATTTGAGAAATATTAATAAGCGAACCTTTTGAACCAGAATTTACTATCATAAGGAAACGGTTATCTTTGCTCAATGATTTACGGCCAATTTTACCGGATTGTTCAGTAGCTTTGTTCAACATATTATTGACTTGTGTTTCAAATTCTACGTTATTGGATTGGGCAGTATTGTTTTCAAAGATACCCAAATGTACTTTGTCAATAATGTTTTGTACTTCCATTTTTTGTGTAGTAATGACTTGAACAATTTCGCGTGCAGTTTTCTTGTCAGCAATTAAATCGCTAATACCTACACTGAATGATGATGATTTCATGTATTCAGTAATGATATTTTGCAAATCGTCAATGAAATTTGCGGATGCCATATTGTTGAAATCGTTACAAATACGATGGATAATACCCTTTGTTGAACTTCCTAATACGGATTTTTCCATTTGACCACGGACATACTTTCCGTTTCTAATTTCTAATACATTGTTTGGAACGGGGTCGTCTTCAAATAACTTTGTTTTGTACACCATTGTAACTGGTGGTAAAATTTGTGATAAAATATCAAAATTGGTTATTTTGTTTCCATTTTCGCGTAACTTTTTTGTATCTACATTATTAAACATCATTAACAAGTTCATAGCCTCACGTGGAGTGAATTTGATATCACTACGTGTAAAACGGTATGAACCTAATAATGAATCTTGATATATGCCAATAATTGGCGAGTTACCAGCAGGACTGATTATTTGATATGGAATTGCTGCCAAATGTCTTAATTCAGTTTCTGCTATTGCGCTTTGTGGCATATGCATATTCATTTCGTCCCCATCAAAATCAGCATTGTACGGTTTGGTCGTAGCAACATTCATTCTAAACGTGTCACCTCGCTCCATAATCTTAGCAATATGACACATCATAGACATTCTATGTAAAGAAGGTTGTCTATTGAATAAAACGGCATCTCCGTCCATCATATGACGGTGAACGATGTCGCCATTTTCAATACGAATGGACCCACGGTCAACATATCGCAATGAAATGTGTTCGCCATTTCGTCTTTCTAAAATTTTGGCGCCAGGATACACGTCAGGACCATTTTGAATGAGTTTCATCAAGAAATCTCGATTCAAATCGTTGACAGTAATAGGTTTTGTAATGTTCATGGCAATTTTACGAGGAACACCCAGTTGTCGAATAGACAAATTGGGGTCGCCAGTAATAACGGAACGCGCACTAAAATCGACACGTTTTCCCATTAAATTACCACGAATACGACCGTTTTTACTATTTAGTCTACCCATAATACATTGTAAAGGTCTTCCTGAACGTTGTGCCATCGGAACTGCGCCTTTTACTTTATTATTGACAATCATGGCCACAAAGTATTGCAATACAGTGGTCAATCCTTCAATAATATTTGGTTGGGCATTTTCACGCAATTTATTGAATAAATCGGTGTTTGTTTTGATAATATTACTATAAATATGGGTCAAATCATCTTCACTTCTTTGTTGCGCATCATGTTTAACTGATGGACGAACAGCAGGTGGAGGAACTGGCAATACTTGGCAAATCATCCAATCTGGTCTGGACCACAATGGATTGAATCCCATGAAATGAACATCTTCATCCGAAATACGTTTGAATATTTTCAAAACGAGTTCCGGAGTCAATTTGATATTCACTTTTTTATTATCAGATTCCTGAGTTGTTTCCATATTTTCCCAAATAGCATATAATGTAGACATGCCTTCCAGTTTTATTTTGTCAGGTTGTTTGCAACCACATCCATCTTCGGTTTCTTGACCACACCTTTTTATTTTCGCAGCAAGTGCTGAAACGTAATCCCATCGTTCTTCGGCAGATTTTTCGGAAATATGTTTATGTTGTGCTTTGTTGAGCAGTAATTTACTGCATTTGAAACAAATACACCGCGAAATTTTCATAATTTCCTTCAAATGTTGAATAAAGAACACAGGACGTGCCATTTCAATATGTCCAAAATAACCAGGTGTATCAATGTATGTAAGACCATCAGTTGGACAAATCAAACCGGGTTCTAACACACCCATACGAGGGTCAAATAATCCACCAATTACAGGTTTGTTATTTATGTATGTATCACGAGATGTAACTTCCACAACAGAATTTTTGCGGATTTCATCAGGTGATAACAAACTAAATTGAACACCAATAATTTTGGATGAGGCAATTTTGGATTCGTTCATCTTGTTGTTAAAAGATGACATTGTAACCTAAATATATTATATGTTTATATTTATATTATTTAATCAACATTCAATTTTTCAGAAAATGATTTTAAAAAATTCAAAAATTTGCAGAAAATTGAAACATTTATTTTCATTTAAGAATAATATAAACAAACAAGTTATATTTTATATTATTGAACAATGTCTCCTTCTAAATACGAATCTGGTTCAAAGAAGATGAAGAATGATAAGAAGAAAAACCTGAAAAAGAACAAACCTGATTCTGATTCAGAAGAAGAAATTATCATTTATGAAGACGATGAAGATGATAACAGTTCCGATTATGAAACTGTATCTGAAACATCAGATTCATCCTATATCCCTTCTCCTAAAGAACTTAAATCAAAAAAAAATAAAAAACAACAAGAAGATGATGAAGAAAGTCTTGGTTCACAAGATACTGACGATGATGAAGGATTCGACCGTTTTGAATTCAGAAAAACTTTGTCAAAAATATTTCCATCTAAATATATGTCTAAAAAGGTAAAAGATGATGAAAAAAACGTTAAAACTAAGAAATCAAAGAAACCAATCAAAAAATCATCTAAATCAAAAAAATCGAAAAAGGAAGAATCAGAAAGTGAAGATGAAGATAGCGAATCTGATGAAGAACCTGTCAAAAAATCAAGGAAACTGGTCAAAGCCCAAAAAAAATCGAAGAAATCGAAAAAGGAAGAATCCGAAAGTGAAGATGAAGATAGCGAATCCGACGAAGAACCTGTCAAAAAATCAAGGAAACTGGTCAAATCTCAAAAAAAATCAAAGAAATCGAAAAAAGAAGAATCAGAAAGTGAAGAAGAAGAAAATGACGAAGAAAGTGAATATGATGATGACGAAGATATTGATGATAATAAAATCAATATTGTCTTTACAATTGGTGGTGATGAAGATGAATGGGATGATGAATATAATGATGACGAAGAAGATGATGAAGAAGATGATGAATATAACAGTGATGATGAAAAAATGTTCATGAAAGAAAATTATACTGAAATTGAAATGCCGAAGAAGCTAGAAGAAGAACCTAAAACCAAAAAATCCAAATCTAAAAAAGAGAAAAAAGAATCTAAAAAATCAAAAAAAGATGATAAACAAGAAACTGATGAAGAAAATGGTGCAAACGTTGAATCTGAATATTTGGAATTGCAAGAATTGAAGAAAGTATTAACTGAAAAGTTGCACAAAAAACCAAACAGTAAAATTCTTTTAAATGCAATTGAAGAATGCAAAGATGCAATTCACACTATTATCAAAGATGCACGAAAAAAGAATACCAAAAATTATCACAAGTTGGTTACAAGTGACCGCAAGAAAACCAATGAAATGGATTATTTCAAGAAAAAAATGTCGAATAAAGAGCAGTTACAAGTTATGAAAGATTTGAAAGAAATCAATTCTCATATTAATATTGAAAAACCATATCGTTTAAGTTTGTTAGAATCCAAAATACCATCCAATTTCAAAGCAATTGCGTTACAAAAATTGAATGTATTACGCTCTATGGAACCAGGCGATTCAGAATATCATAAAATCAAAACATGGGTCGATACATTTATGAAAATTCCATTTGGAGTTCATAAAGCATTATCTATCAAAATGGACGATGGAATTGACAAATGTAACGAATTTATGAATAATGCAAAACAGACATTGGATAATTGTGTATATGGATTAGATGATGCAAAAATGCAAATCATGCAAATGATTGGTCAATGGGTTGTTAATCCATCTGCATTAGGAACCGCAATCGCAATTAAAGGTCCACCAGGTACAGGTAAGACTAGTTTAATCAAAGAAGGAATTAGTAAAATTTTAGGTAGAGAATTTGCATTTATTGCGCTTGGTGGCGCAGGAGACAGTAGTTTCTTGGAAGGACATTCTTACACATATGAAGGTAGTTCATGGGGCAAAATATTACAAATCTTGATTGATAGTAAATGTATGAATCCTGTGATTTATTTCGATGAATTAGATAAAATCAGTGACACACCACGTGGTGAAGAAATCGTAGGTATTTTGACACATTTGACAGATACATCACAAAACAGTCAATACCATGATAAGTATTTTTCGGAGATTGATTTTGATTTAAGTAAATGTTTATTCATATTCAGTTACAATGATGAGAACAAAGTAAATCCAATCTTAAAAGACCGTATGTACAGAATTCAAACCAAGGGTTACGATGCAAAAGAAAAGACTATTATTGCCAGAAAATATTTGTTGCCAAAGATTCGTGAACAAGTATGTTTCACAGAAGAAGAAGTCATTATTCCAGATGATACAATTCAATATATCGTCGGAAATACAAATTTAACTAACAATGAACCAGGTGTTCGTAATTTAAAAAGGTGTTTAGAAATAATTCATACCAAACTCAATTTGTTTAGATTAGTGAAATCCGATACCAATCTATTTTCAAAAGACATGGACCTAAAAGTTGAATTCCCATTTACAGTAACGCGAAAACACGTCGACATTTTCATTAAAAATGAAGAAAATCAAAATCAAAGTTTAATAGCAATGTATGTTTAAGTAGATAGTTTATTTATAAAATGTAAATAAATGTATATATTTTTTTACATATTTAGACAAATGTAGTGCGCGGAAAAGAGAAAATATAAAAAGTCTAAGAAAAATATTTTTATTATATATAATGAGTAAAAAATCAAAAAGTATATATATAAATGAAAAAGAAAACAAGGTAAAATATATTGAATATTCAGAAAAAATATTAAAAAAAACAATTTCATCAATAGAAGAGACAATTCAAATTTTAGAAAGAAATATAATGTTATATAAAGGTAAATTGGCGAGTATTCGAGAAAACCCTCAAAAAAAAGAAGAAATTGAAAAAATTGAAAATTCAATAGATATTTCTAAGAGTGAATTGGAAAATAATTTGGAAATTTTCAATGATTTGAAAGATGAACTTCACGAAATGTTGGATAAAACAGAAGTAAGTGATACACTTAGTGATGTGTTAACACAAATATCAAGTACGAATAGAAATAATAATTCTTATTCAGTACCAAAAAAACCATTAAAATCATCATTTAAAAAAGGAGGTAGAAAAAGTAATAAAACTATAAAAAATAAGAGTCGTAGAAAAAAATAAATTGTCTTTTTATGTATTTTTGAAAATTACATAAAAATAATGCGTTATATAAATGTGTACAATGGATCACGAAACCGATATTGAAAGCATACAAACTGCGTTGAGATATTTGAAAGCACTTGTGCAAAATCCGAATGAAGAATTTTCTAATATATGTAAATTAATGGAAAATTATATAACCAATAATTGTAGTCATAATATAGTAGAAGATAGTATAGATGTGTCACCAGATAAATCACAAACAATTTTTTATTGTTCAAAATGTATGAAAAGTTTCGAAAAAAATCTAATAAAATATAAATAGAATATAAAATGGAAGGAATGCATTCTATATTATTACAAACAGTATATTCATCATTATTTATTCAGTTATTAACAGGATTAATTGATGTATACGTATTATTTGCAGTAACAAGTGAAACAATGTTAATAAAAGCTTTGTTAATATTAGAGTTAATCGTTCAGGCAATAGAAGGTACATTCTATGTGTGGATGGTTTCATTATTTTCTAGTATAAAAGACGTCACTCCAAAAAGATATTTTGATTGGGCATTCAGTACACCAATTATGTTATTTACATTATGTATTTATTTAGACTATTTGAAAAATGAAAAAGAAGAAAGCGAAGGGAAAAAAGAAAAATATGAAAACAAAGATAATAACAAAAACAACGAAAACTGGATTACTGTACTTTTTGATAAATTTAATCAGCATAAAACAAGTCTTGTACCTATATTTATTTTGAATTGGTTAATGTTATTACTTGGATATTTCGGTGAAACAGGTGCAATAAATAATATATTTGCAGTATTTTTGGGATTTATACCATTTATAGCATATTACGCAATAATATATTTCAAATTTGCAAAATATACGGAAACAGGTAGAGCTCTATTCTGGTTTTTTGCAGTAATATGGGCATTTTATGGAAAAGCGGCATTGATGCCATATTATTGGAAAAACATAAGTTACAATATTTTAGATGTATTCTCTAAAAACTTTTTTGGTATATATTTAGCTTATTTAGTATGGAAAAAATGATTTTTAAATATAGATATAATATAAATATATTATAAATGAAATATACGCACAAGTTTCAAAAAACACCGGAAAATAATAAAACCAAGAAAATGTATGCGGGTGATATTGAGAAACATAGAATATTCAGAAAAATATTAAGTATAGGATATGAATTGGAAACATCAACTTTGTCCAAGTTCTCATTGATTGGAAGTTCAGATGATGATGAAAAAATTCTATTAAATACCAGTAGTAATGCAAAAGATTATGAAATAATCAAAAAAATTCAAAACGATAAAGCCACCGAGGAAGAAAATGAAAAATATGAAAATCGATTGGAAGAACTTTTCGAAATTGATTCATATACAACTCAAAGTATAAACAAAAACAAATCAAATAAATTGGTGAAAAATGAAAATTCTACTTTCTTGGTAGCAAACGATGTAGCAGTAACACCATTAACAAAATATTTAAACAAACTATGCAACTTGAATGAGGAAGAAGGCGGTGAAGACTTGATTGATAAAAATGAACTTTATACATTTGAAACTGAAACCGGAAAAAAGTACATGATTAATTTTGAAAATTGGGGTAAACAAGATTGTGGAACATTTGCAGACGTTGAATGGATTGTCACTTATTACAACCCAAAAATAACTCATAATATTATTCTAGATACATTTATCAATGTTGCAAAAAATTTAATATTACATTTGAGTAGTTTGGAAAAAACAAAAGGTAAACTTATCATGAATTTCAGTGAAAGTGATACCGAAGTAATAAAAAAACCAGAAAATCGTATTTTCTACAATTTACCGGGTACAAATATGTACTATATACAAACATATCTACTTGATGAAGAAATTGATACTGATGATATTTGCGTTGTTCCTCAAATGACATTTTCATGCCACATCAAAGATATTGTTGATATTTTTAAAGAGATAGCAATAGATTCTATCAATGTTTTTGAAAATCATAGTCGTCTTTCACAAGAAAGGGTTATGTTGATTGACAAAATTGAAAAATGTGTTAACAAATTATTTGAAATTTATAATAAATCTGTACCAAAAGAAATTAGAATAAGAGAAACGAAGAATATCGGCATCGTGAAATCAATGAAAAATTGTATATTTATGATTTTGTTTAAATTAGAAAGATATTTTAACAATTATTTACAAGATGAAAAAGTAAAAAATAAATCTAAAAATGCCAAATATTTGAAGGATACGTTGTATTTCAATTCACGACATACAAATTATGAATTATATAAATCGCTCAAAAAATATGTATCCGAATATTTTTCAAATTCAATCGATGATAAAGAAATCATAACTATTGTACATAGATTAATTATTGAACAAAATATTTTGGAAGAATTCTTAATTGAATACAAACAATATGTTCGTAAAAATGCATTTCTTATAACAAATAATTTGGAAAAGGAGAACAAGAATTATGGAAATCCATATTATTCATTGATATCTTATTTCAATTTTTTTGAGGACCCAATCGATGAAATATCCAATGACTGGTTAGAATATTCAGGAATAGATGTTTATTCAAGTACATCTGATATTAAAAATGACGTAGTATTGTGTGAAGTTCGCTCATTTGCACGTAATATGAACACATATATATACAATATAGCAGATGACGAATTAAAAAATGACATGACAAATGGAATATGCAATCGTATGATAAATGTATTCAAACCAGATACAAATGGAATTTCTATAAAAAGTTTGAAACGATTCGTTGGTTTGTACGAAGAAAAAATGAAAAAACAAAAAAAGTAAAAATAAAAAATTGATTCTTTTTAATTGTATTCGTAAAATATAATTAAAAATACAAACGTTAAAATGAACTTTTATTCAGATGTTATCATGAATGATATTATGGACAATTATCCATTAGAAAAAGTAATAGATTCAATTGAACAATTTGGAGAAGAATGTTTCAATGCAATTGCAAAATATTCATATAATAGTATTCATTCCAAATATATATACAATGTTTTAGGAAATATAAAAAATGTTGTAGCATTTCACTGTATTGACAATGAATTTAATTTGAATAATTGTCCATCCATGTTAGTATATCGTAAGTGTAAATGTAATAATGAAATAAGATATTATATTTTGATAGCTTGTACAAAACGCAAATTTAGAAATCAAGGATATGCTTCAAAACTATTGGATGGACTTATAGAAAGAATAAAAAGTGAAAATAATGACAATATTGAAAATACAATAAAAATTATATTAAGTTCAGTTGAAGAGTCTGTGATATTTTATGAATCGTATGGTTTTAAATGGACACGCGAATCAATTACTGACCATACTATGTTAATGAGATTTGAAAGATATGAACCAAATAAGGAATATTTTATAATGGAACTGGTTATATAAGTTATTGATAATCAACTGGTAGTACATGTTTTATTTTTTTTACAATCATCATCAAAATTGATACTATCAGCAAGTTCATCTCCATTACTGGAAGAATCACTATCAATAATAGGATGAACTTCTTCTTGTTCTTCTTCTTCTTCTTCTTCTTGTTCTTCTTCTTCTTCTTCTTCTTCTTCTTCTTCTTCTTCTTCTTCTTCTTCATATTCCTCTTCTTCTTCATATTCCTCTTCTTCTTCATAATTCTTCCATTCTTCTTGTAATTGTTCCCATCTAAATGACATGTAATCGTCTAATTCGCTTCCTATAATTTTACGCAATTCATTTAATTCTGTTAAATCAGATGGCATATCAAAAACATCATCGATTTCTTCTCCTTTGGATACACAAAATCTGCCAAAAAAATCACAACCACATTCTTCGTAAAATGCATTTGTATTAATATCAAATTTTTCGTTCATTGTTCTATATACACCAATCGGAGGCGACCATGCAGTATCAAATACTACATCGACTGTATAATTTTCATTATCATTGTTATTCACTTCTATATTACATGGACTCCATTTCGTACCCCAACTATTAATTGCGGCATGATTATCCCATCCATCTTCATTTGATACATTATCGGATTGAATGGGAGCAAATGTTTCAAACCATTTATCTGCGGAAATCGCATGATTTAGCTTATCATAAATTTCTTTTGTTGGACATGTAATAGTAGCGTAATTATTGCACCAGTTTGGCATTTCTATATAGTAATAATAATAAATCTTTATGTACATATTATTATTTAATTTCCAATTTGTGATTCACCACCGGTAGCATTTTTACCACGGGTTTTTAATAACATTTCTAATTCAGGTGTTAAACAAACACCTCCATTTCCCTTTGTTAAACCAGAACCTTGACAATCTGGTTTAGATTCTACTTTAAAAAATGGGTCTATCATTTTGTTTTCAGCAAAAGGTGCAGGCATTAATCCTTCGAATCCTTCAACTTTTGTTAGAGAATATTTAGTAGACTCTGTATTTGATTCAAAACCTTCATAAGGGTATTCGTGTTTGAATAAAGAATCGCTTGAATATGGTTGAACATTACATGTTCCCATGACTAATGAAAGAAGTACTAAAACTCCTATAATTATTGCAGCTAAAATATACATTGAATTGTATTTCATTCTTATAGATAATAAAAAGATAAAAATATATCCTAAATATGATACTACAAAAACCCAAAACTTTCCATTACTTTTTGCAAAATACTATTTTCAGGAAAATATGTAGTTTTTAAAATTCCACTTTGAAGAAAACGTTCTTTCATTTTTTGTTCTAAATAGTTTGAAGTAGTGGTTTTCATATTTTCTATATATTCATTGATTCTATTGATAATATCATACTTGTAAATGCAGTAAATACAAATAATAATTATAACTGCAATAACTAAATAAAAATATAAATCAAAAGCATTCACTTCATTTAGGATATTATTTTCATTTTCCATAATTATAGTTTATAAAAATAATATAATTTGTTCAAAAAAACATAAAAATATAAATGATTTTAATATATAGTTATGAATAATACTGAAAAACTTAATTTGAAAAGATTAATTGATGAAACACAATGTGAAGATAATACTGATAATATTCGTAAATTGAAACACAGCGTAAAAATCCGTGATGATATTAGACGTATTGAAAATTTAAAAAAATCAAAGTCCGCATTACGAAGTTTACAACCGGAAGAGTTTAGAGAACTATGTCAAAAAGAATGTGTGTTTTTATTTAATAATTACACAGACATTTTCAATAAAATTTTGAAAGACGAAATTGATTTATTAATTATGACAAAAATGTTGAGTGTATTAAAAATGATTGAAGATGGTAAGGTAGACCAACATGAAGGTTCGGTTATGTTTGGAAAAGTATTGAAAGAGTTGTATATAGATTCAGCTATAAAACATGGTGAAAATTTAGATAAACAATATGAAACTGAAAAGACCCCGCAAGTTGAGGGTAAAAAAATCAGTTGGAGTCAATTTAAAAAAATGAATTGAGTAAATGATATAAAATGAAAATGGTATCTTATGTATAATGTCTACATCAGGTAGTTTGTCTCAAATTTTTACAAATGTTTCAGAAGCATTAGATAAGGTATTATTTCCATATGATTCAGAAGATGATATTAACTTGAATACATATGCAACTTTGTATTTATATGTAAAAAGTGAAAACCATGAATTGGTTGAATTGTATAAAGACCATGTTAAAAAACACAATGAAAAAATAATGTCCGATGAATATCCAAATTCTGGATTTGATTTATTTATTCCACAGAATACGATATTTCAAAAAGAAATAGATAGTCTGTTTGTAGATTTAGAAGTTAAATGTGAAATGACATATCATGAAAGAAACAAAGACACTGAAACCTCCGCATACTATGTATATCCACGTTCAAGTATGTCAAAAACCCCATTAATGTTAGCAAATCATACAGGTATTATAGATGCAGGATATCGCGGATTTTTGATTGCAGCATTACGATATTTAAAATCACACGATGAACAATATGAAGTAGAAAAACATACACGCTTATTACAAATTTGTCATCCATCATTATGTCCAATTCTTGTAAAATTAGTGGATGAATCAGACTTATCTATCACAAAAAGAGGTGCAGGGGGATTTGGTTCAACTGGAAATATTGGTGTTGGTAATTAGAATTATAAAATTGTATTTTAATATTATGTAATTTAATAGTATACATAATGTTATATGATAAGCATCAAGCGAGTACGGTAAATGTTCATAATAAATTTTTCTTGAATTCAAATATAATATATCCTAAATCAAAAATAAAAATACTGAATTCACCTAATTTTTTAAAAGTATTGGTATTTGATTTAGATGAAACCATTGGTTCATTTCATGAAGCAGCCATTTTATGGAAAATAATAGAATCAGAATTACAAATGGATTTTAATACATTGATGGATTTGTATCCAGAATTTTTACGTTATGGTATTTTACAAATTATTGAATTTATATTAAATAAAAAAAAAACTGGTAAATGTGATAAATTGTATTTATATACAAACAATATTAACTCTCCTGTTTTTCCAAATTTAATATCAGAATATTTGAAATATAAATTAAAGTCGGAAAACAACGTATTTGATAAAACAATAAATGCATTTAAAGTAAATAATAAAATAATTGAAAATAATCGAACTACGCATAAAAAAACGTATAACGATTTTATAAATTGCACAATATTACCAGAAAATATAAAAATATGTTTTATAGATGATAAATACTATTCTAAAATGGAAAATGAAAAAATATACTATATTCAGCCATATCCATATTATCATAACTTAACAAATAAAGAAATTATTACCAGATTTTCAAATAGTACATTCAATAGTGATGAAAATATGAATAAAATAAATTCTATATTAAATATACCGCATATTGATTATACATACGAGGATTATATCATTCAAGATAAAAACAAAGAAAATAAAAAAATTTATAAAAAAATAATGTATTATGTTAAAGAATTTTTTTATTTAACAAATCGCAACGAAAAAACAAAAAAAATACGTGTATCATTAGGTAAATTCACTCGAAAGAAAAGATAATTATATTTTCTCGTATGCCATTAAAATTAGTTGCTCTTCCATGGATAGTTTTTGGAAAGTTAAACATTTGTCAAATTTATATTGGACGAATCGTCGCGAATTATTCATACATAATACATGAGTACCATTATCTAAAAACTTTATATCAAAAACAAAACCACCTGATTGTAATTTAAAGTTGGCATCATCTTCGATATTAATCCATCGAATATATTTACCTTTATGTAATTGATATACTTCATCGACTAACCTGAATTCTGCGAGTTTTTCACAATATTGTTGGACATTTTCATTCGACAAATTGATTTGTGATAAAGCGTTGTATTTATCATTATTTATATCAGTTAGTGTTTTGTTCTCCAAATAATCATTGTTTTTGTTTTCAAGAGAATTCAATAATTCATTAATATCTATTTTAGATAATAATGAGGAGTCATTTTGAGCATCTTTAAATATTTGGTCTATGTTCATTATTGTATATTGTATTTTGTATAAAAATATCCTTATATTATTTTACCATTAGTCATTACATTCGAAATATCATTCGCAATTATATTGGTTAATCCAGCATTTGTAAGTAATAATACAGCACTTCCAAAAATGATAGTTGCATCAAACTCGCGTAATTCGTGTTTTCTAAATGGATGAAACCGAAGAATTAAAAATAAACAAACGAAAGTTAATAATAAATTGCTAAATAAGTCAATGTATTTTTTGTTGATGTAAAAAATACCGAAAAATATCAAAAAATAAGAAAGATAGATAAATCCGATTATGGTTAAATATACCGGTTTTTTTATTTTATCTAATATTTTATCAAATGTATAAAATAAATTAAATGTATGCTCCATATACATTATAATTATACAATAAATGAAAGATATCGTAATTGCTAATAAATATATTTTATTAGAAAAAATAGGAATGGGTAAATTTGGTATAGTGTATAAAGGAATTCATAGAAAAACGCAACAAAATGTTGCAATTAAAATGGAAAAAAGAGACCAAGAAATTGCTACAATAAAACATGAAACAATCATATTGAATCATTTATATAGAAAAGGCTGTCGCGATGTACCATTTGTTCTATGGTATGGTGTATATATGGAGTATACATGTTTAGCAATGACATATTTTGAAAAGACATTGAGTGAAATTAAAGACAAATTAGTAAATGAAAAAGAAAAAATCAATAAGATAATGTATCGTTTATTAGACATCATAGAAAATGTCCACGAACATTACGTTATACATCGTGATATAAAAATAGAAAATTTTATGATATTAGAAAATGAAATTTTTATCATTGATTTTGGATTAGCAACATTTTATATAGATGAGAATAATGAACATATTCAATATAAAAAACGAGAATATATTACAGGTACACCTAAATATATAAGTATCAATATACATAATGGAATAGAGCCTTCTCGGCGTGATGATTTGATATCAATCGGTTACGTATATTTGTATTTATACTATGGCAATTTACCTTGGAATAATATTCCAAATGTTACAAAAATGGATGCATTGAATGAAGACAGTATGCATATTTTGAATAGAAAAAACATGTATATTAAAGAGAAAAAAGAATTGCACAATATAATGGAATATGCAATAAATTGCGGTTGTGATAAATATATGGATTATTGTTATAATTTGAAATATACTGAAAAGCCAAATTATACTATTTTGAAAAATATGTTTTTGTAGACTATCCTTGTGTTGGAATAGATGTCTTCATATATTCAGTTATTAAATCGATTGTCATTTTTTCATTTTTAAAAATTAAATCATTTAAAGTTTCGTCTTTTACTTTCAAAATTTTTATTTTTGAAATTTTATCGCTATATGAAAGACCTTCTGTATTCAAAATGCTTTGTATATCTTCTTGTGATTTTTTAGAAATAAAATTTTCTTTTTTGTTTTTTTTTAAATAAAAAAACATCAATACTGAAACTCCAATTATAATTGAAACTGCTATTAAAAAATAATTGTTGTTTTTCATTATATAATAAAAATAGATATTTATTATAAATGATATAAAAAAATATTTATTACTAAAGTATAATTGGTACAATTCACCATGAGTAGTTCACAAGAAACAGCAACTGAAAGTCTTCGCCTTACCGGTAAAGTAAAGTGGTTCAATAATAAGGCAGGATTTGGTTTCATTACAGTATGTGACGGAGAACATGCAGGAAAGGACATTTTTGTTCACTACTCATCAATTCGCGGAGATGATTCATTATATAAATATTTAGTACAAGGTGAATATGTTGATTTTGACCTTGTCAAATCAACCAGTGATAAACACGAATATCATGCAGTTAATATTACAGGTATTAAGAATGGTAGTATTATGTGCGAAACCCGTAAACTTTCTGATAATAATGCCAGACCAAGAACAACTGTTAGAAAGTACAAAACTCGTCCACAAAGACAAAGCGAACCATCAGCTGAGGGTCAATATGATACTGACGCAGGATTTGAAAAGGTTGAGAAGAGAAGACAACCACGTCAATCACGCGCATAAATATTGATAACATGAAACAATGGAAAACAAGATAAAAAGAAAACAAAAACCTACACAAAATTTATATCTGTAATAACAAATATAAATTTTTATTAAGTGGATACATTATATATGAAATTTTTATCATTAGAAAAATTTTTAGAAATATATTCAAAAAATAATTTAAAAGATTTTGATGATTTTATGAAAAAAACAAAGGTTCGCATAGGAACAAATACAAAAACATTGATTCAATATTCATATGAAAAAAACATTTCAAAAAATGATTTACAAATGATTTTCGAGAACATACAACGTCGAAATGAGTATTTAGAACGTTTTTATATGACATCCTTAAAAATTCCTGACAATAAGAACGATATGCATATATCAGAACCCCCAATGATACAAAGTAAAATGAACAACAATGAAAAAATAAATTATAAAAATGTAATACGAAATATGTTTTATAAAGATATTTTGGAAAAAACAAAATCGGGCTTGGAGAACAATCCTACATATATGCAGGTTTTAGCTGATTTTTATTTATATAATATTATTGATTATAAAATATTAACACCAAGTGCATTGCATTATATAAAACAGGGGCGTATCGGAAGCGTGTTCTCATCCTATTATTTTAGAGCGTCAATAATGAATCCATATTTGGTATATTCTCTAAATCATTCTGTATTAAAAGGGACCAAAATATTTACACCGACAATGGGATGGGGGTCATATTGTTATGGATTTTTAGAATGTCCATATGTAACCGAATATGTAGGAACGGATGTAATACCAAATGTATGCAAAAAAACGCAACAATTTGCGAATACATTTTATCCAAGTAAAACAACGACCATTTATTGCGAACCATCCGAAGATTTAGCTAAAAATTACATTTTCAAGAAGAAATATAGAGAACATTTTGATGTAGTTTTTTTTAGTCCACCCTATTTCCGTTTAGAATTGTATAGTGGAGGAAAACAGAGTACTAGCCGATACAAATCCTACGATGAATGGTTGATTAAATATTGGCAAAAAACAATCGAATTATGTCATCATGTTCTCGTTCCAGGAGGAAAAATCTGTTATATTTTGTCAGGATATGGTTCAGAGAACACAGACGGAATATACAATTTGATTCAAGATATGAATAATATAACGAAAGATGTATTCAAATGTTCTCCAAAAATATTGAAAATGTATAATAAAGATGTGCATGTAACGAAACATCGCGAGACCGATGAAAAAATAATCATTTTCAAGAAATAAAATACGTATTTTTTATAAAATATTGCAAGATTCTCAATCAAATTTCAAAAAACGATTTATTTTTATATTTTCTTTTTTTTTGTTTTGTAAATGGCATGACGCTAAATTCTATAACAAATATAACAGGAGCTAATAAACTATCTTTTATGTATATCCAAACAGAATCTTTCATTTTATTGATTTGTATTTCATGATGCAAATCAATAAAAATCAATTTTTTACATCTAATACTGTTCAATGTTCTCAATAATTTCAGATGGATAATTCATATCTTTTAAAATATCGATCGCACCTTCTATTTTTGAAATACCGGGTTTCAATTTATACGTATATTTAAGTTTTCCATTGTCAAGGTTCTCAACATCCATTTTATAATTACGAATATGTTTGGATTTTTTAAACTTATTACAAACAGAAACATAATGAGTGGTCAATATGAAATCCACATTATCAAATTTAGTCAAGTATTTCAAGAAAGCGTATGCGGACTTGGTCGCTTCGGTTGGATTGGTTCCCGAATACAATTCATCAAAAATGCAAAAATGACGTCTTTTAGAATCCTTGTTCTCAGTGATTACGTCAATAATTTCTTTGCATCTTCGCGATTCTGCTTGGAATAAACTATCTCTACCAGATGTATCTGGAATGTTCAAATAAGAATGAATATGTGTATATGGATTGATAACACATGATTTATAGAAACCGCATCCAAATTGTTGAGTGAATATAATATTAATACAAGTTGTTTTAATAAATGTAGTTTTTCCAGATGCATTTGGAGAACTAATTATCATATTTTTATCAAATTTGCATGTATTTTTCACATGTTCTCCATTTTTATAAGGTGGATAATATTGTTGTTCAATATTGCAATCAACACTCTCGTCAAAAGTAGCAAAATGCATGTTTTTCGATACAATGTTCTCATGTATCCCAATAATATTGTTCATATATCCTTCAAATTCGAACGAATATTTCAAAGCATCTTCATATTGAATGTTGCCGTACAATCGATAATAACATTTCAACATATATCCAAGTTCTGTTATTTTATTGATATTCATGGAAAATGGTTTCAGGTTCTCAATTTCAATCAATAATTTTTTGAGAACAAACCAATGATTTTGTGTTTCATTGGAGAACTTTTCATAACTTTTCATATTTTTATTGATTTCAATAAAGTTCTCCATACTTACAATTGAATATTGTACATATTCTTTGATTTCTAAAATGTATTCATTCATTTGTTTGACATTTTTATAAAATCGTAAACAAGATGTTATATTTTGATAAATTTGTAACATATAAAATGCTAAACTTATGAGTAAATAAACACAGTTCTCTGGTGTCATTTTGCTCATACCCAGTAAAGTTTTTCCAATAAAATGGTTTTTCGCAATAGATTTAAGTATTTCTAAATACATTGTGAAATTAATAGGAATTCTTTGTATTTTTAAAATAATAAACGGCATAATTAAAAAAATAACAGGAATAAATAAACTAATCAATGGTGACATAATATTAATCATTGACATGCATTGCAAAAATGTAGAAGATTCATTCATATGTTTCAACATTGGCCATTCCATGAAATAATGTTTTTCTAAAAAAGAGGCATCTTCTTTCAAAGATTTCCATATTTCATTTATTTTTTCACAATTTACATTATAATTTGAATGTGTTCGTGTTTTTTCTAAATATGTAGACGTGGATTTAATTACATTTTGTGTATCCAATAAAAAAGGAATATTGGTGGTATATTTATTCAAATGTTTTTTGATAATGTTTTTTGAGAACATGTGTTTTGGTTCAAATAAAAACTCTGACATTGGATTATTTTCAGAGTCACAAAGTTCTAAATCGGATAATACATTTTGTGGTAATGTGTGAACACATTCAGGTTCTAAATAATCGATTGGTAACATAAAATTACTAATTGTATGAGAACTTGGGAGTTTGTCATTGTTGTCGTTTTCGTTATTATTTTTTAAAATATGTTTTGTAAATAAATGAATCATTTACTTATTTAATTTAGAAACATAAATAAAAATCAATATATTAAACGTAAATAATAAATAACAATAAATAATATAAAATAATTAATATATTACTATTTAGACAAACGTTATAATGTACTACACATTAGAGGAAATAGATTTGTTGATTAATAACAACAAATATGTCATTACCCAAGAAGTGAATTCTATAATAGAATTATTGAAAAACGACGTTTCAAGTTATGCGACATTAAACGAAGAACGTCCTGTAAAAAAATACAATGACAAAAATACAGACCATAAAAATCGATATAAAAAAATAAATAACAATTATGATAGTGGTAATAATATAGACGAAATATTAGAATCTAAATGGGATAAACAGCAAATTTTTAAAGGAATAAAAAAGGAAGAAAAAATCGGTATTGATAAATATATAGACGAAATACGAATTTTATTGAATAAAATATCGGATAAAAATTATCAAGTAAATAAAGATTCTATAATTCAAAAAATAAAAGATTGTTTACAAGATAATGAAGAATCGAATGATGATATAAAACGCGTCGTCAATGTATTATTTGATATTGCAAAATCAAATAAATTTTATTCACAAATATATGCAAAGTTATATAAAGAATTAATTGACAATTTCCCATTTTTTAATGATACAGTTGTGCCATTTGTGAATCAATTTATGGATTCATTGAATACATTGGTATATGTAGATTCATCGGTTGATTATGATGGATTTTGTAATTACAATAAAATGAATGAAAATAGAAGAGCATCTATGGCATTCATCGTAAATTTGATGAAAAATGACGTAGAATTGCCGATTCATATTTTAGATATAGTAGTACATTTTCAAAATTTGGCTTTAAAATTTATAGACGAAGAAAATCGTGTGAATGAGGTAGATGAAATAACCGAAGTATTAAATATAGTAATTTTAATGATAAATGATACTTACAAAGCACATGATAAATGGATAAGTGATATATTACCAAAAATTAAAATGTTCTCATCATTTAAAATAAAAGAAAAAGTAAGTTTGTCGAGTAGGTCTATTTTCAAATATAAAGATATAGTTGATAAATTAAAATGAACCTAAAATAAATATTTATTATTTTTATAGAATACATGTCTATAAAAATAATAACGTCGGTTTATAATGATGTACATAAATTAAATAGATGGATAGGAAATGTTAAGAATGCAAATATAGAATATATAGTTTATAAAAAAAGTGATCATTTGAAAATAGGCGAAATCAATAAAATATCAGATACATTGGTCGAAATACCAAATATAGGAAGGTGTGATTATTCATTTTTATATCACATAATACAAAATTATGATAATTTAGCAACTACAAATGTATTCGTAAAATGCAATTGGTTCGAAAATAATATACCATTTTGGTATTTATTGTATAAATGTTCGCAATATGATTATATGCAAGTTGGAACTCATCCTGAAATGGTAAATTGGGATGATTTTTCGACAAGTGACGGATTATGTGAAAATAAAAATAAATGGCTAATGGAAATATTTCCAAATAATTATACAAATTTAGGTGTGATTCCTGGTTGGGGACATGGACCTACATTTTCCGTATCGCGTGAGTTAATACATAGACATGAAAAAAGTGTTTATGAAAAAATGCTTAATAAATTTCATGAAAGTAGCAATTCATTTAGTACAGATTATGAGAAATATAATTTTAAAAGTTATCAAGAATTATTAATTGAAGTAGGTATACGTTATCATAATGAACTATTACGTTTTTATAGATTACTCTTTACACATAATTTGCCAGAAGATAATACATATGTTATATTTACACATGAAGAGTCTATGGAATTGAATATAAAAAGAAGAGTTACAAACACTAAAAAGAAAATGGAATTTTTATAATATGTAATTTAGAATATTAATATATATATATATATAGCTTATACAAATAATGTCAATGGATGAATATGTTATCGAAAATACTGGAACAGATTCACCCAATTACACAAGAAATATGAAAACATATGAGTTGACCGGAGTAACTGGACCTACTGGTACTACTGGCCCTACTGGATATAGTGAGAGATATTTATGTATAACTTCACAAAGAATACGTAAATCATCATTATTATACGATGGTAGTTTGACAATAACAATTGATAAATATTTATCATATTACGCAGGTGATAATATAAAAATTAAAAGTATTGAATTGAATCCAAATAATCAGTATCAAGAATTTATTGGAGAAATTAAAAGTTATAATTATAATACAGGTGTGCTTATTTTAATAAATATTAAAAATATAAGTGATAATTTTTATAATGATTTATATAAATATAAAATTAATATAAACAATATAGGAAATACAGGTCCTACTGGTATTCCAGGCGATCGATATATAACAATATCTAAGTTATCTATTTTAAAATTAAATTTAAATAATTACATTACTATTTCTATTGAATCCGGATTAGCATATTATCCAAATGATAGAATAGAAGTAGTATCTTTACAAAAAAACTTGAAGAATGAAATACAAAAATTTATAGGTTATATAAAGTCGTATGATAAGATAACCGGTTCAATGGTTATATATAATATTAGAAATATTACGAATACATTTGATTCTGATGAATATTTATACAGAATAAATTTGAATAATGAAGGTACAACTGGACTCCCAGGTACAGCTACTAATACTGGTGCTACTGGTGTAACAGGTAATACTGGTGCTACTGGTCCACAAGGTATTCCTGGGTCAGCTACAAACACTGGTGCTACTGGGATAACAGGTACTACTGGTCGTACTGGACCTACTGGTCGTACTGGACCTACTGGTCGTACTGGACCTACTGGTCCTACTGGAACAACTGGTCGTACTGGAACAACAGGGCCGACTGGTCGTACTGGTCCTACTGGTAGTACAGGTTCTACTGGTAGTACAGGTCCAACCGGAGTAGCATCTACTGGTCCTACTGGGGTTACTGGTCCTATTGGTGTTACTGGCCCTACTGGTATAACAGGTGCAACTGGATACACCGGAATTACAGGTCCTATTGGTAAAACAGGTACAACTGGTGTTAGTGGACCAACTGGTTATACAGGTGCTAGTGGTGTCACTGGAAATAGTGGTGCGACCGGAACAAGTGGACCAACTGGACCAACTGGACCAACTGGACCAACTGGACCAACTGGACCAACTGGACCAACTGGACCAACTGGACCTACTGGACCAACTGGACCAACTGGACCAACTGGACCTACTGGAACTACTGGTGCAACGGGACCTACTGGACCGACTGGACCGACTGGGCAAACTGGAACGTCTGGACCAACAGGACCGACTGGACCGACCGGACCGACCGGACTGACTGGACCAACAGGTCCAACCGGACCAACAGGACCAACAGGACCGACTGGATCGACTGGGCAAACTGGAACGTCTGGAACGACAGGAACGACCGGACCGACTGGGCAAACCGGACCGACTGGGCAAACCGGTCCAACTGGACCAACAGGTATAACTGGCCCAACAGGTATAACTGGCCCAACCGGGCCAACAGGTATAACTGGTATAACTGGTCCAACTGGCGTAAGTGGAGCAACTGGTTATACCGGAAATACTGGTGAAACAGGTATAACTGGACCGACTGGCGTTAGTGGAGCAACTGGGTATACCGGAATAACTGGACCAACAGGAATAACTGGACCAACAGGAATAACTGGACCAACAGGAATAACTGGTCCAACTGGAATAACTGGTCCAACTGGAATAACTGGTCCAACTGGAATAACTGGTCCAACAGGAATAACTGGAACAACTGGAAATACTGGACCAACTGGAATAACTGGACCAACTGGTGTTAGTGGAGCAACTGGATATACCGGAAATACAGGTGTAACTGGAATAACTGGTCCAACAGGCGTTAGTGGAGCAACTGGATATACCGGAAATACAGGTGTAACTGGAATAACTGGTCCAACAGGCGTTAGTGGAGCAACCGGGTATACCGGAAATACTGGACCAACTGGAATAACTGGTCCAACTGGTGTTAGTGGCGCAACTGGGTATACCGGAAATACAGGTGTAACTGGAATAACTGGTCCAACTGGTGTTAGTGGAGCAACTGGATATACCGGAAATACAGGTGTAACTGGAATAACTGGTACAACTGGGGTAACTGGACCAACAGGAATAACTGGTTATTCAGGAAATACAGGAATAACTGGACCAACAGGAATAACTGGACCAACGGGACAAACTGGACAAACTGGAATAACTGGACCAACCGGACCAACTGGAATAACTGGACCAACTGGACAAACTGGTCCAACAGGCGTTAGTGGAGCAACCGGGTATACCGGAAATACTGGACCAACAGGAATAACTGGACCAACGGGACAAACTGGACAAACTGGAATAACTGGACCAACAGGAATAACTGGACCAACAGGAATAACTGGAACAACAGGAATAACTGGACCAACGGGAAATACTGGGTATACAGGAATTACTGGATGTAGCGGTCCAACGGGTTATACAGGAAATACAGGTCCAACCGGACCAACCGGACCAACCGGTACAACCGGACTAACCGGACCAACCGGTACAACCGGACTAACTGGAACAACCGGCACAACCGGACCAACCGGGCCAACCGGACCAACCGGTTCAACCGGACCAACCGGTACAACCGGACCAACTGGTCCAACCGGACCAACCGGTACAACTGGCCCAACTGGACAAAATGGACCGATTGGTGCAACTGGAACATCATTATGGTCAATAAATAACAACATTGTTTACTATAATGCAGGCTCACAAGTAGTTGTAGGTGATTCTTCTAATAACAATTATACAAGCACTCCATTTAATGTAATCGGTGGGATGTTTGTATCGCAATACATGTATTTGAATAATATCATTGAAAATGTAGCATCATCTGGTGTAACATTAAGTAACAATGTTTATACTGTTGATTTTAGAAGTACTTCAACATTTTTGTTGACAGGAACAGGACCTACTGCAAATTATAGTTGTACAATAAATGGGTTATCATCATTACTTACATCAAGAACATATGTAATTACATTGATAAACAGCACAACAACCGTTTCTAGTTACTATTGTAGTTCGGTTAGTGTTAATACAACACCCACAATAACCACGCCAACATTTGTATATAATGGTAGTCCATCATTTATATCATTAACGGGTGCAGTAATTACAACACAGATGATTGCATTGATATATAATGGTACATCATGGTATGCACTTACAAACATAAATTCATTTGTAATATCATAATATATTTGTTTGTGTATATTTCAACATATATTTATTTTACACGTTTCGGTATTTGAAATGTGTAAAAACACCACTAAACAACATTTTGATAAAAATGTAAAATACAAAATTTGAAATGTAAAATATAAAATTTAGTTATATTAGTTAGATAATAAAAAATATTTATATATGTTATACATAAAACGTCAATGAATGAATATTCAAATTTAATTGACAGTTCGTCCAATACTTTAATAAAAAATAGAAATAGATATAGAAATCGTCGCGATATAAATGGTATAACTGGACCTACTGGACCTACTGGAAGTGGTGATAGATTTTTATCTATAACAATGCAAAGAATGAGTAAATCAAATTTGTTGAATGATTATGTAATACCACTTACAATTGAGAAATATTTATCATATAATAAAGGCGATAATATTATAGTAAAAAGTATTGAACTAAATGAATATAATGTATTTCAAGGATTTACAGGAGAAGTTAAAAGTTATAATCCTGATACAGGTGAAATCGTTATAAAAAATATAAAAAATGTAAGTGATTTATTTTATAATGATTTGTACAAATACAAGATTAGTTTAAATAATATAGGATATACTGGTTATACAGGTCCGACAGGCGACTCCGGTGACAGATATATATCTATAAGTAAATTAAGTATTTCAACATCCAATTTATTATCCGATAATCTAGTTATATTTTTTATTGAACCAGGATTATCTTATTCAACCGGTGATTTAATAGAAGTTGTTTCTTTGGATAAAAATTCAAATGGAGATATTCAAAGATTTATAGGAGAAGTTAAAAGTTATGAGAAAGATACTGGCAGAATAGTTGTATACAAAATTACAAATATAACACCTTCTTTTGATGATGATGAATATGTATATAAAATAAATTTGAATAATCAAGGTACAACAGGTCCAGTTGGGTTACAAGGTATTCCTGGTGCAGTTGGACCGCAAGGTGAAACTGGTCCTACTGGCGCAACTGGTTCTATTGGTATTCAAGGTATTCCAGGTTCATCTATAAATAGAGGTTCAACTGGTATAACCGGTCCGACAGGTCAAATTGGTCCAATAGGTATTCCTGGTGTATCGCCGAATACTGGTGACACTGGTGAAACTGGATATACTGGTGCTACCGGAGAAACTGGAAATACTGGCGAAACTGGACCAACTGGTCCAACTGGTCCTACTGGAAAATCGGGTAAAATTGGAGTGATTGGAGTCACTGGAAATATTGGTCAAACAGGACCTACTGGTATAAGTGGTTGTATCGGACCAATTGGTGAAACAGGTAATACTGGTATTCATGGCGAAACAGGTAATATTGGTGATAGTGGTGATAATGGAGAGACTGGATCTACTGGAACGATTGGTTCTATTGGTTCTATTGGTTCCATTGGCGACAAAGGTGAAACTGGTGAAACCGGAATTACTGGTACATATGGTAGAAGTGGACAAATTGGCAATACTGGCGAAACCGGTATAACAGGACCAACTGGTGATATTGGTACAATTGGTAGCATGGGTCCAACTGGTCCAACTGGTCCAACTGGGATGATTGGATTTACAGGTTATACTGGAACTTTCAATGGCGTATTATTAAATGATATTTTACCTGGTGGACCTTTGAATTTAGTAGCTCAAAAAAATAGCGATATAAAAAACTATACAAATATCAATATTGGTTCAGTTGAAAGAGGGTTTAATGAAATACATGCAAGGTCTTCATTTGTATTAGATTCTACTGTATATTTAGGAACAAAAACATCAATTTCTGCAAACGCAAGTGGTTCAATTGCATTACCGATTGGAACAACAATCGGCGGTGTAAGTTCAGGATTGATAAATATATTTGGTATATTGAATACATCTTATAATTTACCATATGATGCTTCAAAAAATACTGGATATATAATCGGTTTAGAATTATGGGTTGCTCAAAATGACTATCCTGGTTCACTTGACCCAACACATATAGAATACAGACAAGATGCTTCATGGATTAATGTTGGTAAAATAAAAGGTCCAGATGGGGATAGAGGACCCACCGGTTTAACAGGACCAACTGGTATTACTGGACCAACTGGTATTACTGGGTCTACTGGTAGAACGGGACCTACTGGAATTGGCAATACTGGTGATTTGGGTGAAACCGGTAACACTGGACCAACTGGTCCTACTGGTACTACTGGTTCAACTGGACCCACTGGTAGAACTGGTCCTACTGGTACTACTGGTTCAACTGGACCTAGTGGTAGAACTGGGTCTAATGGAAGTATAGGAACTATTGGAATAACCGGAAGAACTGGAACAACTGGTATATTGGGTTCGACTGGATGTATAGGTAATACTGGAAATACTGGTACTTTTGGAATCACTGGTGACATTGGAAATACTGGTAATACTGGTGAAACTGGTGAAACTGGTAATACTGGCGACATTGGTAATACTGGCGACATTGGTAACACCGGTCCAACTGGTAGAACTGGACCTACTGGGGTTACTGGTATGACTGGTACTACCGGGGCTACTGGTAGAACTGGACCTATTGGAGTTACCGGTAGAACTGGTCCAACTGGGCCGACTGGAGAATCTGGAAACACCGGTTCGACTGGTCTTACTGGAATTACTGGACCAACTGGACCTACTGGTACTACTGGACCAACCGGAGCAACCGGTATCAGTGGACATACGGGTAATATAGGAGAAACTGGTCCAACTGGTATAACTGGCGCAACTGGTATAACTGGTCCAACTGGTATAACTGGTATAACTGGTCCAACTGGTATAACTGGTCCAACTGGTATAACTGGTGATGCTGGTTTTGCAATAAATATAGGCGCGACCGGTGCGATTGGACCTACTGGACCAACCGGAGTAACTGGGCAAATGGGTATTGCAATAAATACAGGTGAGACTGGATGTACTGGTATTACTGGTCCGACTGGATTAGCCGGTATTGCTACAAATACAGGCGCAACTGGTTCTATGGGGTCAAGTGGTTCAAGTGGTTCTATTGGACCTACTGGTTCAATCGGTGAGACTGGTTCAACCGGTGTGGCTGGTACAACTGGACCAACCGGTGCGACTGGTAAAACTGGATCAACCGGTGCGACTGGTACAACTGGTTCAACTGGTGACACTGGTTATAGAGGTCCTACGGGTTCAACCGGATTTACTGGCGCGACAGGTTTAACTGGTTCAATTGGACCAACTGGACCAACGGGTTCTACCGGTTCAACTGGTTCAACCGGTGAAACTGGTTCAACTGGTTCAACTGGGAAAACTGGACCTACTGGACCTACTGGTTATATAGGAATAACTGGACCAACTGGATATACAGGAATAACTGGACCTACTGGATATACAGGGATAACTGGTGATAGTGGTCCAACTGGTCGTACTGGTCGTACTGGTTATACTGGTCCTACTGGTCATAGTGGTCCCACTGGTCCTACTGGTTCTACTGGTTATACTGGTAATACTGGTATAACTGGTAGTACAGGAAATACTGGACCTACTGGATATACGGGAAATACTGGACCTACTGGATTAATAGGTCCAAAAGGAGTTGCCGGGGATATTTTTAATACAAATACTACAACACCTGTATCTTTATCTTTAGCAGATATGGTTGATGGGCTGACATTACAAATTGGAACAAATCTTTCATATTTGATAGGAAATATAATTTATATATCAGATAATGAAACAACGAATAAAAATTTTACAGCAGTAGTTAATAGTTATGATAAAGATACTGGTATACTTGTATTAAATAATATTGCAAAAATAAAAGGTTTTGTAAATAATGAATATTATAATTTGACATGGATTGTAAATATAAACTCAATTGGACCAACTGGGTTTACTGGTGTAAGTGGTATATCTGGACCTACTGGACAAACTGGACCGACTGGTAGAACTGGACCTACTGGACCTACTGGTAATACTGGTCGCAGTGGCCGCACTGGACCTACTGGTAGTACAGGGTATACAGGAAAAACTGGTATTACAGGAAATACTGGTGCGACTGGGGTAACTGGTCTTACTGGTGAAACTGGTTCTACTGGTCCAACGGGAATTACTGGAACCACTGGTATTACTGGTGAAACCGGAGAGACTGGTGAAACTGGACTTACTGGACCTAGTGGTTATACTGGACTTACTGGACCTACGGGACCTAGTGGTCTTACTGGACCAACTGGACCAACTGGACCTACTGGTCCTACTGGGCCTACTGGACCTACTGGACTTACTGGACCTACTGGACCGACTGGACCAACCGGTATCACTGGACATACGGGTAATATAGGAGAAACTGGTCCAACTGGTATAACTGGCGCAACTGGACCTACTGGAACTACTGGTGTCACTGGAACGACTGGAATTACTGGTATCACTGGAATTACTGGTATCACTGGAATTACTGGTATCACTGGAATTACTGGTATAACTGGAATTACTGGACCGACTGGACAAACTGGGCCTACTGGACAAACTGGTCCGACAGGACAAACTGGTCCGACAGGACAAACTGGTCCAACAGGACAAACTGGTCAAACAGGACCAACCGGACCAACTGGTCCGACAGGACAAACTGGACAAACTGGACAAACTGGCCTGACTGGGCCGACTGGGTATACAGGTTTCACAGGTATTACAGGGATTATTGGAGCAACCGGAGTTACCGGTACAACTGGAATTACTGGACCTAGTGGTGTAACCGGAATTACTGGACCAACCGGAAGAGCAGGTGATTCTTTTAATACACAAACTACAACAACAACGTCTTTATCATTAACGAATTTGGTAGATGGTTTACTATTAACAATATCACCTCAATTATCATATATAACCGGAAATACGGTATTTGTAATCGACCGTGATACTTCAAGTAAATTCTTTGTAGCAACTGTAACCACTTATAATATAAATACAGGTGCATTGGTATTGCAAAATATATTACAAATAAACGGATTTGTAACTGGACAAACTTATACTTATGTATGGAATGTAAATATAAAATCCATAGGACCAACTGGATACACTGGAATAACAGGTGTAACTGGTGTAACCGGTGTAACTGGCGTAACAGGTACAACTGGTGCAACTGGTATTGGAAATACGGGTCCTACTGGACGAACTGGTTGTACTGGTTATACTGGTTATACAGGGGCGACTGGTGTAAGTGATACAGGGCCAACTGGGCGTACTGGTCCGACTGGACGTACTGGTCCTACCGGCATACTGGGCGTAGGAGACACAGGTGTAACAGGAATAACTGGTGTTACTGGCGTCACGGGCGTTACTGGTGTCACTGGTGCGACTGGGGTCACTGGACGAGGGTTAACCGGACCTATTGGCAATACTGGGCAGACCGGTATTACCGGTCCAACCGGTATAAGTCAAACCGGACCAACTGGGGTCACTGGTGTAACCGGTAGTGTAGGTGCGAATGCCGTTATTGATGCAAACACTTTCAGTATTTTTTCGAATTTTGGAACTTCGTTCACTGATGTTGGAAATAGATGGACTGCAAAAATTACAGATACTACCAGAAGTTGGAGGGATTTAGCTATATCATCAACCGGTCAATATCAAATTGCATGTGTAGCAAATGCTACTGGTAATATATATTCATCAAATGATTATGGAAATACTTGGATAATAAATAGTGCCGCAGGAAATCGTTCTTGGTATAGTATAGCAATGTCAGCAACTGGACAGTATCAAACTGCCGGTTCAGATGGTGGATTAATCTATGTATCAAGTGATTATGGAAGTACTTGGATAGGAAAAGATGCAAGTCGAAGTTGGCTAGGAGTATCCATATCAGCAACTGGTCAATATCAAACTACGGTAGATTATAATCCTGGTTATATTTACACATCAAGTAATTATGGAAATACTTGGGTAGCAAGAAATACTTCTGTTAGTTATAGATACTGGCAGCGTATATCCATGTCAGCAACAGGACAATACCAAATTGCACTAATAGACGGTAGACCTCTTTACTTGTATTCATCAAGTGATTATGGAGTGACATGGGCTCAAAATACGGCAGCAGGAAGTCGAGATTGGAAATCGGTATCAATGTCAGCAACTGGTCAATACCAAACTGCATGTCATTATGCGGGTTATATATACACATCGAATGACTTTGGTGTTAGTTGGAATCCAAAAGATGCAAGTCGTAATTGGCAAACTGTATCCATGTCAGCAACTGGACAATACCAAATTGCCAGTGTATATGCAGAATATGCATATGTATCAATTGATTTTGGAAATACTTGGAATCAAACGACGCATACAAATGCACAACAACGTATATTCATATCAGCAAATGGACAATATGCAATTTCTTGCAATGATGTTCCGGGTTACATCTATACCAGTAATATAGCAATTCCGTCCGGATCAATTGACCAATATTCCTATTCATTGGGGAGGTTGAATAATAATGCACCAAGTGCTACTAATTCCTACACATTCAATTTAGACAATGGCTCAACATTTTTCTTAACAGGTACGGCACCCACTGCAAATTATTCCGCAAATTTCACCATATCAGTATTAAATACATCCAGGTCATATTTAATCACATTAATCAATACTACATCATCAAGAGCAAGTTACTATTGTAATTCAGTTTCAATCAATGGAACCGCAGTATCAGCTTCTAATATATTATGGACAGTTCCAATTGCAAGTATATCGTTGACAGGTGCCGCAAAAACAAATCAAGAATTTATATTCTATTACAATACAACAGCATCTGCATGGTATGTTACTATAAATATCAAGAAATTCTAAACAATATATTCACCCATTTGAAATGTGAAAAGGTCTAAAAAAATGTATATTCTATATCATTGATTTTTGAATATAGAATATACAATTTAGTTATAATAATAAAAAATATTTATATATGTTATACATATAACGTGAATGAATGGCTATTCTAATTCAACTGCCGGTTTGTCTCATAGACGCGATATAAGTGGCCCAACCGGACCAGTTGGACCAACCGGATATAGCGATAAATATATGTCTATAACACAACAATTTATAACCAAAGAAAGTTTGATATACGATTATTTGTTAATAGTAACAATTGACAAATATTTATCGTATATTCCAGGGGATAATATTATTGTAAAGAGTGTTGATTTAAATGAATATAATGATTATCAAGGATTTATAGGAGAAGTCAACAGCTATAATAATAATACCGGTGAATTGGTTATAAAAAATATTCAAAATATAACATCATTGTTTTATAATGATTTATACAACTACAAATTTAATTTGAATAATGTAGGATATACTGGATGTATAGGTCCTACTGGATTTCCAGGTGATAAATATGTTAGTATAAATGAATTGTCTATTTCAACATCTAATTTATATATTGATTATCAAGTAACTATTTATATCAACCCACAATTAGCATATTTTCCAAATGATATGGTAGAAGTAATTTCTTTGGAAAAAAATACAAGAGGATATATCCAAAAATTTAGAGGAGTTGTAAAGAGTTATAATAAATCAACCGGTAGAATGGTAATATATAAAATTAAAGATATTACACCTACATTTGATGATGATGAATATACATATAGAATAAACTTGAATAGTCAAGGTAGTACCGGTCCTGCTGGGCCACCTGGACTAACTGGGTTAACCGGTCAACAAGGTAATATTGGTGTAACTGGTCCAATCGGACCACAAGGGATTCAAGGTATATCAGGCTCACTTACAAATACTGGTGATACTGGTATTACTGGTCCTACTGGTGAAACCGGTCCACAAGGTGTTCCTGGCACCATGACAAATACAGGTGACACTGGACCGACTGGTGAAACCGGTGAAACTGGTAAAACTGGAAATACAGGTAATACTGGTAATACTGGTAATGTTGGTAATACTGGACTTACTGGAAGAACTGGACCTACTGGAAGAACTGGACCAATCGGTCGTATTGGACCTACCGGTGAAACTGGTGAAACTGGCGAAACTGGCGAAACTGGTCCTACTGGTGAAACTGGTGAAACTGGACCTACCGGTGTAACTGGTGATTTTGGTCCTACTGGTGAAACTGGTGAAACTGGAACTACTGGTTACACTGGTCCAACTGGGGAAAATGGACCTACTGGGCCTACTGGTTCAAGTGGACCAACTGGACTTACTGGAATTTTTGGGAGGACGGGTACAATTGGTAATACAGGTCCCACCGGTGTAACCGGTCATATTGGAAATACAGGATATATTGGTAAAACTGGTCCTATTGGAATAACTGGATATACCGGTCATACTGGTACATTTGGTGGTGTAATTTTTAATCATATTATACCAGGTGGGATTGTAAATCAAGTAACGCAATTAAATGGAGATATAAAAAATTATACAAATATTAATATTGGGTCACGTGAAAGAGGATTCAATCATGTACATGCAAGGTCATTATATCTATCAGATTCTACATTATATTTAGGAACAAAGACATCTATATCAGCCGGTGCAAATGGTTCAGTTGCTTTACCAGTAGGAACCACATTTGGTGGTATAAATTCAGCATTAATCTCGTTGACAGGTAAAGTAGATAATTCATATAATTTACCATACAATGCGTTAAAACATGATGGTTATATAGTTGATCTAGATTTATGGGTTGCACAAAATGATAATCCAGGTTCACTTGACCCAACAAATATAGAATACAGAGTGGATGCATCATGGATTAATGTTGGTAGAGTAAAAGGAGACGTTGGACAAAGAGGTGCAAGTGGTGTAACTGGTATTACTGGTGCAACTGGGTATGTTGGGGTAACTGGTATAACTGGAATAACTGGTCCAGACGGAACTGGGTACACTGGACCTACTGGGTCTACTGGAAATACAGGAAATACTGGAAGTACTGGAATAACAGGTCCAACTGGGTATACTGGAAAAACTGGTAGAATTGGAAATACTGGCAATACCGGTGTAACTGGGCCTACTGGACCTACTGGACCTACTGGTAAAACTGGACCTACTGGACCTACTGGATATACTGGTAGAACTGGTTCTATTGGGAATATAGGTCAAAATGGTAATACCGGTGAAACTGGTCCGACTGGTAAAGTTGGTTCAATTGGTGAAACTGGTGAAATTGGTGAAACTGGTTTCACAGGTGAAACTGGTTTCACAGGTGAAACTGGTTTCACAGGTGAAACTGGTTATACTGGCAGAACCGGACCTAGTGGTAGAACCGGACCTACGGGTAGAACTGGTTATACTGGCAGAACAGGACCTAGTGGCAGAACCGGGCCTACTGGTATAACAGGGACTACTGGCGAAACGGGGCCTACTGGATATACTGGTTTGACTGGAACGACTGGATATTGCGGTGAAACCGGAATCAATGGCGAAACAGGTAATACCGGCGTAACTGGAAATACTGGTATTATAGGAAATACTGGTACAACTGGACCTATTGGAAGTACGGGTATAAGTGGTCATACGGGACCTACTGGTAATACTGGTTGTGCTGGTTATAGTGGTCCTACCGGTGTACCAGGTTCTGCTACAAATACAGGAGCGACTGGTGCATTCGGTTATATTGGTGTAACTGGTGTAACTGGACCACATGGTGTTGCTGCAAACACTGGTGCAACTGGAAATACTGGTGTAACTGGTCCTACTGGACCTCCTGGTTTTGTATCAAATACTGGCGCTACTGGCGCTACTGGTCAAACTGGTGCTACTGGTACTAGTGGTCAAACTGGTCAAACTGGTCTTACTGGTCCTACTGGTCCTAGTGGTCTTACTGGTCCTACTGGTCCTACTGGTCCTACTGGTCCTACTGGTCCTACTGGAAGAACCGGTCCTACTGGACAAACTGGTAATACTGGTAGAACTGGTAATACTGGTCCTACTGGTCCTACTGGTGAAACCGGTTATACTGGTTATCATGGGTATACTGGAAAAACTGGTTCTACTGGACAAACCGGGCAAAGTGGGGAGACTGGTAATACAGGTGAAACTGGGGAAACTGGTAGAACAGGTTCAATTGGTTCAATTGGTCCTACTGGTTCAATTGGTCCTACTGGGAAAACTGGTCCTACTGGTCCTACTGGACCTACTGGGTCATCTGGTGCTTCTGGAACAACCGGTATAACTGGTAGAACAGGTACTAGTGGTGCAACTGGTTCCACTGGACCAACTGGTTATACTGGTCATACTGGACCTACTGGTGATTTTGGTAATACTGGTAGAACTGGTGAAAGAGGAAATACTGGTCCCACTGGGCCTATTGGTTTAAAAGGTAATTCTGGTGATGTATTTAATACACAGACAAATGATATTGTACCATTATCATTAACCGATTTAGTAGATGATTTAATATTACCAGTTGAACCAGCACTTTCATATTTAAAAGGAAATGAAGTTTTTGTATCATCAAAAGAAACATTAACCAAAAATTTTACAGCAATAGTCAAAAGTTATGATATAGAAACTGGAATAATAGTTTTCAATAATATTACAAAAATAAATGGTTTTTCTGAGAGTGAATACAATATTAATGTATGGAGTGTAAATATAAATACAATTGGTCCAACAGGAAACACTGGTTCGACTGGGTATACAGGTTCAACTGGTAGAACTGGCACAACTGGCACAACCGGTAGAACTGGAACAACTGGCACAACTGGCACAACTGGTACAACTGGAAGAACTGGAACAACCGGACCAACAGGATATACAGGTTATAGTGGAAATACTGGTATTACAGGCGTGACCGGCAATACTGGGGTTACTGGACCTACTGGTGTAACTGGTGTAACCGGTCTAACCGGTGTAACTGGTGTAACTGGTGTAACTGGTGTAACTGGTGTAACTGGTGTAACTGGTGTAACTGGTGTAACTGGAATTACAGGAGTAACTGGTGTTACTGGGGTAACTGGCGTTACTGGGGTGACCGGGGTAACTGGCGTTACTGGTGTAACCGGAGTAACTGGTGTAACTGGGGTAACCGGTGTAACTGGGGTAACCGGAGTTACCGGTGTAACCGGAGTTACCGGTGTAACCGGAGTAACCGGAGTTACCGGTGTTACTGGGGTAACTGGTTCAACAGGAATTACAGGAATAACAGGAGTTACCGGAGTAACTGGGGTTACAGGAGTAACTGGGGTTACAGGAGTAACTGGCGCAACAGGAGTAACCGGTGTAACAGGAGTAACTGGCGCAACAGGTGTAACTGGTGTAACTGGTGTAACAGGTGTAACTGGTGTAACTGGTGTAACTGGTGTAACTGGTGTAACTGGGGTTACTGGGATTACTGGGGTTACTGGTGTAACAGGAGTAACTGGTGTAACAGGAGTAACCGGGGTAACCGGATCTACTGGTTATACAGGAATTACTGGACCAACTGGTGTAACAGGAGTAACTGGGGTAACTGGACCAACCGGTACAACTGGTCCTACCGGGGTAACTGGTCCTACTGGACGAGCAGGTGATTCATTTAATACACAGACTACTACAACTGTATCTTTATCATCATCGAATTTGATAGATGGTTTGTCATTACCAATCTCACCTCAATTGTCATATATAACCGGAAATACGGTGTTTGTAATCGACCAGAATACGAGTAGTAAATATTTCATAGCAACAGTAACAAGTTATAATAATACCACAGGTGCATTGGTATTGAAGAATATTGTGCAAGCAAATGGACTTATAAATAATGAGAGTTATAATTATATATGGAATGTAAATATAAATTCTGTTGGCCCAACGGGATACACCGGATGTACTGGTGCAACCGGTGTTATTGGAGTAACCGGTGTTATTGGTGTAACCGGTGCAACGGGAGCATTTGTAACTGGACCAACAGGTCTAACTGGTGTAACTGGTTCAATCGGACCAACCGGTCTTACTGGTTTTGGAAATACTGGTCCAACTGGTATGACTGGATTGACAGGAACAACGGGACCGACTGGTCCAACTGGATTGGGTTATACCGGAAATACCGGTACAACTGGATATACTGGACAAACCGGGTATACCGGATATACTGGAATACTCGGACCAACAGGAATCAGTGTAACAGGAACAACAGGTCTAATGGGAGTAACTGGTATAACAGGACCAACTGGTGGTGCAACTGGATTTACAGGGGTAACTGGACCAACTGGTATAACAGGACCTACCGGTACTATTGCGTCGTTTGACCAAAATACGATGAGCATTTTTTCTACCATGGGAACTTCATTGACGAATGTTGGCAGTAATTGGGTTGCAAAAATTACAGATACTACCAGAAGTTGGAGGGATTTAGCTATATCATCAACCGGTCAATATCAAGTTGCATGTGTCGCAGATTCTACTGGTAATATATATTCATCAAATGATTATGGAAATACTTGGACAGTAAATAGTGCCGCAGGAAATCGATATTGGATTGGTATAGCAATGTCAGCAACCGCACAGTATCAAACTGCCACAGAATCTGGCGGTTTAATTTATGTATCAAGTGATTATGGAAGTAGTTGGATAGGAAAAGATGCAAGTCGAAGTTGGCAAGGAGTATCCATATCAGCAACTGGTCAATATCAAACTACGGTAGATTATAATCCTGGTTATATTTATACATCAAATAATTATGGAAATACTTGGGTAGCAAGAAATACTTCTGTTAGTGCTAGATGGCAGCGTATATCCATGTCAGCAACAGGACAATACCAAATTGCACAAATAGGTGGTAGTCCTCTTTACTTGTATTCATCTAGTGATTATGGAGTAACATGGGCTCAAAATACGGCAGCAGGAAGTCGTAACTGGTATGCAGTTTCGGTATCAGCAACTGGTCAATACCAAACTGCATGTCATTATGCGGGTTATATATACACATCGAATGACTTTGGTGTTAGTTGGAATCCAAAAGATGCAAGTCGTAATTGGCAAACTGTATCCATGTCAGCAACTGGACAATACCAAATTGCCGGTGTAAATTTAGGATATGCATATGTATCAATTGATTTTGGAAATATTTGGAATCAAACGACGAATGCAAATGCAAAACAACGTATATTCATATCAGCAAATGGAAAATATGCAATTTCTTGCAATGATGTTCCGGGTTACATCTATACCAGTAATATAGCAATTCCGGCTGGAACTGTTGACCAGTATTCATATTCATTGGGGAAATTAAATAATTCCGAAAATCCATTACTTGGGGTTGGAACTACATGGACATCTATATCTTCTTTAACAATACCTAATACTGGTTGGGGGGGCTCGGCAATATCTGACCCATCATCAAATGGTAATATATATGCGATTACAACAACGGCAAGTGCCGGTTATCCGTTATCTTCAATCGATGGTGGAAAAACATGGAGTCCTGTTACTACTTATTTCCAAAATAATATGATTTATTATAGTGCAGTACTATCTTCGAATGGTCAATATCAAGGTATATATGGTACTTTTGGATTACAAGCATCAACTGATTACGGGTCTACATTTAGTTATACACTTTCTACTCCCAAAAATAGAATTTCAATGTCTTTGGATGGAAAATATTGGTTTACTAATTATAGTAATAGTAATTATGTGTCAACCAACTATGGTGTAAATTGGAATACAGTAACTATCAATAGATCACTTAATTATGCAACTAATGCTATGTCTGGCAATGGACAATATATTATATCAAGTGTAGAAGCTGATAATAATTCCCAGAATGATAAATTTTCAAATATATCAAGTGATTATGGGTCAACTTGGACGACTTCAACTGTTTTTTGGGGACCAGTACAAGCAGCATTATCATATACAGGACAATATCAAACATATTCTGGAAAAATTAGTTTTTATGACAAAACATATTTAAATGTATCAAGTAATTATGGCGCAAGTTGGACTAGAAATCAAGATATGTCTGGAATTTCGTATTTATCAATGACATCTAGTGGTCAATATCAAACTGCCTCTGTATACGGTGGGTATATATATAAGTCAACTAATTATGGAGTTTCGTGGAGTTCGTCTAATATAACTACTGGCGGTAGTGCACAGACCACAAAATTATGGACTGGTCAAGCAACTTCACCGAGTGGTTTAAATCAAATTATAATGCATGTTGGAGGGAATGCATATTATAGTACGAGTACTGTTGCAAATGCATACACCTTCAACCTGGACAATGGCTCTACATTTTTCTTAACAGGTATTGTTCCCACTGCAAATTATACCGCAAATTTCACTATATCAACTTTGAATACTTCCAGAACCTATCTCATAATGTTAATCAACAATACTTCATCCGCAGCAACTTATTATTGTACTTCGATTACACTCAATGGGTCCGCAGTATCAACCATATACAATGTTTCTCCAACATTAACCAGTGCAGTAGTAACCTGTCAAGAAATTTCATTATTTTATAATTCAACCTTATCAGCTTGGCAGGCGGATTCACTTGTCAAGAATTATCAAGCAGCATAGATATTTTTTTCCGAAGGGGGTGTAAAAATATATACAATTTAGTTATAACTATAGTTATAGATATAGTTATAACAATAATAAAAATAATAAAAATATTTATATATGTTATACATATAACGTCGATGGAACATATTTCAAGTTCAACTTGCGATACGTCAAATAGACCCAGAAATAGACGTGATATAATAGGGCCAATTGGTCCGACTGGACCTACTGGATATAGCGAAAAATATTCATGTATAATCACCCAACGAATAAGTAAATTAAATCTATTGAATGATGATTTATTACTTCTTACAGTTGAGAGATATGTATCATACAATGAAGGAGATTATGTTATCGTAAAAAGTACTGAATTGAATCCTTATAATGAATACCAATATTTTGAAGCAGAAATCAAAATTTATGATAGCGATACCGGCGAGCTGGTTTTGAAAAATATTCATAATGTAAGTAAATTATTTTATAATGATTTATACAAATACAAAATTAGCGTAAATAATGTAGGAAGTACTGGTTATACCGGTCCTACTGGATTTCGTGGTTATAAATATATTAGTATAAATAAATTATCGATTTTAGCGTCTAATTTTAATTATGATTATCAAGTTATAATATTTATTGATCCAGAATTAGCTTATTTACCAACTGATAGAGTAGAAGTAGTTTCTTTGGAAGAAAATTCCAGTGGATATATTCAAAAATTAATAGGAGAAGTGAAAAGTTATAACAAATCAACTGGTAGAATGGTTATATACAGAATTAAAAATATTACACCTTCATTTGACGATGATGAGTATACATATAGAATTAATATTAATAATAAAGGAATCACTGGTCCATCTGGTTTACAAGGAATGACTGGTCCTACTGGCAGAAAAGGTATCACAGGAATTACGGGTTCTACTGGTTCACAAGGTATTACTGGTATTTCGGGAGAAATAACAAATACGGGTGCAACCGGATTTACTGGTGCAACTGGTGTAATCGGTCCACAAGGTATTACTGGTCAATCTACTGAGAGTGGTGCTACTGGTTATACTGGTGAAAGTGGAAATACTGGTGATACTGGAAATACTGGCGAATCTGGTCCTACTGGTATAACTGGACCAACCGGTAGAACTGGACCTAGTGGACCTACTGGACACACTGGACCTACTGGACCTACGGGTTCAACTGGACAACAAGGAAATACTGGTGAAAGTGGTAACACCGGTGATATTGGAAATACCGGTGATATTGGAAATACCGGGCAAACTGGACCTACTGGACCTACTGGACCTACTGGTGATGATGGAAATACTGGTGAAACTGGTCCTACTGGACCAACCGGGGATATTGGTGCGACTGGACCTAATGGTGAACCAGGAAATATTGGACCTACTGGTGTAACCGGTTCAACTGGACGCGTTGGTAGAACTGGTGCAACTGGTGCAACTGGTGCAACTGGATATACTGGACCAACTGGTTATACTGGACGTATTGGAATAACTGGTCATACAGGAACATTTGGTGGTCTTATATTGAGTGATATTATACCAGGTGGACCGGTGTTTCCAGTAATTCAAAATAATGGTGATACAAAATATTATACAACTATTAATTTGGGTTCTGAAGCAAGAGGATTTAACGAAATACATGCGCGTTCAGTGTATGTTTCAGATTCAACTATATTTTTGGGAACACGGAGTTCAATATCTGCAACTGCAAATGGTTCGGTTGCTTTACCCACAGGAACTACTGTGGGTGGTGTAAATTCGGGTTCAATTATAATTAAAGGTATAGTAGATTCATGTTATAATTTACCATTTAATGTTTCAAAGAATACCGGATACTTAATCGGGTTTGATTTATGGGTTGCTAAAATGGATAACCCAGGGTCACTTGACCCAACAAATTCAGAATATAGACCTGATGCTTCATGGGTAAATATTGGTAGTATTAAAGGACCTTTCGGTGAACGAGGTCCAACTGGTTATATTGGTGCAGAAGGTTCATTTGGACCTATTGGCATAACTGGACCTACGGGTGAAATGGGACCAATGGGTACAGGTTATACCGGTGATTTTGGCGGAACAGGCCCTACTGGTGAAACTGGTCTTCCTGGTGATAATGGTGACATCGGAATTATGGGAAGAACTGGACCTACTGGAAGAACTGGAATTGTGGGAAGAACTGGACCTACTGGAAGAACTGGTTCTACTGGACCTACTGGAAGAACTGGACCTACTGGAAGAACTGGACCTACTGGACCTACAGGACCTACCGGAAGCACAGGAAGAACTGGACCAATTGGTGAAACTGGTGAAACTGGTGAAACCGGTGAAACTGGACCTACTGGTGAAACTGGACCTACTGGTGAAACTGGACCTACTGGTGAAACTGGTGAAACTGGTTCAAATGGCGAAACAGGGGAAACTGGGTCTACTGGTCATACAGGAAGAACTGGTCCTACTGGACCTACTGGTCATACAGGAAGAACTGGTCCTACTGGACCTACCGGTAATACAGGAAGAACGGGTCCGACTGGAACTATTGGTAATACTGGTATAACCGGACAAACTGGTGAAACTGGGTCTACTGGTTCAACTGGTGTTACTGGAATAACTGGATATACTGGTTATACAGGATGTACAGGTGTAACTGGGTCTACTGGTTCAACTGGTCCTACTGGATTTCCTGGATATACTGGTAATACTGGTTCAACTGGGCAAACTGGACCAACTGGTCCTACTGGATTTCCTGGACTATCTACAAACACAGGTGCTACTGGCTCGACAGGTATAACTGGTAAAACCGGTTCAAGAGGATCCCCTGGTATATCTGTCAATACCGGCGCAACTGGATATACTGGGTTTATAGGAAATACAGGGTTCATCGGTATTACATCTCACACTGGTGCAAGTGGACCGACTGGACCAACGGGTCCGACAGGTTCGACCGGTTCAACTGGTTCGAGTGGGTCAACTGGTTCGAGTGGGTCAACTGGTTCGAGTGGGTCAACTGGTTCGAGTGGTTCAACTGGTCCGACTGGTCCGACTGGTCTGACTGGTAAAAGCGGTACTACTGGAATTACAGGTGTAACCGGATATACTGGGTCGTCCGGACCGACTGGTCTGAGTGGCCCGACTGGATCAACTGGTTTGACCGGTAAAAGTGGTACTACTGGAAATACAGGTGTAACCGGATATACTGGTTCGCGTGGACCAACTGGCGTGACTGGTCCGAGTGGACCGACTGGACCGACTGGACCGACTGGCTTGACTGGACCTACTGGTATTGTTGGACATACTGGAAATACAGGGGTAATTGGTCAAACAGGTACGACTGGTGTCACGGGTCCGACTGGCCCTACTGGTTCTACTGGTCCTACTGGTCCTACTGGAATCATGGGAAGAACTGGTAATAATGGTACTACCGGTATCACCGGTTCAACTGGTTATACAGGTTATACTGGTATTGATGGCCATATCGGTGCAATCGGTCCAAAAGGTCAAGGAGGAGATGTGTTTAATACTGAAACTACTGATTATGTATCATTATCATCAAATGAACTTGCAAATGAATTGACATTACAAGTTTCGCCAAATCTTTCTTATTTATATGGAAGTACCGTTTTTATATCCGATAATGAAACCACTGTGCGAAATTTTACAGCGACAGTTAAAAATTATGACATGAAAACTGGTATGTTGGTTTTGAAAGATATTACAAGTATAAACGGGTTTAACATAGAAGACAATTATAATTATGTATGGGTTGTAAATATAAATTCAATAGGACCAACTGGATTTACCGGAGTAACTGGTGTAACTGGTGTTACAGGTCTAACTGGTCCTACTGGATACACAGGGCGTACTGGTCGTACTGGTGCAACAGGACCTACCGGAGAAACTGGCGATTGTGGTTCTACCGGGCAAACAGGTAATACTGGTGTAACTGGCCCTACTGGTGAAACTGGTTATACTGGATATACTGGTGAAGTTGGTGTTACTGGTGTTACTGGAACGACTGGAACGACTGGAATTACTGGTATGACTGGAATTACTGGTATGACTGGAATTACTGGACCTACTGGACCTACCGGAGAAACTGGACCTACTGGTATGACTGGACCGACTGGACCTTCTGGACCTTCTGGACCGACTGGACCTACTGGACTTACTGGTATGACAGGACCGAGTGGAATGACTGGACCGACTGGACCAAGTGGACTGACTGGAACAACTGGAACAACTGGAACAACTGGAACAACTGGTCCTACTGGACCTACCGGCCCTACTGGAACAACGGGGGCTACTGGGCCTAGTGGACCTACTGGAACAACGGGACCTACTGGACCTACTGGACCTACTGGACCTACTGGACCTACTGGAACAACGGGGGCTACTGGAACAACGGGGGCTACTGGACTAACTGGACAAACAGGACCAAGTGGCATGACTGGACCAAGTGGCATGACTGGACCAAGTGGACTTACTGGACCAACTGGCATGACTGGACCAAGTGGTATCACTGGACAAAGTGGGATGACTGGACCAAGTGGACTTACTGGACCTACCGGAGTTACTGGTTGTATAGGTACTATTGGTCAAACTGGTATTACTGGAACGACTGGATTGACTGGACCGATAGGTCAGACTGGACCGACTGGTATTACTGGAGCTACTGGAAGTGCATGTAATTCATTTAATACACAGACTACTACATCTGTATCTTTATCGTTAGCGAATTTGATAGATGGGTTATTATTACCAATATCACCTCAATTATCATATACATCCGGAAATACTGTATTTGTAATCGACCGCGCTACATCCAGTAAATATTTCATAGCAACAGTAACAAGTTATAATATAGATACTGGTATATTGATATTGCAAAATATATTACAAATAAACGGTTTTGTAAGTGGGCAAAATTACAATTATATATGGAATGTAAATATAAATTCAATTGGTCCTACTGGATTTACTGGGAGAACTGGTCCTACTGGATTTACTGGGAGAACTGGTCCTACTGGTATAACAGGAGTTACAGGTGTCAGTGTAACAGGTTCTACTGGGGTTACTGGGGTTACTGGGGTTACTGGGGTTACTGGGGTTACTGGCGTTGGCGTTACTGGTGTAACTGGCGTTACTGGTGTAACTGGTGTTACCGGAGTTACCGGAGTTACTGGTGTTGGTGGCACTGGTAGAACGGGTAATACTGGTGTCACAGGAGTAACTGGTGTAACTGGACAAACTGGTCCAACGGGTCCTACTGGTATGACACAAACCGGTCCAACTGGGCCTACCGGAATAACTGGTATAACAGGTCCTACTGGAATTGCAAGTTCGACCGGTCCCACAGGTATTATTGGCCCTCCTGGTATTCCTGGGGAGGCAGGTTCACTTGACCCAAATTCGTTTTCTATTTTTACAAATTATGGAACTTCATTAGATAATTTTGGAACGAACTGGGCTAAGAGAGATAGTGCCAGAAGTTGGAAAGGGGTATCGATGTCATCAACTGGACAATATCAAAGTGCGATAGTAGTTCAAGATAAAATTTATGTATCTACTGATTATGGAAATAATTGGACCGGTGTAGATAGTTCTAGAAATTGGATTAGCATTTCAGTATCTTCAACTGGACAACTTCAAACTGCATTAGTAAGTGGAGATAATTTGTATGTATCTACTAATTATGGAAATACTTGGATAGCCCGAACTGGAATACCGAATGATGTTACAAAATATTGGCAGTCTGTATCATTATCTGCTACTGGACAATATCAAACAGCTGTTACGAATTATCAAATATTTGTATCAAGTGATTACGCTACTACGTGGACAAATAAATCGCCTGCTGGTTTGTATTGGTCATCAGTATCATTATCTGCTACTGGACAATATCAAAGTGTGGTTCCGGACACTGGAAATATATATATATCCAATGATTATGGCAATACTTGGAACACAAAAGGTAATAATATAGTATGGTCATCGGTTTCTGTATCTGCTACTGGACAATATCAAACTGCATCATCAGGTAATGGAATATATATATCAAATGATTATGGAAATACTTGGGTAACTAAAATGTCTGATGCAAGTCGAAATTGGGGATATGTAGCTTTATCTGCAACTGGACAATATCAAGTAGCACTTGTACATCGTACTACTTCATATGTCTCAGTTGATTTTGGAAATACTTGGACTCCTATGACTTTAACTGGAAATCCTAGTAATAATTGGGGAGGATTGGCAATATCGTCGTCTGGACAATATATAACCGCAATAGATTCTGTCTCTAATGGCACAATATATGTGAGTCTAGCAATTCCTGCTGGAACGGTGGACCAATATTCATATTCATTGGGGAAATTGAATAATGTGGATAATCCATTATATTTTCCAACAGGAAGTAGTAATTTTAACAATCGTGTTTATGATTTTTATGGGTATGGCATATCTATATCATCTACTGGTATATATCAACTTGCATGTGGTGACCTCGGTGCAATAACATTATCAACTAATTACGGGTCTAATTGGAAGAGCGTATCAATACCAGGAACGAGCGGTACATATTTCAGTTATTCAGCAATGTCTGGAACTGGTCAATATCAATGTATAGATAATTATATATCTACTAATTATGGTGTTAATTGGAGTTCTTCAAGTTACATGTTTATATCATATTCATCAACAGGGCAATTTCAAATTAGTAGTAACGGATATTCATCAAATAATTCAGGTGTTACTTGGACTAATATTTCAAATTATCCGAGTATAAATAGATTATCAGCATCATATACTGGGCAATATATCACTGGTATTAATAATGCTTCGTCTGGATATATATATATATCAAGTAATTATGGAAATAATTGGACGCAATTAAATGCACCATATTCTCAACCAGGCAACAAACAATATAGGTCAGTAGCAATTTCATCGACAGGACAATATCAAATAGTATATGAAACAACACAAAATTATGTATATTTGTCAAAAGATTATGGACAAACGTGGACCAGCGCTCCTACCTATTTTTCTTATACTGTTACGTCTGTATCAATTTCAGGAACAGGGCAATATATATTGGCTTCTAGTACTTATAATGTTAATGCTAGTGTAAATTTGAGAGTATCTACTAATTATGGTGTAAGTTTTGATGATATTTATATTAATAACAGAGGGCCTAATGGTATAAACTCTTTAGCGATTTCATCAAATGGACAATACGCTACTATAATTAGTGGTTATGGTGAAATCAACGCCAGATATCAAATATTAACCGCTATATTATTACCACAAAATACATTTACATTCAACCTAGACACAGGTACAACGTTTTTCTTGACAGGACTCGCGCCAACTGCAAACTATTCAGTAAACTTTACCATATCAACTTTGAATACTGCCAATACTTATCTCATAACAGTAATCAATAAAACTTCGTCTGTTGCAAGTTATTATTGCAATGCCGTTAAAATCAATGGAACAGCAGTAGCAAGCACCCGGTTTTTATACACTGTTCGTCCTACTGTTATAACATCAAGTAATGCATTAACTGGTGCGGTTCAAACAAATCAAGAATTTATCATGTTTTACAATACTACTGCTGCGGCATGGTATGTTCTTACCAATATCAAGGTTTTCAAAGCTGGCCAATAAAACGCAACAACAAAACAACAATAAAAAACAATAAAATATAAAAATATAAATATATACAAAATATATATTTATACGAATGGTTTCTTCAAAAATAAACAAAGATATTAATTTTGTTGAAACAAAGACAATTGACCCAGAAGATAATGGTTATCATTCCAGTTTATACGAAATGTACATACACGATAAACCTATTACAATCGCTCTTGGGAAACAAAAATACACGTTTTCTTCTAAACATGTTGTCTATTATCCCATTTATTTAGTAGTTAATCAAAAGATAAAAGCGCAAATCGGTGTTTATGAAATCCAATCAAGTCGCTCATTAAATGTTTTAGATGAAGATGGAGATATCGATTTAACGAAATTTGGAGAGCCGTTATTATATAGTTTTGTCAATTCAAAATTCATTGAAAAGGTTCTTTCGATTCCCGTTGGTATGGATAAAAAAGAAAAAGTAGAAAAAAAAGAAAAAACAGATGAAATAGTCGAAATAGATGAAATCGATGTGGATGAAAACGATGTCATGAAATTGAAAATACCACAAGGTGAAATGTCCAAAGAATTTGAAAAAACTGTCAAAAATTCCAAAGATGGTATTTTCGAAATTGATAAACATATGAAACAACCCATTTCATTAAAAGAAGAAACCGAAGAAGATTCAAATAAAATAAAATTAAAAGATTTCAAAAAATCTAGTTCCAACAAATGGATTGAGAATTTTTTTAAAAATCACCATTATAATATTGTTACGAATGATGGAGAGGGAGATTGTTTTTTCTATGTAATCCGTGATGCATTTAGACAAATCGGATACAATACAACTGTTTCTAAATTAAGGGCAGCATTAGCAAAAGAGTTGACTGACGATGTTTATCAAGAGCATCGTAATTTATATTTAGGATTTCAAAATGAAATCCGCGAACATGATAATGATATTGCTGAAATAAAAAAAACAAATGCGGAATATAAAAAACGTATGAAAAAATTAGAAGATAAAAATGATGAAGAACGGTTAATCAAAGAAACAAATAAACTAGCAGATGAATATAAAAAAGTATTTCAAAAAAAAAAAGAAACCCTTAAATTACAAGAAGAATATGTAGGTTATATGAAAGATATTGACAGCATAGATAAGTACAGAGCTTATATACAAACATCCAATTTCTGGGCAGATGCATGGGCAATTTCCACTTTGGAAAGATTGCTAAATGTAAAATTCATAATCTTTTCAGAAGAATCTTTCAACAGCGGGGATTTTGACGGAGTTTTGAATTGTGGTGATTTTAATAAGAATTTAGAAGAATTGGGAACCTTCTCTCCAAACTATTATATTATGACCGTATACGGCAATAACCATTATGAATTGTTGTCATATTATCACAAACGTATTTTGAATTTCAATGAAATACCCTACGATGTGAAAGTTTTGGCAGTGAATAAATGTTTAGAGAAAAATGCGGGTCAATATTATTTGATCCAAGATTTCCGAAATTTCAAAAGTAAATTAGGCATGGACCCTGATTTAGGAAAAAAATTAGACGAAGAAGATGAAGATAGTGATTTATATGATTCAAAAGTAATTTTTATGTTTCATTCTAAATCCGACAATTCGCCTAAACCCGGGGCCGGATCGGGAGAGAAAATACCAAAAACCAAAGTTCAAGAATATGTTACTCTTTCTAAAATAGATAATTGGCGAAAAAAATTGGACGATTCTTGGGGTGGAGGAATATTTGAATTGGATAAACATAAATGGATGTCAGTAGAACATTATATTCAAGCCGCTAAATATAAAAAAGGATTTCCCGATTTTTACTTGTTATTTTCATTAGATAGTGATAGTGAAATATCCAAAGACCCAAGTTTAGCTAAAATAGCCGGAGAGGGTGGAAAGAAAAATAATAAAACCTTGCGTCCAAAAGAAGTGAAAATCGATGCGGATTATCATTTAGGCCGTTTTGAAGAAGAACGAGAACGTGCAATTTCTGCTAAATTTAGTCAAAATGAAGATTTGAAACAAATGTTGTTATTGACAAAAAATGCATTGTTAATGGAATTTATAAGAAGAAATCCGGCTAAAAAAGATTTAATATTGATGGGGGTTCGTCGAACAATTGCTAAATAATTGCCTAAACAATTGCCTAAACAAATATAAATCCATAGTTTTTCAAGAAATTGCGAAGTTCTGTTTTTTGAATCGGTAATAATTTGAATGACATATTTTGTAAATATTCAAAATCTGTCATTTTTACAATAAACATTTGATATTGATTCATTAATTCATCGTAATCAGTAATATATTTGGTATTTTCTAAAAGCCATTTATAAAATGATATAGGCGATGAACCATGTTTCTTATTATTTTTTTTGAATTTAGAAAACCAATGGATAGTATCATGTAAAGTCGTTTTATTATGGATATTATAATCCGTTCCAGATAAAACTGTAATTTCCCTAAATTCATCCATAGACATTTCTAAATCATTCAAAATGGATTTTGTATCGTACATAATAATTGTATGATTCAATAAACTTAAATGTCTAAATACTCGTGAACATCCATAAACAAACATATCCATATCGTCGCTGATGCATCCCCATGCTTTTTTAGAATTGACTAAATAGGCGATTAATTGGTCTGCTTCATTTTCAGCGGTATAATATTGAATCCCGTAATATTCGAGGAGTTGTTTGACACATTGTATGTCATCCATTGTAACATTGATACATTGTTTTTTCATATTTTCTATTTGTTTTTGTAATTTAGCAATTTCTTCATTGTCGGTAGTATTTTCAAGAATATTTTGTATTTCTAAACATTTCTGTTCAGCTTCTTGTTTCTGCAGTCTTCTTTGAATGAGAAGGTCTCTTTTTTCGCGGGGCGGTTTCCCATCGAAAATGAATATCGGAATAATTGAATAATGCCTAAATAAAGATATCAATAAATAAGTATTTTCAATTAGTTTGTTTTCGGCAATGAATTTGTATATATAAATACTTGTATCAATGACAATAGTTTTATGTTTAAGTTCTCGCAAATGAGTTTTACATATAGAAGATTTTTTGCAATTGTCAAGTAAGAATCGGTTTAAATATTGAATTCCCATAAAATTTTTATGTTTATGTTTGTTTATAGAATTATAGTATTTAGCACGGAATATCAATTTTTTACAGATATATAGATGGTATTTTGATGTATATATAGTATATATCAATGAACCCTATATCAAAAAAATTGAAATTATTTCTAAATAAGTATTTCAAAAAATCGAAAAATGAGATTTCTAAAATAAGGTTCTCAACATCGACTATAAAATTTATAAAAAATATCTATGGTTCAATCATTAAATACAATTTAGAATGTATCAACAAAGTCAATATAATAAAAGTACCATTCAATGAAACAACTTTTCCTAAATCAAATAATTTTCAAGGAATACCGTATGAAATACGAAGCAATATTGAGAACATTGAACAAATTACTAAAATATACGAATTCAAAGTAAAAAATAGAAAAGTACGTGTTTTTTTCATATTTCCAGTGCAAGGTTCTCAACTTAATGAAAAAGAAATGATGAAATATGTAGAAAGAATGTTTATATGGTTATCCATTGCATACGCATACAGTCCGGTAAATTGTGCTAAAAACTTGAACGTATATTTGTATTTGACCTATTTAAAGAAGATGTTACCAACAATCGATGCAAGTCCAATTGACTGGGAACATGCAAATACCGCATTTACATATTCATGTAGAGAAGAACATATAAGTTATCACAATGAGAACAATGACAACAAAGAAATTTCCGAAATAAACATATTTAGGGAAGAAGAATGGTTCAAGGTATTTATACATGAAACAATTCATTGTATGGGTTTGGATTTTTCACATATGGATACTGGGTTATCAAATTCTAAAATACATTCTATATTTAATATCAATGTCGACGTGAAACTATTTGAAAGTTATACAGAATGTTTAGCCGAAATAATGAACAGTATATTTTTTGTTTACTATTCTGTAATAGATAATAATAATGCTGAGAACATGGATTTTATATACGAAAAAATAGAGAAAACTATAAAAAATGAAATACTTTTTTCATTATTTCAATGTGTAAAAGTATTGGACCATTATGGATTGTCCTATAAAAATATGTACGAAAATACAAATGAAAATCGTGAACTTTGCAAAAAATACAGCGAAAAAAGCCCAATATTTGCATATTATGTTTTGAAACCAATATTATTGTTTCATATAAATGATTTTGTCGATTGGATAAACAAAAACAACAAAGGTTCTCTGTCTTTTACAAAAACAGTTGAGAACATAAACAATTATTGTATGTTTTTCGAGAACTTTCACAAAACCCCCGAATATATAGATGTTATTCAGATTGTGAAAAATGATTTTCGCAAAATTCAAAAATCAAAAACCCAAGCAGATTTGAGAACAGAAATAGAAACCCTACGAATGACGGTATTTGAAATGTGAAAAGGTGTAGAATACATATTATTTTTATTGACAAAAACTACAAAATAGAAGAAATAAAACAACCATGGAAATCCTCTGTTCCCGTATGTGTTAAATTTATAGTAACATCTAACCAAATAGTGCCACCAATTTTGGTCCATCTATTGCAAAATAACCAATCTTCGGATAAATAATGGTTATCTTCTACACCGCAATCAAACAATGCATATGCATAATTATTTTCACTGCCAATTAAAAAATTGACATCATCTGTATATTTAGTAGAATGATATGCTAACATCATTTTTTCAACCATTTGACGTTGCATTAACATAAATCCAGTAGCAAGATGTTTGACCTGTGTCAAATTATCTTGAATCTCAATGTATTTATCAATATAATTGATGTTATAACGTAATAATGATGATTGTATCATTTCAATATCACTCATTGATTCTTTTAAAGAAGTATTATTATTTTTTTTATCTACCCATTTATTGATGATTGTTTCATCATATGAATGGTCAGTTGTTAATTTTTCCCAATTGTACCGTTTGATTGGATAAGCACCCCCAATAAGCGGTTTATTTGCTATAATCAATTTTAATATAGATACAGGATTCCAAGTAATATCATTATCAATAAAAATAATATGAGTACATTTTGGGTCATGCATCGCTTTTGCAATAAGATTATTTCTTGCTCTTGATACTAAACTATCATTTTTACAAAACTCAACTTGAATTGGAAAATTATACTGTCTAAATAAATTTAGTGTATTTATCAAAGATTGTAAATAGCTGATATAACACATTCCTCCATAACATGGAGTTAGTATATACAATTTTGGGTGATTTGTAATAATATAGTTTTTTACTTTTTCTTCAAATGATTCAAAATTATCTACTTTACTAATATTGATTCCATTATTAGATGCCATTTTATAAATAAAAATACGAATTTTTATTTATATAGTTTAGTTCAGTTTATATTTTTTCTCTTTTTTGTGTTTATTTTTCTTTTTTCTCTTTTTTGTATTTATTTGTCTTTGTCTTTGTCTTTGTCTTTGTCTTTGTCTTTGTCTTTGTCTTTGTATTTCTTTTTATTGGTTTTGGTTTTATTTTTTAAAAATTGGTTTAAGCAGTGGCAACATCGGATGCTTTGACAAAGTGGTGCTTCATGTACTTTTGAAGATTGAAGTAGGTAAGCTCGTCACCAGCTTTAAGCTTTAAAAGCTCAGTAAGCTTTTGGTCAGCATGGATAATACGACCGTTCTTGGCATCTTGTAGCTTGTTGGCTTGGATGTAGGCGTTGATTTCCTTACTGACAGAGGTTCTTGCCATTTCAGTTCCAACAGTCTTTCCAAGGAATTGGGCTAATTCATCACTGATACGGGTTGGTTTGACAAATCCTGATGGTTGCCTGTTACCACTCTTTCTCTTGCGGGAAGATGACTTTTGTGCAAGTTTAAGCTCACGAGCCATAACCTTTTCAAGGGTCTTGTATTCACTCTTTAGAGTAGAGATCATTGTTGTAAGTTGTTGTAATTTAGCACCAAATTCAGTCATCTTGACAGATGATGAGTTGTCTGGAATCTCAGTTGATTCAACAACTGCTGCATCGACAACAGGGGCAACTGCAACAGGGGCAGCTTCCTTGGTGGCCTTCTTTGAAGCCTTCTTTACAGAAGCAGATTGCTCAACAACAACATTGGCAACTGGGGCAGGTGTGGATTGTTTTTCAGTCTTAGTAGCTCTTACCATTCTATCAGGTATATATACTATAATATGTTTCTTTTTTAAGTGGTTTAACGCAATAATATATTTATTGAATTAATTGGCTGGATAGAAGATGGTATTCCTAAATGTTTTCCTAAATATTTTTGATATCAATTTTACGTTTTATTTTTTTCTAATAAACCAGTGATTCATATAACCACAGCATATTACGTCTGGCATCCATTGAAACAATCGTCAATACTGACAGTACATGTAAAGCACCCAATTTTTGATATTCTACATCAATACCAGTATATACCATATTTTCCATAATGTATAAACATACTGCTCTACAATCATCAGTTGTGGTTGTTGGTAAATTTAGAGAACTTAATGAAGTATTAATAAAGGGGTCATGTAACCGACATATTCTTCTCTTAGTTTCATGTGTCATTTGACCTCTATAATGCCAAATATCGTACAAATATCTATAATATCGTATATATTCTCTTTTTTCTAAACTAATAAACCAATTACTATCGGTATAATTACCAAGCAAATCAATTTCCATAAACAACTCTTGAATACGTATATTGATTGGTTTTTCTCTTATAGCCTGCATTCTATTATGAAGTTCCACATTTTCGTTCATTTGATGATTATTTGTTACAACGCTATTTTGATGTGTTTGATTATTTGATATAGGAATATTTGGTTCGTCTGGTTTTTCATTGAATATATGTGGAAATATTATTTTTGTTAGTTTATAAAGAGCGAATATATCATTCATTATTTTAAAATCAACTTTTTCACGATTATATGGATTTATTATTTTTCCTTTTTGTTTGAATAATGTGATTAAAGATGTAATATTAAATCCATATACAAAATTTTTGTCATCTTTATAACTGTAAAATTCATCATATGGAATATCATCTAATGGGTCTAATGTGTAAAAATCTGTCTCATTTACACATGATTTTTTGTTTTTTAATGCTTCACCTTTTAATTTCATTAGCTTCCTGATAATGTGTCCCCTGAACATTTTTTGTATAGTAATTGCATATATACTTTGTGTGAAATGGTTATGTATCCGTTCAATCAATACAGGTTTACTCCCAGATACATGTAAATTATTCTCACGCGCAATTAGTTTTAATTGAGGAATCTTAAATTTTTTGAGAACAATTGAATTATTAAAATAATTGGTATAATATATATTCATACCACTCGAATCAACAATAGGTTTCGAAAATACGTTCATAATATATATAATATTGATAAATTTTATATTGGTTAAATGTATTTATATTATATACCTGCGAACATTTTGAATAGTAACTTTATCGAATAGATATCATTATGATAAAAAAATGTCGATTAGTAACAATCGATATTTTTGCTTTTTTTATATTCATTTTGTAACTTTACGAGTTTTTCCACTCTTTCTATTATAGACATGCCCGTGTTTTTTTTATTAAATTAATTTATTGAAGTTTTCTAAGAATGTTTTAATCCAAATTGGATATTGTTTCATGATATAGACATCGTGACAAGTTAATACGTTGGTTGTATTTGATAGTAATTCAGGAATTTCACTTTTCCAACCATTTTTATAAAATCTATGTTGATATCCAAATGCAACTAATTTTTTGAATATTTCAATTTCTCTAAATTCACCAAAACATTGTAATTCAGTTTTTACATAATGATATTTTTCAAATTTTTTCATGTTACAAATTTTTTTAATTTTACTATATAACCATACTTGCATTGTAGCATTAATATTTGTCATCAATACCTGTAAATCAGCAAATTTTGCCCTACCTAAATAAACGTAATTTTTCAAAATTTTGAAATCTTTTTTTGAGATTGGAAGAAATTTACCATCGCTGTTCTTTGGGAAAGATTTTTTTTCATGATATTCATCACATAATTTATTTCTTAATAAATTCAATATTTTTTCAGTACTATATAATTCAATATATTGACAATAAATTTCAATAATTTCTGGTTCATTTTCAATATATGGAAAGAATTTGATTAGTTCTACTATAATTTCATTTTTTGGTAACATTATTTTATTTTTTATTTTATTCACTAAATCCATATTGGTATCATTTGGAATAAATTCATATATGATATTAATTAATTTTGTCGGTAATTGAATGATTCCATTGAATGATGTATCCGCAATATTTTTACATGAAGCCATTTTGATTATTATAGTTTACTTTATATTGTTAGTATTACAAAATGATAAAAAATATTTCAATTTTTTATAAAAAACACTGCATTTATGGTGTTTTATAATTTATATTTTGCAGAAAATTGATTTAAAGATAAACCATAATATATATTACAGTCGTATAACTTATACACATATACATTCTAAAATGACTTCAACTACTCCTCTTGTTTTATCAGTCAATGATTGGGTTCCTTCATCTGTTAAATATATGCAACCAAAGGTCAATGACCGTGGTGGAAAATCTATTAATATGGTAAGTAAACAAACAAATCGTTCATTACACATTTCAACTCCATTAATGATGACATGGGGTATTGCTGATTTTGTAGATGAAAAGGGTGAGTCTGATGGTAAATTCAGTATGTCTTTGAATTTCCCAAATAGTGAATATTCAACAAAAGCAACAAATGACTTTTTACAAAAACTAAAAGATTTTGAAAATCAAATTTTAGACGATGCAGTAACAAATAGTGAATTATGGTGGGGTGAAGAAATGTCTCGCGAAGTTGCTAAACATACATTCTTCCCATTCCTTAAATATTCTAAAAATAAGGATACTAAAAAGATTGACCTTTCAAAGCCACCATCTATTCGAGCAAAGGTTCCAAACTACAATGGAAAATGGGGTGTTGAAATTTATGATACACAATCCAATCTATTATTCCCTTGCGATAATCAAAATGTAACACCACTTGACTTTGTTCCAAAGCAAAGTAATGTTGCATGTGTATTACAATGCGGTGGTATTTGGATTGGTGGAAAGGGATGGGGTCTAACATGGAAACTCATTCAATGTATCGTAAAACCACGAGAAGTTGTTAGTGTTTATGGTAAGTGCCAAATCAAGTTATCTGATGAAGAACGCACTACTATTGAAAAGCAAGAATTAAAAGACGATGTTGATTTAGAATCAGAACCAGAAACTGTTTTTCAAAAGCCAGTACCAGTATCAACCGAAGTTCCAGACAGTGACAACGAAGAAGAAGATGCTGCACCAGAGCCAGAGCCGGTTGTGGAGGAACCAAAGCCAGTTGTCAAGAAGGTTGTCAAGAAGGCACCTGAACCAGAAGCCGCAGCTGTTGCAGTTGAACCAGCAGGTGAACCAGCAAAGAAGAAAATTATTAAGAAAAAAGTATAAAAGCAGACAATAACAAAGAAAAATATAAAAACATACAGATAACAAGAAATAAAAGTATAAAAACATAATTTGAACACTATTTGAAAATTAAAAAATATTTATTGCACAAAAAATAAATATTTTTTATCGTCTAAAACAATAATTCAATAATGCTTCCTATTATAATAGCAAGTGCTAAACTACTAGTTGATATACCTACAATAGACGTTATTGCTATAATAACCCACTTTTTGTCCATTTTTTTGAATAAAGAACCCCAATCACCGGTTTTGAACGCGATTGCTAACATAATACCAATTATAGCAGGCATAGGTATTTTTTCAATAGTTTTTGAAAAAAATAATGTAAAGAGAATGAAAAATAAACTAGTAAATAATGACGATACTCGTGTTTTTGAACCATTTTCTAAATTGTATTTAGTTTGACCTACAAGAATACATCCTCCTATACCACCAGCAAAGCCACTCATTATATTTGCAATACCTTGTGCAATTGTTTCTTGAAATGCATTTGTATTTATTTTCAACTTTTCACCAACTTCTTTTACCATAAAAATACTTTCAGTTAAACCGGCAATAGCCATTGCAATTGCAAACGGTAATGTTTTCATAATATTCATAATATTCCATTCTACTTTTGGTAATTTAAAAGAAGGTATAGTATTTTTAACATCACCTTTATCTTTAACAAATTGAATTGGTAGCTTATATGGAATTATATAAAATAATAGTGATAAGAGTATTATAGATATTAATCCACCTGGTATTTTTATATTTAAAAGTCTGCTAAAATTCAAGGCAAGTAATCCAAATTCTGCAATAACAATTGAAATCAAACTGAAAAATACTGTTGTAAATAATTCATCACTACTGAACCAATTTCCTGTTTTCGTATCTTTAAAATGTTGCAATTGAGATAATCCAATAAGCACCCCTAATGCTATCAAAAACCCAGATGATACAGATTTGGATATATTATAAATGTATTTGTACATACCAGTTACGCCCATCATCATTTGGATTATCCCCCCCATCACCACTGCTAAAAATATGTATTCTTGACCAAGCATTTCTTTTATACCAATGAGAGAAGTTGCGACGGCAGCAGTAGAACCAGATATTGATGCAGGACATCCACCAAACAAAGAGGTAATTAATGACATTATCATCGTAGAATGTAGTCCAACTGATGGTGGAAATCCCAATATAAATGCAAATGCAATTGCCTCTGGAATCATTAATAAAGAAATAGTTAATCCAGATATAATTTCTGTTAAATATTGACTAGTATCCATAGTATATTTTATAAATAGAAATATATTATGTTGTTGATTTCTCTACATATTCATTATTATTTTTAAATATAATGTGATTATTTATATTGTTGATAAAATAACAAAATAACATGTTAACAATTGTCAATATTTTTAGAAATATCATTATTTTTTTCAGGTTCAGAACATGAACAATTTCTACCAGACAGTGATGTAATGACTGCAACAGTTGCAACTGTTAAACATAAACAAGCTCCAATACAAGTACATGCACCCATTGTAATTATACGTATATAATTATAATAGAATTTATTTTTGAAAAATAAACAAAAAACAACAGATTACAAAAAAGGTCTTCCATAAATTCCATAATATCCACCATAATATGGGCCGTAATATGGAGATGCGTAATACGGTGCAGCATAATATGGTGCACTATATATAGAAGGAATATAAGTACTATTATTACAACCATTGCAACATTTTCTATTTGTTTCAATTACATTATTAACGTAAATGTTGTTGTTGCGTATGGCAACGTCATTCAATTCAGCATATTCATTGTAAATGCCGTTCAATCTATTATCACTTAACCATGGATACCCTCCTCTATAAAAGTTGTAATAACTCATTATACTATAACTTTCTACAAATATTTTCGCCTAAATAATAATTTGTTACGATTAATGGTTACAAATTGTATTTTTTGATTACAATTTGTAATCTACGGTGATTTTATATTTTACACCTTTGCACATTAAAAATATACAATATATACAACATTTGGTCTCTTTTTATTCTTTTTATTTAGTTTTGTGTTTCTGTAAATTCATATAATTGTGCATTGTTTATAGTAGGGAATGTTCTATACGAAGATGCATATCCAATATATTCTTCGTCTAATATTTCTTTTTTATTAAAAGCGCCTTCATTATAATAATGATATCCTTTCATAACAGCGCGATACCCATAAGGATATTCAATATTTGCATTGTGATCCCAATCTTTATTATTTTTAATTATTAAAATATAGTTTTTATCATAAACAATTTCATTATTTTTTAAAATAGGTTTAAAATAATACGAATATTCACATAAATAATAATCAATCATTTCATATGGAGGATTTACTATGTCTGTATTGTATTCAATATAATTTGTATATACATTTAATGTTTTTAAAAAGCCATCTTCATCTATTATTTGTATAATATTTTCTTTTGTTGGTTTATATATCTTGTTTAATAAAACTCTGTTCAAATTTTGTATAGGAGTCGAATATTTATTTATTTTTATAGTAATTTCGTCAGGTTCTCTATAATAATGTATCCATATTGTTTCATCTGTTTCCAAAAATTCAAACACGGAATCAATTATATCTCTTGGTAATCTTAACATTGTATTTGGTTTCTTTTATATTATAATCTAAACATGAAAAAAGTATATCAATTTTTTGTAAATTAAAATACTTTTTATGTTTTTATTTTTTTTTTCATATAGGATAATAGTATTATACTTTCATCATATTACGGTAATAACGGTTGTCAGTTACATTTGGAAATAACTTATCTTCAAAATCAATAATACATGATTCTTCAATATGTTTTTTTGCGTTCCAAAAATGGATTTCGTCGTAATAGATTTGATAAGTTCCTTCGTTTTCTAAATGTTCATAAATTTCTTTTTGTTCGGCATCGAAGTTATTATTCATTGCAAAATGAATAATAGCTTTTTTGTCTTCAATTACTATACTATATATTTTACCAATTTTACAGTGTTCAATAATATACCATAGGTCTCCTTTACTCATTTCATTGTTGAAATTTTCAATTTCAATACTTGGTGGCTTGTAATACATGTTAACTGATTGATTCATTGTTGTTGTTGTTAGTCTGTATTTAATTTAAATAATAAAAAAGTATTTCAATTTTTTACATTTTCTATTATTTTATCGTTAAATATTTTAGTTGATTTGCTTATTATGTATTGACCACATGGACCACAGTGGTCTTCATTCGATAAATCTATTTTTTGGTCTATCTTTTTATTACAGTAATCGATATTCCATCGTCCTAAACGTTTGGGTAATTCCTTTGGTACGATTTTATTGAGTTTGTACAAAATAGATGATAACATAATCATATATACAAAGATATTTTTATGTAGTTTTTTGAAATAATATAGCAAAGTTCTCAAAAAAGAGGTTTTTGCAAAAGTATTTTCCCTAAATATTTCGAATTATTATTTCCAAAAAATTCCTAAATAATAATTCTGTTTTCCCTAAAATAGAGAACCTTGGTTCTCAAAAATGCCTAAATATCCAATTGAAGATACACAACAATATTCGACTTTTTCGATACATCAAAAATATTGTCTAAATTTATTATGGAAATACCCTGATTTTGTAATATAATTGTTTGATTTTCTCTGATTTTTAATTTTTCTGTAAAAATAGAAAACACATTTTTGCCTAAATAAAATTCCAATGAGTTTTTTCCCCAAACTTCTCGAATATTGTATTTTAATTCTACATGAATATTGTTATGAGAATCAATACTAATATGCTCTGGTAATATGGGAATACATTTAACGTACATATCACTTCCTGAATTATCATATATTAATTCATGATGCCACAATGGAATATAGTAAATGTTCCCATTTTCTGACAATTTATATAAATTGTTCTCAAAAAGGTCTTCTAAAAAAGGGTTTAATATAATACATTGGTCATCTTTTGTTTTTGTGGCAATCATATCTTCGAGCTTTTTCAAAAAATCATCGGAAAAATGAAATATGTCTTTGTATTTAAAAAAGAAATCGAATATTTTTACAAGTAATTTTTTGTCTATTTTTTCTAATAAATCACATGCTTTGTTCTCGCAACAGTTTGCAATTTTATTTACTATAACATAAAATATTCTACTTTTAATATCTTGGTATTGAAGTTCAGTTCCTAATACATTATTTAAAAACGAGAACAGTATTTTAGTATATTCACTCTTCACCATGTTCTCAAAAGGATTCGTAAATTCTTCATCCATAATTGGATTGTCTAAATATTTTAATAAATACTCGTATGCATTTTTGATGTTATTGAATTTTTCTGCTGCATCCACTGATTTATTTTTATCCGGATGATATTGAAGTGCTTTTCTTCTATATTGTCTTTTTAATATCTCAATATTGAGAACATCGTCTATTTCTAATAAAACACATGCATCATGATAATTCATGTGTTTTAATTTATTCTTATTACAATATAATAAAATATATTCTCTAAATGATAAATTGGTCTATAATTATTGTTATAATATTTCAAATTCAAGAACATCCTTTCTAGAATACTTGAAATATTTGTTTTTGAAATTCTATTATTTTCAATAAAATAAGACAAAATATACCAAATACATTCTACCGTATCCAAGTTGTAGATTAATATATCATATAAATCATCTCTGAATTTTATGAATGATGTTTGTTTTATATTTTCCATATCATTGATTATATTGTTACATATTGTATTAAAATTATCATTTGGAATTTCATTTGAATTATTAATTATATTGAACGACTTTATTTCTTTTGTATTAATTATATAGGACGTATCAATATCATTCAATATATTATTTTGCTGAGAACATGACTGTTTAATTGATTTTTTATATATTCTCTTTATAAAATCAGTTTGTACATTTGTATCATTTATTATGCTAACATAATTTTCTTTTGTTGGTCTTTCAACAGATATTATTTTAGAAGCATTAATAATATTGTTTGGTATAAAACTAATGTGCTCTGTTAATAATATAAATTTTATTTGAATTAGAGAACTTGGGTGATTATACTGTTGAATATAACTATAAAAAATTTCTAATAATTCATTGTGAATCATATGAAAATTTTTACAGATTATAATACCTATTTTATCGTGTTTTACGGAAACAATATCAACTATTTGAAAAAATATATCATAAATGAGCAATTTTGAATTACATCCAAGTAATGCAATATCAATCTCGTAATGTATGTCACTTATATGATAAATATATGTTTGTTTTTCATTTTGAAGAGTTATTTTTTTTTCATATTTCAATTCACTTGGGCTGTATTTTTTAATAAAATTGAGAACCTGTGTATATTTACCAACTCCTGATGGGCCATATATTATTAAATTATCAAATTGATGAATAGAATCAGGAAAACGCGAATATAAATTCGTTAATTCTTTGTGAAAATTATTTGACTCAACTGAATTTATATAGTCTTCATAATTTGTTTCATAGAATTTCATTTTATATATTATAGAGAACACTATATTAATGTTTATACGAATTTCGGATAAATATTAATTATTATCACACCTATACACTATAAAAGAGAACGCGTAATAGTTACCAAATTGTTTGCATGATAAACCAAGTAACTTGACAATGCAAGTGGATATGCCAATAATAAAAATTTAATAATCTCAATAATTCTCTCAATAATTTTTATGTTTGAATCTTCACGAAAGACTTTACTAATATCAAACGATAGAGTTTTTTCTTTTGATACGAATATATATAATAAAATTACCCATAAAGATACGAGAATTGATATGAATAAATCTCTATATAATTGAATTTTCTTTTTATTTTCATATGATAATACTAATTCTTGTTCATCTTTTGAAAATTTATAAATTCTTGAAATTGATACAATAAATAATGAAGATGATACTATATTCAAAATAAAAACTATTATCAAACTTAAAAATATAGTGGAGTATTTATTACTTAATTTAATATACAAGTCTTTAACACAAAAAATAGTTGCAAATATATTAATAGCATATAACAATCCATAACCAATTAGTTCTACATTTCTTTTGAAAATACATACAAACGATATTATATATATAGTTAAAAAAATAATATAATACGATGAGGGTGTTGGCTTATTGTCTTTAAACATAGAAAATATTGAAAATGGTGTTGTAGATGATGCATTTTGGTTATCCATTATATATAATATTCAAATATTATTCTTTATTTATATATGTAGTTACTATCCATTCTATTAGTTCTTTTGTATTACATGTTGCATAATTTTTTTTATATTTTCCTATTTGAAAAAATGATGGTTTTTTCATACCAGCAGCTTGATAATATACATAAGGACCAAATTTTCCTTTACGAATGCTAAAATCACTATTGAGAACTCTTAATACCGTTTTGCTTTGGATTTGTGGCGGGCGTCTTGATGCATCCTTATTTTCATTTATATCTTCATTTGTGTCAGGTTTTTCTATTGTTGGATTTTGAAGCATTTTTACAATATCATCGAGAACAATAGTATTTAATGGTTTATTGATATCTTTTATGCTTTTCTTATTAATACCCCATTGTACATAAGGTCCATACTTACCATTTTTTATGAACATATCTTGTTTTTCATATTTTCCTAAATAATCATTTTTGATTTCTATTAAATCGTCAATTGTATATTCTCCTTTTTGTAATTTATTTATATCCAATTTTATTTTAGGATTCACCGTTTTATATTCCATTTCACCGTTTTCTAATTGTTTTCGTAATGATGCTCCAAATTTATGAAATAATAGTTCATATTCATCATTTATTTTATATGTTTGTTTTTTCATTTTTTTAAGAGGCTTCGCGTATTCCTCTATTTCAGTTTTGCATTTTTTACAAATAGAGAACCATTCGTCATTTTCGCCTAAATTATTATTTTCTATTTTATCTAAATATTCTTCTATTTCGCGAGTATAATCATATGAGAACAAATGGTCAAAATGTTTTATAAGAAATTCAATTGCTAATATACCAATCGGTTGAATTACTAATTTATTTTTTTCATTTCCAAACACTTTTTCTATTTTCGTTTTTTCGACGGTTTCATTCGTTAATTTATATTCATTGAATTCAATTAGTTCTCCCGGTAAATCGCATTTTTTAACATATCCTCGCTCCTGAATTGTTTCTATTAGTAATGAAAATGTCGATGGTCTTCCTATTCCTAAATCTTCTAATTTTTTAATTAAACTAGATTCATTATAATATGTATGTTTGTTCTGGACTGAAATAGTACTGTTTATAAAATTATACTCAATTGGAGAACGTTTACTCATTATGGATTGAAAATAGAATAATTGTCCACTTTCATTATTTTGTGAATCAGTAATATCATCATTTTTTTCACATAGTTTTTTCCATCCTAAAAAGATAGGTATTTCAATCGTATATTTGTATTTATATGAATCTGGTGCAGAAATAAAAGCTTCTACATTATTATAGACAGCATCTGGCATGCAACTTTGCACAGTATTATTCCAAATAAGTTTATATAAAGTAGCCAATTTTCCTTCTAAACCGAGAACAAATTGTTTATCAATATAGGTAACACGAATAGCTTCATGCGGATTATTGTCATTTGTATTTTTAATTTTTGAAAAATCGCCTAAATATTTTTCATTTTCCCATTTGTTTAAAATAAAAGTTTTGGCTTTTTCTAAAAATTCTGTTGAATATTTTTTATTTTCTGTTCGAATATATGTTATATGACCTGCTTGATATAGTTGCTGACACAGTTCCATTGTTTCTTTTGGTGAATAATGCAATGTTTGTGAAGCGGTTTGTAATAAACAAGATGTATTAAAAGGTTCAGGTGCATGTTTTTTGCTTTCTTTTGGAGAACCTAAATCTAAAAAATGTTCAAAAACTTTCGATTTTTCTAAAAATTCAGCTACTTTTTCTTCTTCGTCAAAAACATGATTTAATACAAAAGGAATATTTTTATTAAAAAAAGATGCATGAATTTTGTACTTCATGTCAAACGAATTTGTATTATCAAGTTCATTATCATATATTAATCGCAAAGCAGGTGTTTGGCATCTGCCAGCAGAAAGTCCCGAATCTTTTTTATTGTTATAAATGAATTTCCATAAAAGAGGCGATACCAAATGACCAATAATTATATCAATCATTGTGCGGGCATGTTGAGAATATGGTATAAACGAACGAAAATCATGCCAATTTTCAAATGCATGTTCAAGTGCAGTTTTCGATATTTCTTTGAAAATGAATCGTTTATAAATATGAAAAGAACGATAAAGATGGTATGCAATGGCATCGCCTTCGCGGTCAAAATCCGTTGCTATAAATACATTGTCCACTTGAAAAAGAGATATTGCATATTTTAAAAATTCAAAATGTTTGAATGAATCAGGTTTGATATTCAATGTAGACGAAAAATCCGGATAAATATGTTTTAAAGAAGGTATGAAAAAAAGATGTCCGAAAGTAGGAATGCATTTAAACTGTGGACCCAATAGAGATTCAATGGTAGAACATTTCGATGGAGATTCAACAATAATCAAATATTTAGCAGAATCTGACGAAAAGTTCTCAATCGTATATTTTGCGTTTTTATATATTTTCCCTTTTTTTCCCTTTTCTTGAATACATCCAAAATCAAAGAGTATAGACATGATATATGTATATTGAAATAAAAAGAAAAATATCTATATCAGTGTTACAAATATTTTGAAAAGAACATTCCGCGAACATTCCGCCCGGCCCCGGGCCCGCGAAGCGGTACTTTCAATGTTTACACAATGGTTTTTACAAGAGCATTTTCATAGTGTTTCATAAATCTTGATGGGTCCATTATATATTTGAATTTTTCACATATTGTTTGTTTATATTCATCAATTTTAGCCGGATTATGAACTAAATTTTTCACAATACTAATATATTCTTCGGTTGATTTTGCAACTAATTCAGGTAATCCCATGTGGGTCAATATAGAGGCAGAAACGTTGTGGCAATGATGATTTTGGTTATACATTGTAACGATTGGTACAGAATTATAAAGTGCATTACATGTTGTAGTAGTTCCTGAATAAGGAAAGGTATCTAATAATATATCAAATTTCGTAAATACATTATTGTAATCATCGTTTGATAATTTGTACATCAAAATTATACGATTACTTGGAACATTCAGTTTATTTTTATAATGTTCAATGTATTCTTCACTATCATAATATACTTCTTCTAATTTAATCAATATTTTCACATCAGGACATTCTTTCAATATTGTCCTCCAAACATCCAATGCATATTTTGAATGTTTAATTTCTTTATTCAAAGCACCTAATATAATTATATTATTTGTTTTTCTAGGTTTATTTGGAGCCACTTGGTATATACTTTTATATAATAAAAAACATGTAGGTAATCGTATTAATTTTTCACTATATTTTTGTGTAGTATCTATATGGTCGGCAATTGTATCCGTAATACGGTATTGCATAGATTTCATACCAGTACCATTCGGATATCCTAAATAAGTAATTTGAACCGGTGCGGGATGATACGCAAATATACCCAATCGATTGTTTACTGTATGTCCATCTAAATCTATCAAAATATCAATATTATGTGAATTTATCAATTTCGCAGCATCCAAATCATTAAGTTCATTTATATGTACAACTTTACAATTCAAATTTTTATATAAATCGACAATTTCTCTATGTACAAACAAATAAATTTCAAATTGTGAAAAGTCGTGATTTTGCAAAATAGGTATAATAAAATTACCAATGACATGATAGACAAAATTTCCAGAAACATAACCTATACGAATTTTTTTGTTTTTGGGTCTATCAAATAAGAACACGGGTTTATCTGGATAATATATGTGTATTTTTTCATATTTTTTGAAAAGAAGTTCGTTATCTGGGTAATCAAAGTCTTCATAACATAATGAATTACTGTATGAGAGCATTTTATCTGCCATACTTAAATCGAATTTCAATGCAAGGTCAGTTGCTTTATTTGTATATTTGAGTGCATTATCAACGTCGCCTATGGCGTAATAAACATATCCAACATCATGATAATTACTCCATTTATCATATTTTTCTTCTTTTGTATTACATACTTGTTTGGATAATAATTTCATAGACTTTATTGTATAGTTTATACCCACTCGATAACGGTATTGTTGGAAGTGACATTGTGCATATTTCGATAGAAATTTTGTATTGTTGAATAAAGAATCATGAAAAGAAATGGGAAGTGAATATACTGGTATACTGTTGTCAATACATAATTGAAGTAGAGCAATTACATTTTTTACAAACAAAGGTTTAATAGTAAGAATGTGACTGTGATAAAATATAGCATGATATGGATGTTTATATCTGAATGCATTCGCAATAAGTAAAAGATTATCTAAATCATCGGGATATAAAATATAAAGTTTATAATATATGTCGCATATAAAAAATGGGTCATCGGAATTGCTTGTCGACGATTGCGCATAAGAATATATTTTGTGTTTGTTTTGAAATTTTTGAGAAGGGTTTTTCAATAAAAAATGAAATAAATTATAGAAATCAGAAATCATAAAATAGAAGAAAAAGAAGTGTTTATATGAATTAAATGAGAAATCATAAAATAATTAAAATAATTAAAATAAAATATAAATAAATGTTTAAGTAGTAAAATAAATAAAATAAGATTAAATATCGTGAAAGTCAAATT